TATATAATTATAATCTCAAACGGAATTTCGAGCCCTCTCAGATTTTACTCCCCTTTTAATCTGTCAGGGCTTATTTGATTTTTATTATCAGCTACTATCTATGAATTACCAACAATTAGGAGAACATACTATGTCAATATTTAAGAACATGTTCAGTAGTGCGGATAAATGCGTAGCTTCTGTTATAACTGGGCTACTTTCTATATTCGCACCTGTATGGGTTCCTATCACTGCTGTCGGTATATTGATACTACTTGATGCTATCTATGGTTATAAAGTCTCTAAAAAATATGGGCATCCTAAGATTGAATCACATAAAGCGTGGAAAACTATATGGAAGACTAGAGATGCAGCAGTAGCAATAACTAGTGCATCAATAATAGATTAGCTGGTAGTAACCTCTATTAACCTGCACGCTGTAGAAATAGTAGCAGGAATGATAGCCTTAGTTGAGTTTTGGTCGTTACTAGAATCATTTAGCGACTTATATCCTAAATGGAAAATATGGAAAATCCTCAAAAAGGTTATAAAAGCAAAAGGAGAGAAATATTTAGATATATCATTAGATAAAGAATTACCAGATGATTCCAATACTAAAACAAATAGTTAATTGGTTTACAAGGAATTTCAGAGCAGTCGCAGTAGGTTTAGTTAGTTTACTTATTGCGACTGTTTTTGTTTAGAACCATTAGCTACAGAAGAAGAATAAAGAGATTGACAGAATAACTAACAATGTTAGAGCTTACGAGCAATTAGCATCCTAGAAAGAATAGTTAAACAGAGTACTATAGCTTACTATAGAAGAACTAAATACTAGTAATGATAGTTTATTAAAGGAAGCTAAGGATGCCTAGAAAAAACTTAAAATCAAAGACAAGAACCTAACTGATGTAAATGTAATCAATACTGAGATTAAAGATTCTGTTAGAACTATTATAAAACACAGGCTAATAGATTTTGACGAAGAACTTAAAATTAATCCATTAACAACTATCATAGTTAGTAGAAAGGACTCAATCCTTAAAGCCACATTGGATATTAAGAATCAATAGATTTTGTTTGTAGAAGAAAAGAAAGAATACAAGAATAAATATCGTAATGGTTTCGTTAGGTTCTTCCACTTTGATTGGAAACGTATACGTACCAAAAAATATCAGATAATCAACAGTAACCCAATAATCAAGGTAACTAATACTCGTGTAATTGAGTTACCTAAATAATAATCAATATATTCAATAATATTAATCAATAATAATATGCATAGAATATTTCGTGTAAAGGCTTACGAAGCAGAACACGGTCCTCACTTCAATGAGGAACATGCCCGTAAAGCTGTAAGTAAAATGGAAAATGAGGATGGTACTCGTGGACCACATTGGTCTGTAGAAGAAACTACCGCATTAGCTAGTCAGTACGGAATAAATCTGGGTAGCAGATTTAACCGTTATGATTGGTTCGTAGCACTTAACATGGTTTATTCTGATTATTACAAAGTAATTATAAATATTACTAACTCTAACAGCACTAAGCATTTTGTTGAATTGGCAAAAGCTTGGATCAATGACAAAGACATTGATGAAGGTAAGATGTGGTATTACTATATTTATGTTATGTGTGATAAGATCAGACAAGCTGAAATGGAATGCTATGAGGAAGAAGTTGAGAAACGTGATAAATACGAAGAAGATGATGATGACGAATTTGAACGCATAGGCTTATTCCGTAGAGGTGGTAGAAGAGGTGGTATGATGCGTGGTGGTCGTAGAGTATATTCTACTAGCAGAGCTAGAGACTATGAAGACGATTATGAACGCATGCTCGAAAGAGAAAAAGAGTACGAACCTTATTCAGAATATGGACGTGGCAAAGCTGTTCGCTACGTTAGATATTAATAAAAATCAATTTTTAAATTAAATCAATTATGTTAGAAGATAGAATTATTGTGCAGGATCGTGGTATTGACGCTGGTCTTGCTGCTCTAATGCAAAACGCTAATAAAGGTATGGATCCGGCTGCTTTGATGGCTATGATGAACAACGGTGGTTTCGGTGGAAACGGCGGTTGGTGGTGGATTTGGATCATTTTGATCTTCTTCTGCTGGGGTGGTTTTGGTGGTAACGGTTTCGGTCGTGGAGGTAATGACGCAGGTCGTTTAGCTTCTCAGCTGAATACTGATGCTAATACCAGCCTGTTAATGCAAGCTATTAATGGCAATAAGGAAGCTATAAGCTCACTGTCTAATACTTTGAATTGTGATATTAATGCTGTTCAGACAGCTCTTAATACTATCAATTCTGGTGTAAGTCAGATTTCTTGTGATACTAAATTGTCTAGCTGTGAAGTAATTAACGCTATTACTTCTGGTAATGCAAGCTTAGCTTCTCAGTTAGCTAGCTGCTGCTGCGATGTTAGAGAAGCAATCTGTGGAGTAAATAACAACATCACTAAGATGGGTTATGAAAATCAGTTGGCTAACTACAACTAGACTAATATATTGCAAAATGCAATTACTAGTGGATTCAATTCTTTAATGGCTGATAATGCATCTAAGTTTAATATTGTAGGTGCTAAGATAGATGCGCAGACTCAAATTATCAATGATAAGTTCTGTCAGCTTGAGATGAGAGAAATGCAGAATAAGATTGACATTCTGCGTGATGAAAAACAAGCTTTACAGTTGTCTGCTTCTCAGCAAGCTCAAACTGCAAATATTGTTAATCAAATTCGTCCGTGTCCTGTTCCTGCTTACTTAACTTGCAATCCTTTCGGTTGTCAGGGTGGCTTGAATGATTATGGCTACGGCTACGGCTATGGTTATAATAACGGTTGCGGATGCGGTTGCTAATAAGAAAGGAGGCAGTTATGTTTTATCCTTTTTTAAACTACTTTAATAGAGGTAGAGTAAGAACTGTAGATAATTTTGGTATTCCAGTATTGAGAACTAACTATGTTACTACCGATACTACGACTACTTCAGTTACTTATGGTGTATGTCCTAGATTATGGAGACAACTCCCTTGTCAAGGTTTATTTATACTGCATGTAACATCTACTCCTGCTAGTGCAGCTACTCCTACGGATTTAGTATTTATAGATCCTACTAGCTTTACTAATAGATAGATTGATAATACTGCTACGGTTATTACATCTACTGGAGCTAAAGCTCTATTAAATGGTTCCGGAACTCAAATGACAAATAATGAAATTACAACTGGTAACAGATATCTGATATATTATAACAAATGTGACGGAATCTTCCAAGTAATTAATCATATAGTAACGCCGACTACACCGGCAACTTAATATAAATTAAGGGCTCTTAATTGAGCCCTTATAAAACTAACTTATTATGTTATTCAATCAATTAAACATAGGGGATAAAGTATATATAATTGAAGTAGTTGGTACATTCAAGAAAACTACTGAGTATAATGAAGGTTCTGTTACTCAAGTGAGTGCAGTATATGATGAGCCACTACCACCTGGGCAATTTCCTATGCCCAATCAGCCTAGAAAGAGAATAGTAGATATAACTATATAGTGCAATGGAGAAACTAAAAAGTTTACTATACCTGAGAATAAATCAGTGATTACTGATAGTGCATTAGGTCTTACTATATCTACAGATAAGTAGGAAATTATAAATATAGTACGTAACCAATATGATACGTATAAACAAAGAAAAGAATCCATAGCTAAATGCGATGAAGAAATGGCTAAGTGTTAGGCTCTCCTAAATAGGTTAGGAATAAATGATAAGCCTGCAAAAGAGAATGATGAGATAATTGCTTTACAAAAAGAAGTTAACGAATTAAAAAATATAATAAGGAAAGCTAATTAGATGGTACCACCACCTATGAAGGAAATGCTTCCTTAGGATATGAAGAATGCAATGGATAAGGTTGGTCAATAAGATCAACCTTTTTTATTTTAAGCTCTTTTAAGACCGCTATTACTTAAATTAAAGGATTGTATTACTGATAATAGAAAGTGCCTATAACAGCCTTAAAATGCGTTATATGGCTTATAACGTTATTAGAAATAAGATATGACACTTAACTAGTTAATTGATAATATTCTACTTATTGCTCGCAATAATAATATTGCAGAGTCTGAGCATTTAAGTAGAGCACAAATTGAAAAGTGGATTATAGGTTACAGAGCTATGTTGATAAAATAGTAGATCGATAAAGGGCACGATGTAAGCGAAGCTTATCTTACTACTATAGAACCTATCCATTTAGATCGTGAAGAAACTGTACCAGGTTACTTTACTTATGTAGGAGATAAAGAACTCCCTAAGTTAATAGACTTTAACTATAGACCTGGAGTAATAAATGTACGTGATATGTTTGGTAATATAATTTAGATAGGTAGTCGTACTAAAGCTAAATTATAGAAGTATAGAAAAGCTACATGTAAAGACTATATCGCATGGGTTAAAAACAATAGAATATACGTAGATGGTGATTCTAATCAGTTAGAGTATATCAGCGTAGATGTAATAGCTGAAGATCCTACAGAACTCAATGCTTGTTTTGATCCAGATAGTGAGTTCCCTATACCATCTGCAATGATACCAACTATTACACAAATGATATTAGAGAGAGAATTACGTTTTATGATTACTATGCCTAGTGATGATATTAATGATGCGCATGATGATACATAGAACAGAGTTAGTGATAAATAATTGATGTATGAAATATTAGAGAAAGAGTTATACTACTACTGATTTCTATGAGAGCTATAAATAGTACATAGAACCTAATACACCTTATGATATTGATTTATAGACATATAAGAATATTATTAATGACTATTTTTAGTACATTAGGGATGAGGTGATGTACAATTGTAAAGAATTCAAGTTTCCATGTAGATTAGGTACTTTACAAATCATTAAACATTAGCCAAAAGAATTTACAGGCAAGAGTCTTAGATGGGACTGGAAAGCTACAAAAGAAACTGGTAAGCCTGTATACCTACTTAATGACCATAGTAATTATTATAAGTATAGATTCTTTTGGTCAAAGAAAGATAGTCTACTTACTAATAAAACTAAGTATTAGTTTATAGCTTCAAGAGATAACAAGAGAAATTTAGCTCAAATAATATTCAACAAAACAAAAGATTACCCAGAATTATGATAAATAATCGTATGATTAGTTCAGCTTCTGTAGTAGCTAAAGTAATAGCAGATCTCGATTTAAGAGAAGATGAGATACGTATTACAGATATTCGGGAGTGGATTATGGAATCCATACTTAAGATTGGAGCTATATAGCAGTTTGAGCATAAAGTAGAAATACTTCCAATAGAATGCCACCAAGTATCATTACCTTGTGATTTGTATAAATTAGATTAGGTAGCATATTCATATTGTTGTAATGGTGGATGGCTACCTATGAGAAAAGCAACATCCAGTTTTGGTGTATCTCATGATAATCAATGTTGTAGTAAAGCTTGTATGCTAGTGCAGGATGCAGCCATGTTCCCATTAGTTAAGAATATGTTTAATCTTACTAACGATAGAGAAGCATTGGACAAGTTAAATGAAGATAATAATCTTAGAGAAACATTAAGTGCATTAATAAACTAGAATACTGTACCTACAGCAAATGGCAGATATTTAAGTAATAGAATAGGTCATAAAGATGGTACTATGTATAGTTATGATTTACAGTATATGACTAAACCTGGTTATATAATGACTAATGTACCTAGAGGATACATTAAGATATCATATTATGCTATATATACAGATGAAGATAGTATGCCAATGATACCAGATTTAGAGTCTTATAAGGAAGCTATATACTGGTATGTTACTATGAAATTAATGTATCCTAAAAAGTTAAAAGGTCAAATAAGTCAGGGAGATTATTATGATATACGCAACTCTTATAACTTCTATCGTAAGCAAGCATATGCTGAAGCTATGATGCCTACCGTAGATGATTTGGCCTCGGTGTAGAACTCTTGGTTAAAATTATACCCGGAAATAGATGCCCATGATACTTTTTATAGTACAGTAGGAGAACGACAAGATATTTATAATTAGAATAGACCATAATGGAAACAAAGTTTATAAAAGCAAATAGTAAACTTATTCCACGTTATACTTGTGGAATATACGCTATAAAGAATAACTTGAACGGTAGAATGTACATAGGATCCTCTACTAATATAAGAGCTCGTTACGAAGCCCATTATAGAAGTCTACACAACGGTAAAGGAATTAATAAAAAATTACAGCAAGATTTTGATGAAATCGGGTGCGAAAATTTTAATTTTATAATAGTAGAAGAGTGCGCGGATAATATTAGTACTATCAAATATCTTGAATCTAAATATATACATGAATATGGATACTATAATTGTTGTGAGGTAGATGGTAGAAAGATTTATTGCTATGATAAATAGGGTAACTATGTAAGAGAATACGATAGTGTTAGATAGGCTTCTAGAGAGCTTAAAGCTTTGCCTGATAATATAAGAGCCTGTTGTGATGGAAGAAAGAAATCATGTTGCGGATTTCAATGGTCCTATACTAAAGCTAATAGAGTGGATGAATACCACATAAAAGAATATGAGATAAAAAATAAAAGACCGGTAGTACAACTCGATTATGATGGCAATACAATAATAGCTCAATATGACTCTATAAGAGAAGCAAGTAGAGCAACAGGCGTTTCTCGTTAGAGCATCAGTGATTGCTTAAGAAAAAATGCACGACATAAACACGCTGGAGGGTTTACTTGGAGAAGAGTTAAAATTAAGGAGGGACAATATGATAAGTAATACTGCACAAGTTAATACATTTACACAAGGTCTTAATATGGACCAGGATGTAAATTTGATACCGGATACTCAGTACAGGTATGCTGAGGATGTCCGTGTTGTCACCAACGATGGAGGAACTACAGGAGTATTACAAAGTATAGAGAACCCTAGAAGATACGATACTATTATACCTAAAGATGAGACTATAATAGGTACTACTACTATAAATGACATTGCAGTAGTAATAACTAAAACATCCGATAACATTAATAAGATATACAGATTAATGGGGTTTGATAGTAATATGCCTCAAATTAAATTAGTATGTAAAGGAGCTCTAGGATTGTGTGAAGATTTATCTAAAAATCCTACACTAAGTATTGTAGGTAACTATGAATCAGATACTAATATAAAAATATACTTCACTGATGGAAATAGCCCTATCAAGATTGTTAATATAATGAGTAATGATTATATAGACAATTCTAATCTTATAGATGAGAATGGAAATATAATCAACCCTGGTTCATTAGAAATAACTCCAGTAGTAAGTTTATTGCCGTTTAAATTCCGTTGGTTATCTGAAGGTAATCTTAAAGCTGGAATGGTAACATATTGTTATCAATTATTTAATGTGCATGGCACTGAAACTGTTACTTCTCCAATGAGTGAGTTAATTCACTTAACAAATAGTGTAACTAACCAAGGTAGTTCTGAATATAAAGGTACTGGTCTAAATAAAGCATCAAATAAATCAGTAATGCTATCTACTGAATTATCACTTTAGGACTTTAATAAGTTAAGAGTAATTCGTATATTCTATGAACAGAATAATTCTACCCCTACTATTAGTATAGTAGATGAGATAGATATACCCGATGGTCAAACAAGTATACAGTATGTAGATTATGGAGCTACTTTAAGTGATATATCTGTAGATGAATTCAATGCTATGACTGGTTATCAGTTTATAGCGTAGACTCTTGCTAAAATGCAAAATAGATTATTTGCAGCTAATGTAACAGAGAATACTTGGATACCAGAAGATGAAGATGGTAATGACTATGATGCTAGAGCTTACAGAGCTAATTCAGAAGGGAGTGTGTAGCTATTATCTAGTTTAGATAGTAATAACATTCGTCTGTCTATAACAGATGATGAAGCTATTAAACGTATTCCTATTACGCATGATTGTATAAATCCTTTCAACAATGTAAAGTATACTAAGGATGCATCTAATTCTTAGAATACATATATATACAACAAGGATGGTGAATTAGGCGGTTATGGTATTAATATAGAGTATTCCTTTGTAACTACAGATATAAATCTAAGTAGTAAACAAGATAAGTTTAGATTGAATCAATCCTGTAGTATGGATGTACCTACTGTTAGGAATAATACTAGGTATATAAACAGGGGCGATAATAAAATGCCTGAAATAGTACAGCCTACTGAAGAATAGAAGAATAATCCATATATACCCAATTATGCTGATCCATATATAGCTGCTAATTATAGAGGTTACCAAAGAGATGAGATATATAGATTTGGTATAATATTCTATAATGATAAATCTGTAGCTTCTCCTGTACTCTGGATAGGTGATATTAGAATGCCTCATGCTTCACAAATGCCTCCGTTTAGATATGAAAACAATACTCTTATAGGTAATGCTCTAGGTGTAGAATTCAAAGTAAAGAAGATGCCTGTAGGTGCAGTGAGTTACGAGATAGTTCGTTGTGATAGAACTGAACGTGATAGGACTGTAGTTATGCAAACAGTAGGTAGTTACGTATATGAGTATAGAATTCAAGAGCAGGATAAATATGTAGGATAGGGATCTGAATTAGATAGTAGTTTGGAGATGAGACCTACTCCTTTCTTCTGTAGTTTGATTGGTGAACAATTAGCAATATCAACAGGTACAGCGGAAGATATTGGTAATTTCTCTCTTACTATGAGAGTAAATGATTATATACGTTTAGTATCTCCAGAAATATGTGTACAAGGGGATGATGCAACTAAACTGTTTGAAGGAAGTGTATACTTAGATGGTATAGGCTCATACTATTCTCCATTTGTAGGTGGTAAAGTAAATGATAGCAAGTTTGATGATTTTAAAGATAACTATGTAAATGGTAATACTATTGGTAATAGTGTAAGTCGTAGTATATTTGCTGCGGCGGATTACGTTACTCAGATAGATGGTAGAGTATTGCAGCAAGATACTGTGCCATATGTAGGTTATGGCTAGAGATGGGGGCTTAACGTACTTGCTGTAGGTTTCCCTTATCAAGATAGTAGAGGTAATAAGGTATACCGTGGAGCATCAATAGCTAAATATTTCGTTCCAACATTTGGACAATCTCAATCTACATCGTATATTGAAGATGCTAAATACCCACCCAATATAGATTATAATATGTATGGAGCTCCAGATGTAGTAGCTAAAAGAATAAATGTTGGTAATAGAACTTATACTAACTACTCTATGTCTGACTTTATTCATAATGATAATCAATCATTACAAGGTCCAGCTGGTCCGTGTATTATAGCCCATGTACCAGAATTATAGAATGTATTCTCTGGATTTAATAGCGTACCTACTAGTAAATATCCAGAACTTCATCCTTTTGATTCTACTAATGCTATTCCTGTATTTAATGTTAAACGTGATGGTAATTCTATATATGGTGGTAACACATTCTCATCTAGACAGAATTCTGTATACATAAGTATAGCAGCGCACGACAGCAAGTATGTATTTGGAGGAGATACTTATCTAAGCTTATTAGATTATCCTAATACTATGCTATTCCAATTACCTGACGCTAAAGAATGGGACGGAATGAAGAATTATATAGGAGCTTATATACCATTTGAAAGTTCTATTAATATGAATTTATTCCACGGAGATCAGATTCATAGAACAGTAACTAGTTCAAATTTTGCAGATTCTTGGTTGCAGTTAGAGCCTACTTAGATGTAGGACATACATGTACAAGATCTTCCTTACTTTGTATATAATTCTGTTTATTCTGCATAGAATACTGGTAAATTGTATGTACCTAATTCTATGTATGCCGATAAAGATGTAAGATATACTAATAGAATATTAACTTCATAGGCTAAGACTAATAATGAAGTAATAGATTAGTGGTCTAAATTCAAAGTAGCTGATTACTTAGATGTAGATAATCAGTGGGGAGACATAACCAATCTAAAAGTATTCAAAGATAGACTATTCTATTTCCAAGATACTGGAGTAGGAGTAGCTTCTGTCAATGAAAGGTCACTTATTACTGATGATAATGTAAATCAGTTAGTATTAGGTACTGGTGGTATATTAAGTAGATTCGACTATGTAACTACTACTAATGGTTCGTCTATTAAGAATGATAAGAGTATAATTAATTCAGATAATGTGCTTTATTGGTACGATTATGATAAGAACGAAATATGTTCTTATACAGGTCAAGTAAGTTAGTTATCTAAAGAAAAGCAGGTACAATCTTACTTTAATAAAAACATTAAAGAAGATAGGGCTAAAGCTATGTCTTTATTTGATAAGAAGTATAATGAGGTGTGGTTTAATATATTAAACAAACCATTAATATTTAATGAGTAGTTAGGTAGATTTACATCTTTCTATACATTTAATCCTAAATGGTCGTTACCTATTTCTGATAGAGTAGTAGCAATAAAAGACAATGAATTGCATACTATACATGATACTGGAGTAATAGGGTTAACTCCTTTAGATAGAAAAGCTAAATTAGAAATAGTTATTAATAAGAATGCTCCTTATACTAAAGTATTTGATAATGTTAGATTACAAGGAGAGTTTAGAGATGGTAATCAAGAGTCTATTAAGGACGATATCATAGATTATATGAAATTCAGTACTAAACATCAAGAATCAGTTAGAGAACATACTAAAGAAGAACTTGATGAAGAAGGTAATGTTATTACTCCTGAACAACATATAATAACTGATTATAGAGAAGATACATTTAGATTCCCAGTACCTAGAGCAGATAAGAATGAAGATGCGTTATCGTTACCTGCTAGGTTAAGAGGTAAGTATATGATATGCGATTATGAGTTAGATTCTGATATAGATCATACTTTTGAAATACCATAGATTACAACAACATACAGAAATTCATTAATTTAATATGAAAAGTAAAAAGAAAACAAAAGTACCAGCATATGCATTTGGAACTCAATTCAAAGAAATTGGGAATAACATGCTTGAAAGTGCTCCTGATATATTAAATACTTTAACTACTCCTTTTTAGAAATCTAACGCTACTACAGGAGGGCAAGCTGCTGCACAATCTGTAAGTGACATAGCCAGTGGTGCAGCTACTGGTTTCCAAGTTGCTGGTCCAATTGGTGCTGCAGTAGGAGCTGGTATAGGGCTAATAGGCAGATCTGGTGAAGAAGCTGAAATGACTTCGTTCACAGATTATGATGAAGGTAGTCTTGGTAGTGGTCTAATTGGAGCATTCGGTAATAGAAGATTACGTAGAAAGAGAGCAGCAATTAAGAAGAATGCTTATAGTAATAGAGCTGCTGTACAAGGTACTAATTACCTACAAAGTGAAGCATATGAAGATATGATAGGGATGAATACAGATACTATGGCTAATGGAGGAGTGTCTTCCTCTTTAGCTTACGTAGATGATGGTGAATTAATATAGACTCCAGATGGAAGTATAAGTAAAGTACCAGAGAATAATAATCCTACTGATAGTAATTTAGTTAGTTTACCTGAAGGCAGTAGAGTATTAAGTGATAAGCTTAAAGTACCTGGTAGAAAAGAAACATTTGCACAACTTGGTGAGAAAATGATGGCAAAAAAGAAAAGTAAGTATAATGACAGATTTGCAGAGAATGCAGCAAAATTAAATGAAATGAATAATAATATGATTCATGATTAGTTATTTGCTATGCAGGAATCTGTTAAACAAAGTAAAGGTATTAAACCTAAGACTAAGTAGATACAAGCAGCTGCTTTAGGTGATGAGATTAAACCTGGTTTAGGAGATAGAATAGTAGATGCTATCTATAACCCTAATCGTAAATGGGGGGCTGGAGTACAGTGGGGAACTGGTAATAATCAGTGGTATCATATACCTGTTAACCCTAATAATACTCAAACTGCATCAACTACAACTCCTACAAGTGTTAGTAGTACTTCAGTTAAGAGACGCAGAACTACTCCTTCTACAAGTGCAGGATTAATTGATGAAGGTAAACCAGAATTACCGTTTACTTGGTATGACGCTCCAACAGTAGAATCTGTGTATGATACAGACTATGATACTGTAGAGTCTCCTAGTGCTACACCTAATGATATTAGTTATAGAGAAACTAGAGCAGACAGACGTAATAAATTATTTGATAAAGTAGGAAGCGCATTGTCAGGGATAGCTTCTTTAACTCCTGTTATGTCTAATCTATTTACTAGTAGACCTGAAACAGTTGATGCAGTATATAATCCTTATGCTACTAGTATTAGTAATACGATGCGTAGACGTAGATATGATATTAGTCCTGCTATTGAAGATTTAAACCGTAATAGAGCTACTAGTAATTATAATGCTAGTCAGATTAATACTAGTACTGGAGCTAATTTAGCTTATAGATTACAGTCAGCTGTTAATACTGACAGAGCTATAGCTAGTTTAAGATCTCAAGAAAGTAATGTTAACAATCAGTACTTAGGTGATTATGCTAATACTATGAATAGTTTAGGACAGCAATGGGTTAATGCTACGAATATGGCTAATGAAGCTAATGCTCAGAATAGAGCTACTGCTAGAAATATACTTAGGACTGGTTTAAGTCAGTTAAGTCAATGGGCTCAGAATAGAGAGTTAATGCGTAATCAGGAAGCTAGAGATAATGCAATGTTAGCTATGTATGCTCCATTTTTGCAATCTGGTTATACAGCAGATACTATTAGACAGTTTAATAAATGGTTAAGAAAAGGAGGTAACAATGTAGGCTAATAGATATGATAGAGCAGCGGAAGCTCCTATATTAAATACATATGTACCTATTAACTTTGGTGAATTATATAGAATAGGGGCAGCGTAGAAGCAAGCTGTAGATGAGGCTGCACAATAGTTTAATACTTAGTTACAAAAGTTTGGAGAATTTAGATCACCATCTGCAATAGACACATAGAATTACTACAATTTAACTATTAATCGTCAAGATGTACAAGATGCTATTAATCAAATAGTTTCTAATCCAGATGCCTTAAAAGATGCAGGTTTTCGTGCTAATTTACAATCTATAATTAGTAATACTGATTACGGATCTTTAAGTTTACTCAAAGAAAGTGCTGATAATCTTAGGGCAGGTCTTGAGATGAGAGCTAAAATGGAAGCAGAAGGAAGATATAAACGAAGCTGGGATTCTGCAAATATACCTAATTATGATACTTTAGGTAGTAAAAGAGTATTTGATCAAATTACCCCATTACGTTATATGACTGCAGATGAACTAGCTAATCCTTACTTTAGTAATCTTAAACCTAGTTCAATAGGGTCTGTATGGAAAGATGGAGTCAAATACAATAGAGTAGGCATTACTTATGATACATTGTACGATATTGCAGATGCTAAGTTTAATGATTTAATTAGTACGCCTTAGGGTCAACAGTATTATAGAGAAGCATTAGATGCTTCTGGAGGGGATGCTGAATTAGCTAGATAGAGATTCGTAGGAATGATAGCTGACTCACAGAGAGATAGAATTGTGAATCAAGATACTGTAGACCCATATTGGTTAGCTATGGCTAAACAAAGTAACAGGGGAAGTAATGAAGAAGTAATAAGACCTAATCCTACTAGATTAGATTTTTTAAATGATAGTATTACTAGAAACACTATGTCTGGTATAGGTAATAAGTTTAATAGTTATAGAGACTATATATCTAGTTTGATCACTAAGTATCCTAACAGTAAAATTGCAGACGATGCACGTAAAGGTCTACGCAATATAGATAGAATGCAGAATGAATATGGTTCTATGGTGTAGGCAGCTAATGAATACAGCACTAGATACAGACAAACTGGAAACGATGAAGACTATGTAACAGCAGTAGCAGCTAGTAATAGAGCTCAACAGTTATAGAATCAAATGGTTAGTTTAGCTAGTAAGCATGTAGTAAGAGATGAATTCCAAAGAGTAGCTGGTTTCTCCCCGTTAACTAGTTAGGATAGTAAAGAATTTAGTACCAAATCTTATCTAAAAGGAGTAAATGCTGCGCTTAATAAAGTAAGTGCGCCAGTAGGATTACTCGATAAAGACGACTTATTAACGGGTGTTGGAGCATTATCTACAGAAATACAAGATAGTGACGGTATTAAACATTAGGGATATCAATTTAATACTACAGAAGGATTCTTATTACCGGAAACAGTATTTAGTATGATTGCTGGTAATGAAGGACCTGGTAGAAAAGCTCGTAGAGATGCCGGTATAGGAAGAGATACTAGTTTTCCGTTTAGAGAGTTAGTAGAAAGTGGTCAATTAAGTGGAGTTCAATTTATACCAAATAATAAAGTAGTAAAGACAGGGCCTGGAAGTATGGCTTTATCCGGCAAACTTAGAATACCTAAAGAAAGAATTGAAGAATCATTAGGAACAGGTATGTGGGTAAATTATCCTGTGTTGTTTAGTGAAATGGCTTCTAGTTATTCTATGCCATTTGGCAGATAGACTACTAAAGGCGCTCTTAAGCAACAATTTGGAGCTTCTAAAGTAACTGAAGTAGTAGGACAAGATGGCGTTGAATATTATGAAGTAGATGCTTATAGAACATTACCTAACTCATATACATCATCAGAGTATTGGCAAAGAGTAAATCAAAGATGGCAAGGAGGATCTTCTAGTGGTATTGGAGGATCTTCTCAAGCTAAAGATGAATACCAGACGTCAGCACAACAATTATTAGGCAGATAAATATGGCAAAGAAAAAGAAAGTATATGATACATCATTAATAGATAGTATTAGACAAAGAACAGCAATGTATGATGCTATGATAGCTCCTCAGATTAATACTGAGGAGTATATGCATCGTATGGCTAATCCAGATGCTAATTACGAAGAAGCACTTGACAATTATGGTTTCACAGATTGGGCTTCTAACGCATTCTATGATTGGAATTTAACAAAAGCGCAAACTGAAAGAGATGCTAAGTTAGGAGAGTATGTGATGGCTGATTAGGATTATAATACCTTAATCAGCCTAAAAGATTATATAAACTCTAGTAGAGCAGTAATAGAATTGTCTAGATAGTTAAGCTAGGATCCTACTAATGAACAATTAAAACAATAGCTGTAGGAAGCATCATTAATGCAAGTTAATAATAAATCTGCATACGATACTGCTATATCTGGTAAATTTAACAATAACTATCTTAATAGTTATATTACAGGTAGTCTTAAACAAGGCAATCTAGATAACGCGTTAATAGAAATAGATAAAGAAATCAATCCCATTACTCGACTTGACGGTAGTATGAAAGATGATAATATCTATAATAAGAGGATAATTTCTCTCAGAGATGCCGAAATACAATCTGATAAAGTTAAGAGATTTGATGAAAAGTTAACCTCAGAATATTATAGAAAGAACAAAGAAAAGCCTGGTATGGATTATTCTGACATAGACACTTGGTTATTCAAATTACCGGGTTTAGCAGGATCTAGTGCTGCTTCTGTCGGTTCTTCTTTGTTAGGTACTATATCTGCTTATTATGCTGCCAGTGCTGGTAATCCATTAGTGGCAGGAGTTGCTGCGTTAATATCTATAGGATCTAATTTATACAGTAGAGATCGAGAGTCTAAAGCTGAAGTATTCTAGAACTACAAGCAGTCAGTAAAGAATACAGCTAAGAAATTAGGTGTAGACGAAAGTGTATTAGCTGATGCTAAGATTAAGATGGCTCAATAGGGTTATAGCGCAGATCAAATTAATGATGATGAGTATGTATATGACCGTATACTTTCTGGAGATATCAAAATAAATAATAGAAAGTTTAATAAAGCTATGCTAGATAATAGAGAAGGTTTGAGATCTCTATATATAGATAACATGGCTTTATCGATTAGTGATATAGCCCAACAAGCAATAGAAGTAGTACCTATAGGTTCTATGGCTAAAAAAGTAAAAGGTTTAAAGACTTTAGCTGATAAAGGTACTAAACTAAAGAAGGGATTGCAAGAGCAATTATCTAATAGAATAGACGATATAACTTCTTTTGGCTTAGATAATGTAGGTAGATTACCTATGAGAACTAAACGTAGAGCCATTACTGATTTAGGTGGTCGTATATTAGTATATGGTATACTAGAAGGAGCTGAAGAAGGTGTTCAGTACATTAAGGGATAGAGATATATAGACAATAATTTTGATGCTGATCCAAATCTAGTAAAGAGTTTTATACGTAACATTGGTACTGGAGCTCGTGCTGTATTTGCAGCTATTACTCCGTGGGATCCTGTGTATTCAAATGATTAGGAATTCATGGAAAACTTTAAAGGCGGTGCATTGTTGGGAGGTTTAATGACTACTGTATACGGTGCTCCATCTGCAGCAATACAAATAAATAATCAATTACCTACTGACCAATTTGTATCTGCTTTGTATGCAGAATAGATGGATGCTAAAGATAGAGTTAGAAAGAATGCCATGTATAGTAGTTTCATTAGAACTGGTAAATATGATAACCTTATGAGTTCTTTTGATGAAGCTGAAAATATAGTATCTAGAACAGAAGGATTAGATATACAGGATATATAGAACGAGAGAAAGAGGGCAGAACTCATTAGAAATATGTATACTTCTCCTGTCACTATGAGTCAAGCAATGAAAGCAGGAATAGATCCTAGAACAGAAGAGTATGATGTATTTGTAGCATTAAAAGAACACCACGAAGCGTTACTTACTGAAGCTGCTAATAATAGAGCTAATATAACATCAGAGGTAGACTAGTTAATGTATAGTCCTGAAATATCCCAGTATATATCTTCTATTAAGCCTGATGTAACCCCTGATCAAGAAGTAGCTATTCGTAATTTAATCAGATTAAAATCACAGACTGAGTTATATGATCAACTCATAACTGATTATACCAGTAATGGTAACAAGCTGTCTGAATTAGAGAAAAATACGGGCATACGTACTTCTAAGTCTGATGTTATCAAATTTAAACATTTGTTAAATAAAGATAAACAACAGATAGATGATGTTTATCAATAGCTGCGTAAAGAAACAGAAGACTTAGGTATCACAGAGGAACAATTAAATGTTCCTAACCTTCATCAGACTCTTAAGGACTTACAAGAAAAAGAAATTATAGCAAATCTTGATTTTGAAAGAGCTAAAGCTGAGAGAGATGCTATGAATAGTCCTAAAGGTGCTATAGCAAAAATCAATAAGTGGCTAGATGTGGAAGATCAGGAAGATACTTTTGTATAGGAGTTGGATGATTTATACTCTGGAAAGAAGCAAGAGGATGAAGTAATAGATAGTGAAGAAATAACTCCAGAACCTGTAGAGGTTACAACAACACCTGAAGTTACCAATCCTGAACCTACCATTGCTGCAGAAAGTAAAGCGTAGTATACTGCTGAAGATGTAGCAACTGAACCAGAAGATATAACAGAGGCAAGATAGAACGCTAGTGCAATACGTAATAAATACTTTGAACAAGAAAGGAACTCTAAAGGAGATGTTGTTCTTGTACCTAGTGCTAAATACAAAGCTGGTAAATCGTATGCTAATGCAGGTCAAGCTATGAAAGATATTTATTCTTACCTATATCCAAATAGGTAGAATTATCAGGAGTATAGCGCATCTAAGTTTATGGAGAATTCTGAAGACGGATTAAAGAATCTATGGGAAGATATGAGAGATACTAGAATGTAGTTAGAAGAAGAGCTGTATACTAATGGTAATTCTAGTAGAGCTAATAGACTAGCAGACACTCTTAACTCTCAAGTAGAATTGTCAAAGTTTATTATTTAGAGTCACAGTAAAATAGCGCAACGTATAAAAGATTAGGCTCCTGCTAGACTTGAAGAAATGAAGCAAGCTAGATAGGAGGAGCAATAGGCTGCAGAAAAGTTAGAGGAAATAAAATCAGAAGAAAGATAGAAAGTAGTAAAGCAGAATGACGATACTCCTACTAAGAGTGCAGATGCTATTCCAGAAGTACCTGCTACACCTACACAAGAACAGCCAACTCAAGCAGAATTACCAACATTAGCTAGTATAATGGGTGATTGGCTAGGAGCAGAAGCAGCTAGTAGTTTGCAACAGTCACAGCAGCCTCAGCAGGAATAGATACCAGTAGAATAGCCCACTACTGTAAATACATAGGAATTAACATATGATAAAGATGAAGACCCATATTCTCATGAAATTAATTACAGATTAAGTGAAGGTTCTAGAGATGCTAATGGTAATTACATTAGAATATCTAAGAGATATCAAGGAATGGAAGACTACCTTAATGATGATGATTTATCGTTAGTAAGTAGTAAACCTGACTTTATACCTGAAGTAATGAACAACGGGGTTCACTTTGAAGTACACGATTATACTAATAAAGACGGAAAAGTAGAACCTGCTATTTATGCTATATTTGATTACAAAGGTAAAAAATACGCCGGAGCTATTAAAACTGTTGAAGGTGGTCTTAGAGGTAGATATAGCCCGTTTAATAGGCTACCGTTTGAAAAATAGACTAAGATTGTAGATAATCTGGTCAGATTGAGAAATAAGATTATAGAACTGTATGAACAAACTAAAAAGAATCCAAACCTTGAGGTAGTTCCTACAGCTCTTAGAGCTACTACTGGAAGATTTAGAAATGAAAAAAATCCAGATAACAGCCCTAAGAATAGAAGCTTACTAGATTCAGCATGGTTAACTATAAAAGATCCATTTGAGATAACCCCAGATAATACGTAGATAGGTATAACTACTGGTCCTATAAACAATGAAGTAATAAGATTAAGAAACACTATATTATCTGTAAAAGGTGGTAGTCTTGGTCAACCCATGTGGGTATTAAAAGTTCCTAGATTAGATGGAGAATACGATACTAAGCTAGTTAAATTGAACTATTAGACATTTGCAGATAAACCTCAAATAGCGGATCTGATATTAGATTTAGTTACTAGTAACGATCAATTCTATACTGATGCTAAAGGAGTTAAGACTAATATTAGACCTATTGATATATTAGATTTTATAGTAAACTTTGGTCCTCATACTGCTGTAAATCCTAATGATACCAGATTTACTCCCCAACAGATTCAAGCCAAACAAAGAAAACAATTTTTTGTAAATGATAATGGCAACTTAGTAATAGGTAATACTAGCTATAGTATAAGTGACTTAGTTAGTCAACCGGATATTAGACAACAAGCTAAAAATTATATAATGTCTAATTTCCATTGGAATATAGATGAACAAGCACTTAATACTTATTACTTAGGAGGAGATTTACAATCACAGGTAACAGATCCTAGATTTAAGTCAGTTGCTGCGTTCTTAAAGAATAGCAACATAGATAAGCTTACTATTATCCCTGGTTTAATAGAGTTAGATTAGAGTGAATTTGGTATAATTCCAGGAAGTAATGGTCGTAAAACTATCGACAGTAAACATCCTAACGGTATGAGTACTTTAGGATGGTATATCAAACAAGGTATATTACTTACTGATATAGCTGATGAGTTATGGGATTCTAATATATATGTTGATGATGTAATGTTAGCAGATAAAGCTGCTGAAAAGATACAGTAGCAAGCTCAACAAAAGGTAGAGAAAGAATACGAAGATCCTATTAAAACTAAAGTATTTACTCTACCAGATGAAAGTGGTAAGTAGACTTCTGTGAATATGGCAGATATATTTGCTATATTAGATGGGAAGAAACGAGGCCCTAATATGGAGGTAGAAGTATAGGAAGACAATACTCTATGGGTAAATGAAAGAATAGATCCAGAACAAGCCAAAGAATGGTTAAGTTCTACTTTTGGAACATCTCCTCAGATTATTCCTACTATAATAGATGTTACAGAAGCTGGTACAGCTGTAGTAGGTAGAGTAATAGAAGATTCTGTATTAATTAGTAATTTTGCCCCTGTAGGTACAGAGTATCATGAAGCATGGCATAGAGTTTCTTTACTCTTGATAGATAATAAAAGAAGAGAAAGAATATATAATAGAATGAGAAAAAAGAATCCTCAAATGACGGATTCTCAAATAGAAGAGGCTTTAGCAGATCAATTTAGAGACTTTATGTTAAATGAAGCTGGAAGCTATGCTTTTGATACTAAGAATTGGTTTAGAAGGATTTTAGATTTTATTAAGCTGTGGGCTAGAACTGGTCAATATGCATTAGCTAAGATATATTCTGATATTAATAGGGGAAAGTTCTATGGAATTAAGCCTAACGAAGAGAATGTAAATAGATTTAGACAAATATATGGTACATCTGGTCCTAATCTAGAAGTAGCTGGTTATGAGTTAAAAACAATTACTCAATACAATCAATTTGATAATATAATCAAGTCTCTCACATATGCATTCTTTAGAGTAAATGGACAAACTGCAGTGCCTAATATTGAATATTCAGCATTGTCTGAGGATAATCAACAATTTGAAAGGCTTAAGCTTATTATAGAAGCGCAAGCTAGAACTTATCCTTCTCCTGTAATGGATGAGATTCTTGAGAAATATGAGACTGTATTTATGCCAACTATAGCTACTAGATTAAAACAACTAGGTATTAGAGCTATAGATCGTAATGAGGATGAAACTATAAGTGATATAGAAGAGGGAGCGGAAAGAGTTAATATAGGATAGCATACAGTAGAAGGTATGAATATATCCATTAAGGATAATGCTCCTGCAGAGGTTAAGTTCTTCTTCCAAACTATACCTCTATATGAAATTAGCCCAGACGGCTCCATGTCTATGAAGATAGATCCTATTACTCATTTTGCTAATTTTGTTGATGCTAAAACTGCATGGGACAATATACTTAAAGATTTGTCCGGGTGTCGTACTATAGCTAATATAGTTGATAAAGTAGCTACTTATGCTCAAAATGGTAGTGCTTTTCATTCTGCTTTATTATTTAAACTTAACAGACTGATTAAAGATTCTAATCAGAAAGAAGATTTAGTTAAGGCTGCTGATGCTGAAGCTATGCTTACCAAAATAGAGACAGTGGTTACCTGTGATATAAACAATTATGTAACTGCTAAGATAAGTAAAGATCCAGAGACTGGTTTTATTAAGCATGAACTCGTAGACAACACTGTCGATGTTAAGGCAGCTACTTACCCTAAAGTATGGTCTCAAGCATTATTTACTAATGCTGGATTATTTAAATACGATAAAGAAGGCGTAATAATAGCCGAAGAAGGATCTAAAAAAGCTCTTGATACTGTAATTAAGAATTTTAATAGTGTTATAACTGCCTTTAGAAACAATAAAGGTATACTTAAGATAGGAGATAGAAATATTGATTTGCACGAAACATCTAACTAGAAAATGCTTAAGAAGTATTTAGTTAACATGTTTAATGTAATAGGTATCGGTATTGATGTACCTACCATAGACAAAATGTTATTATCTGGTAGATATGGTAATCCTAAATCAGATGCATTTACTCTTATCAGCGAGTTCTCCAGTTCAACTGTTAATTTCGGTGGCATTCCGAAAATAGTAAGTGTACTTGAAGCAATTAAAAATGCTATAAATAATGATAGTACTATTAAAGAAATTAAAGTGAATGAAGTAACTGTTGATCCTACATAGGTATGGAATAATATAGGTTACGTTAAAGAGTTAGCTAATTATTATGCATTTACACATGCTACAGATAATAGTTTGAGTAGCTATGGTCCTGATGGTAATTCTTATTATATGGTATCACAGAATAATTTTGCTAAAGATAGACTTAATGAGATAGTATCAGATCCTACTGTATTCTAGGAATTAGAATCTGTAGTTTATAATGAACATTCTATTATATTGCAGGCAGTTAGAGGAGGTAATAGAAATCTATCAATGGAAACCCTTATTAACTTTAAGGATACTACTACTGGAGATAAGGGTAGAGATTACCACGGTATTACTGATAGAGAGGACTATATAGCTAAAATGACAGCTGTATTTAATAATAGAATAATATTCCCTACAGTAGCAGATAAGAAAACATATCATTTCATTAAAGGAATAACATTACCACACGAACCTATTAGATTCAATAATAATAATGGTCAAACTTTTGTTCAGTATGGCGAACAAGTTATGGACTATCTATTAGGTTATTGTTACGATGAACTAAACCAAATAGAGTTGTGCTTAAGATAGATAGATGATGATCCTAATCATTATAATCCAGAGACTGGGTTACATTATAACGATGATGGTACTATAAATAATGATTGGATCGAACCATCTAGACGTATTAAAAACTTCCATACTCCTAATAAATATGATTATAAAGATAAAGATGGAGTTAAGCACACTGTAACTTTGGAAGGCAATGGAGCTAGATTCTTATTCTTGACCGGTATATATACTAATAAAGGTTTTGTTAACTTTAATGATCCTACCAAATCAGCTAAAGAGTGTTTACAATTAGCTAAAGACTATTTCTTTAATACTTCTCCAGAAACACAAAAGGCTTTCTTAGCTGGAGTAATTAATCGTAGAGTAAAGAAAGAATTAGAATATGCTAGAGATCTTGGTTTAATTACTATGAATGATCAAGGTAATATATGGAGTATACGTAATGTATTACTTGATGATAATGTAGTAACAGAAAGATCAGCTAGATATTAGAGTGTGGATAGTGCTAATGCGGAAGCATATGCAGTATTTGATATGATATCTGACTATGTGATGAATAGTATAATATCTATTCAAGAAGTAGAAAAGCTATTTAGTGGTTCACCTGCGTATTACAAAGTAAAGTATGATAGAGAGGGTATAACAGACGTATCTATTGACAAAATCAAACGTTTAGGTTCTTTGACATCAACTGGTTTGAATAATAGATTAGACTTCTTTAATGATCCAATGCGTGATGAATATGTAGTTACAGAGCTTAAAGATCACGAAATCATGGATAAACAATACCATGAGTATGAAGGTTTGTTCTATAGGGCAAATATAAAAGAAACTATATAGGAAATGTTAGGAGAAGAAGCTTGGAATGAGGTAAAAGATCTTAGCATACGTGATATAGAAAATACCTACCCTGAAGAAACTAAAATTGCTAAACAAGCAGCTAAAGTAGCTGTAGCTGGTTATAAGAAAGGAGTTAATGTGGCTGATGCAGCTGTATATATAAGTCCTAATATGACTAGAGATTTACTTAGAATGCGTGGTGTATGGAATGCTGACATTAAACGAGCATTTGAAGTATTGACTGATCCTGATACTGCAGATAAATGGGAATCTGATCCTAAGTTATATGCAGAAGCTAATAAAGTTATATTAAATGCTATGAAGTATATAGCATTCGGTACCAGATTTAGAAATGGATTAGGTATACCTTACTTTAATAAGATGGCTTTATTCCCGTTATTTAAATCTGTAGCTACTGGAGATATTAAAGCTTTATATGACAGAATGGTAGATCCTAATGATCCTATTGATATGGCTATGTTTGATTCTGCAGTTAAAGCTGGTTCAGAATCTCCTACTGCATACTATAGAAAGGCTAAAGATAGTGAAATAGAACTTAAAGACGGTTAGACTGTATTATCCGCTTCTATAGTAGACTGGGCAGAAAGCGGATAGGGTAATACTATTACTGATTTGAGTAAACTCGTAACATATAGGTAGAAGTTTAAATATATCAGACAGCAGTTAGAGACTAATCCTCATACTCATCCGGAACAGATGGCTGGTACATAGTTCTTAAAAGTAAACTTATCTAATTTACGTAAGGATGATTTATATGGTCCAGACGGTTCTCAAGTAACAGGTAGAGAAATCAATGATACAGTAATGGGAGCATTGAATACTTTATCTAATATGGGTAGATAGGATATAGTAGATGAATTGTTTGTAGACGGTAATATAAATGTTACAGCGTTAGGTAATATGTTAGAGCGTGACGCTAGAGAATCTGACGCTAATGATAATGTATTATCTGGTCTTAAAACTAAGAATAATGCATTTGTAATACCTTTGTCTGCTTTATCTGATAATAAATGGTTAGAAAGTAGATTTATATCTATGATTAATAAACTAGTTATTGATGTTCATATGCCTGGTGGAGCTTTCATTCAAAGATCTGCATTTGGACTCGAAGCTACTAGCTAGAATGTTATTACAGAAGATATGATCAATGATGGAAAACCATTACTCATGATTAATGATAAGGATGGTTCTATGGACTCTGTAGTAAGTATAAATCTATTTAAACATATGATACCTAACTACAGTAAGATGACATTTAAACAAGCTAGAAAATGGTTATTAGATCATAATATCATAGGATAGAGGGCAGATGCTACCGGAATTGGTTATCGTATTCCTACACAGTCTATTGCATCAATATCCGCACTAAGATTCGTAGATGTATTCCCTGAGATTATGGGTGATACTATTATGCTTCCTGAAGGATTTACTAAGCTTACAGGTTCTGACTTCGATATTGATAAACTATATGTAGCTCGATATTCCTTTAACAAAAACGGGGGAATTATAACTCACGGCGGTGCATTAACTAGAGAAGATGTAGCCAGTGCTTATAAGAATGACATTATTAAAATGTATATCAAAGTTCTTCTTACTAAGGATAATTCAGCTATGTTAAAAGGTTCTATTGATGATGCTACTGATACAGTTAAGGGAATACTTAAAGATATTGAAGGCACTAGTTCATATCATCCAGAACCATTTGAAGTATATACTCCTAGATACCAAGAAGATAGAAAGGCGGAATATACTGGCGGTAAAGCTGGTATTGGTCCTTTTGCGTTGAATAACGCTCATCATATCCTTACTTAGTTAGTAGGTATTAAAATGTAGAGCAATGAATTTACAGGAACTTTATAGATAGAAGATGTTGGACGAATATATGACTATCCTACAATAGGTAATCCTAAAGGAGGTCGCATATTAGACTGGTTATCTGCTATGATTAATGCGTTCGTAGATATAGCTAAAGATCCTTACATTGTTAAGCTTAATGTTAATGCTTGGACATATAATATGGTGTCATTCTTATTACGTACGGGTAAAGGCGCTCAAACATTCTATTTTGTTAGACAACCTATCTTAGTAGAGATGGCTAATGAAGTACTTAAGACTAAAGGTAAGTACGGTATTGATAGAACTAAGACTCCTTCCCAACTTGAAAAAGAAGCTATTGAAAAAGTATTAGATAAATATGATCCTACTAAAAAGTTACGTAGAAAGTACGAATATATAAACAGAAAAAATAAAACTAAAGCTTCAGAATATCAAGATCTATTTAGAACTTATATTGACGATAAAGGAGAAGTAACATCAAGAACAAGATAGTTATTAAAGATTAATCCAGAAGATTCTAAAAACTTTAATGAAGAACAAGTAAGAATATACCACGCTTGGTTAGCTCTTAAACCTTATGCAGACGATTTAGCTAATCTTGTTAAATTCTCAAAGATTGATACTAAGAAGACTGGTAAAACTTTTGCTGAGCAAGATATATATTATAAAGGTATGTTAGACATGGAAGAAAATAGTAAATTCGCTAAAGGTGAGGTTACTAGATTCTTTAATGAAACATTCATTCGTACAAAAACAGAAAATAGTATACCTTTGGGTTCATCTATATTTAGAAACTTATTACTACGTAATACTGATCAATTTGCTAATCAAAAACATATAGCTTTATCATTAGTAGGTAGAGCCGCTAATGCTGATTCTAAATTACTTAGCGCTGTAATAAATGGTATGGAAGCTTAGATAAAGAGTCAATTCTTTAATCAATATGTTAAGGATAACAATATAGACTTAAATACTATGTTCCAAGGACGTAATTCTATACCTAATAGACTGTATAGATTTAAGTAGGAAGTACTAAAGGGTAATCCTAGATTAAGTCACTTACTAAATAATGATGGTACTATAGCTAATGATTTCGTTAACTACTTAATACCTAATATTAATAAGGAAGGATTAGACTTTATTGATAGATCAGAATAGTTAAATGCAGATTAGGCACAAGCAAATAATCTTATCAACTATTGGAGATAGTTATTAGATGATCCCGAACCTTCAGTTAAGAGATTGTTCAGAGATTTAGCCGTATACTCTTTCTACACATCTGGAGATAATACAGTAATGAATGCGTTCTTTCAGTACCTACCTAATAGCGAAAGGATTAATATAGGTTATACTCAATTCATTCAAGGTAAATTAGATCAGATGGTTAATAATGCAGATAAATCTTATAATGACATTGAGGATTTATTCTTGAATAATTGGTAGAATGATAAGCTTGTAAGACCTGTAGACATGTATGGTGGTAAATATCAAGCTCCATTAAGATCTGTAAGCCTTAATAAAGATGCAGTTATGCCAAATATTATATTTGGATAGAGAACTGATATGTAGGCTGCTGTTATTAAACCATTAAACTGGGTAACAGTAGATGATATAAAATATCCAATATTCCCTCCTTATGTTAAGATAAAAGACAGTTTAGGTTTTGAACCTGCTAATTGGCATGTATATAGATTAATAGGTTATATTGATAAACCAGAAAGAACATGGAAAGGTAAACTTACTGGTAGAATTTTATATACTCCTATATATGGTTTGATATCCAAAAAAGGATACAGCTATAAAGGTCATACTATCGTAGAATACGGTTTATCAACTCAATTTGAATTCAATAAGGAAAATGAATGGGATTATTTTGAAGCTTTGAATAATCTTGATGCATTATCTGATATGACTGATGAAGTAGAAAGAACTTACTTTGAGCAAGATAAAGCGTATATGCATCACATTGGAGAATTACCATCATATTCTGGTATGAATTACGCTATAGCTGAGCAGGATAGAATATTTGAGTACGAACAAGACGATACTGACGATAGTGTTGAAGGTGTTGTACTTGAAGAAGCAGATGAGAATGATACTGAAAACGATGTATATGAAAATACATTCAGAGAGGATGAAACTGTAGATAACATAAAATCTACGGTAAAGGAACTTACTGGTGTAGATTTAATGGCCTTGTATGACCAAGGTAATAAAAGAATATCTGAAGTATTAGATACGTTAGATGATTTAACAGCTGATGAAAGACAGACCTATTTAAATGAATTTGCACAGTAGATGGCAAGAGATAATGTTAATACTCAAGATAAACTTGAAGAAGCGTTAAGAAAATTCATATGTAATTTATAATTCCAGATAATATGTATAAATGTCCAAATAAAAATCTTCCAGAATGGAAGGAACTAGAAAGAGTTGTACCAGAAGTTGCATATACTGTCTGGGATTTGAATAATGGTCATGGTATAGATAAGGCTCCAAATGGGGAGCCTTCTATACTATTTTAGGATTTACTTAAACAATATAATAATGATAGAGACGCTGCTATTAAAGCTAAAGCTGTAATATATTCTAACAGTTTTAGAAACTGGTATAATAATTAGATTAAATCTACAGATGTTATATTCGGCCATCCTGCAATAGGTAAAACATATTCTTTTGAAAAAGGTAAGTTCAAAGATAAATTTATAGACTGGGATGTAGAATTTAATTCAAAAAGAGATAAATGGATAGAATAGCATTCTAATACTAAGAAAGGAACACCTGAATACAAAATTGCAAGAAACGAATATCTAATATATCCTGAAAAACATCCAGATTATATAAAATTCATAACAGATGAATGGAATAGAGTTAAAGAAGAAGCAAAAAAATAGAATAAAGTACTATTTGCTTCTCCTCACACCTTATTAAAATTATTTCCTCAAGATTTTACTAAAATCATAAATTTGTCAACTGAAGATTTTATTAAAAGGAATATCAGTAGAGGTGGAAAAGAACATGAAAGTAGATTGTGGAAATAGAGTATAGATGATACTATCAGTAATGTTCGAGGTATTCCAATGTATGTATTGAAAGAAGGTGAGTATTTAGAAGATTATCTCAATAATAATCTTTCAATAAAAACTATAGATAAAAATGGTGAGCCTTTGATGTCTGAATTGTTATTATTGTCAACTGTAACTTATAATCCAGAAGACTTTACTCCAATACCTCAAGAGGATATGAGAGTAATTAACGAAGTAACTAAGTTATATGAAAAGATATAGAAAGGTTTAAAAGACAGATTAAATTCTATTAAGAGATACACCGTTAAGAATCCTAAAGTGTGGAATCAACTATAGACTACAATATAGCAACTGGCTAATTCTGAAACAGAGGAAGGTATATATCAATTCTTATAGCATATTGATGAATCTATAAACGATAGTATTAAATTCTTAAGTAAACCTACAAAGAATATTAGTGCTAAACAGATTAGATAGTTATCTAATGATTATATTGGCTTCTATAAGCCTCTTATGGATGATATAATGTATCTGTTTGATACTACTGATATACTCAAAGATAAACCTGATTATAGTTATATAAAAGAATTAGCTACTACCTTATCACAACAAATAGACAATGTTAATAATAAGTTTATAAATGTACTTAAATCTAAAGGTTATAGTGCATTACAATAGTATCTTACAGAATTAGGTATGCCACAGAATATGATACAAGATACTATTAACTGGCTAGATGATCCTAAACATGATTCTAGTTTGTTCATGGATTGGTTCGGTATGTCTAGTAATAGTAATAATGCTGTGCAATAGATTATAGCCAAATTGCTTAATGATGCTAAAAATGCCACAGATAGAGAAACTATGGAAGTTGGTATTAAATTAGTTAAATTAGTAAGTGTAGCCAAAGAAAAATACGGTAATGATGTATAGAAGCTATTATATGAAAAATTAGACGATGGTACATACTCTGGTAATAAGGTATCCCCACTGAATAATGGTCAATTAAAGCGTGACCAGAGATAGTTCATGGATAAATTAGCTGAAAAATTAGGTATATCTAAAGACAATAATAACATGTATGTGTTACCGCAAAATGAAGATATACAAAAGAAGTGGTTTGATGAACTAACTAAGTGGTATGCAGATAGAGCTCAAAGGAGATACAAAGCTGAATATTATATTCTTAGAAATAAGATGCTGTCTATGAAGACTAGAGATGCTGAAAGAGAGATCCAAAGTATGATAGATGGTATTACACAATCTATGACTATTAACGGTATATAGTATGAAAACCTACTTACAGAAGCAGAATACAAATAGCTAGAATCTTTACGTAAACAAAAAAGATTACTATCTAATATATTTAATATAGACGGTAGTGAAAAAACTGGAATAGATAGAGTAATAGCAGATGAATTAACTGCTTTTCATGAAGAAGTAAATAAACATATTAAATATGATATTGATAAGGATAAGTATGAAAAGGATTTAGCTAAAGTAATAGAAAGATATGGAGGTGAAACCGCTGAAGTATAGTTATGGAAACAAAGAAATACTGTAACTAGGTATACTCAAGATTTCTATGACAGAATAGCTAACCTAGAATCTGATTCTGCTAACAAAGATCCCGAAAGTACTTATTAGAAACTGCGTAATAGGAGAAGACAATTACAAAATTTATATAAGGATCCTCATACCAATAAGATTGACATTAATTCATTAAGCGATGATGAGAAAAGAAGCTTATTATAGTTAGATCAAGATATAGCAAATGCATATACTGCTACTCAAAAAACAGAAGGAGCTGATAAATTCTCAAATTTTGCAGAAATAGTAAATACAGAATAGTATTATCATGATATGGAATAGGCTAGAAATGCAGGCGTCCAAGCATATAATGAATGGTTTAATAATAATCATTATGAAGATGTAAGAGGATTTATGCATCCAGCTTCATATTATACAGAGCTTAGACCACTACCTGAATTTGCTCAGTAGTATACAGAGATAGTACCATCTAGTAAATATTCTAAAATACTAGAATCTTCAGAGTGGTACAATCCTGAATTTGATGAAAATGGACCTGCTATTTAGCCTAACAAGAAATATTATGATAATAGTAAAGCTTATAACGAAGTAATGAATAAACCTGAAGTAAAGGAATTATATGATGAAATTACTAATATAATGAATGAGGCTATGAGTTTTATATCATTCCTCACTAATAGTAATGAAAATATGATGCCACAAATAGAAGCTAGGTTTATGTAGGTATTGAATCGTAAAGATGGAATATTAAATAAGTTAAAATATGCTGTAGAAGATTTTGCTATAACAAAAGAAGATGATTTAGATTTCGTTAAAGAGTTTTCTACTATGCCTAATGGAGATCCTATTAAAGTAATACCTACTAGGTTTATTACTCCTTTAGAAGATACAAATAGTATATCTACGGATGCTGTATCTGCTGTAGTACAGTTCTACAATATGGCTGCTAATTATAAAAATATGTCAGCTAAACAAGATGAAGTAGAATTAATGCTCAATTTACTAAAATAGTTATCTATAAGAACCTCTAAAGAATTAAAAGGACCTGGATCTACTAATGTATATAAATAGTCATAGTTGTTAGTAGATAGATTGATGTATGGTAGAAATAAAACTCCTATTGAGGGTAACGTATTAGGTTATGATATTAACTTTGGTAAAGCCTTAGATATTGTTAGAGGATTTGTTACTAAAGTAAACCTATCTGGTAACTTATGGTCTATAGGTACTTCTTTCTTTACTGATGCTACTTATACTACTTTAGAAGCTAAGATGGGTAGGTATTTTGATTTAGAAGATTTAAACTTTGCTAGATCTGAATTTGCTAGAGAACTACCTAACATGATGTAGAACATAGGTAATCCTAATCCTAAAGGTAGATTACCTTATTTACTTATGCTTAATTAGGTAGTAAAAGATAACAAAGAGTTATTTGATAGATTAGACTAGAGTTAGGTATTACGTTCTATTAATCAAAATTTTTGGTTTGCTGGATATACGTAGTCTGATTACACTGTTAAAAGTCATACTTTATTAAGTATCTATCATAATTATCGTCTAGTTGATAATGAAGGTTTTATGTCAAAGCAATAGTATATAGATAAATTCTACTCTAATGATAGAAAGAAAGGAGCAGTAGAATTTAAATAGCTTACTACTACGTTATATGATGCGTACATAGAACTTCCAAATGGAGATGTAGTAGTAGATGATAAATATAAATCTTTAATTACAGATAGACTATTAAATGATGTACGTAATAGAATTGAAATTATAAGTAGACGAATAGATGGTACTATCCGAGAAGTTGATAAAGCTGCTGTACATGCCAATGCGATGGCTTCATACTTAGTATTACATCGTAACTTTATGATTTCTGCATTACACGATAGATTCAAACCTAAACAGTATAATTTAGATTTACAAACTATAGAGGAAGGTTACTATAGATCTACAGGTAGATTCTTGAAGAATATTATAGCTAATAGACATTTTGCTATTAAATAGTTATTAGCTGATTATAATAATATGCAAGAGTATGAACAATATGCTGTTAGAAGAGTATTAAATGAATTAGTCCTTATTACTGCATCTACAGCAGTAGCTCTCGTTATAGCTAGTGTAGTTGATGGTGATGATGATTATGATACTTGGTTAACATAGTCAATAACTTATTTAGCTATGCGTTCAGCATTTGAATTCCGTACTATGTATAATCCTTTTGAATTTATGGCTTTAATTAAATCTCCAACAGCAGCTTTCAATTGGTTTGATAATATTAGTAGTTTCATAAACTTGATTAATCCTGCTTCATATATTGGAGATAGAACTCCATTTACTATAATAGATAGAGGAGTATATAAAGGTATGCCTGTAATACTTAAGAATATTATCAAAGTAACGCCGTTTAAGAGTATTGTAGAAGCTCAAGATCCTAAATCAAAACGTAATTACCTACAGAATCAATTAATGAACTTCTAAAGTTTCTATATCAATTCTCAATTAGTTTAAATGCACTAATAAAAAGATAAGCCTACTGACTATTAAATCAGTAGGCTTTTTAGTTATAAAGACTCACCAATATCTTCATAACTATAGTAGTCTTCTTCTGGTAATTCTGCTTCTATAGAGTCACCAAATCTATACCAGCTATAGAATAACCTTCTTTCTAATTCTGGCACTTTTATACCTTGCCAAAATCTATTAATCTCTAGCATGGCATCTAGAGTAGAAGGTTTACCATTATTACGAAGACGTTTAATATCTTTATTATACTTAGGATTACTCAGACAATAAACAGTATAATGTCTTTTGTTAATAGTTATATACCGTTTATTATAGTAAGAGTCTAACCTGGATAATTTACAGTGTGTTTCAAGAGACTCAATAGTGTTTACACTACTATCATAAACAAGAAAGACCTTATCTTCTAGAAAAGGTCTATTTTTATCAGATGTAAAAGCATTTATAAATCCACTTTCTACAGTTAAATCTCTCCACGTAATATTATCATCACATAATGGAACTATATAAATACTTACATCATTCAAGTTCTTCAGTACCATCTTCTTCGTAATATTTACGAGTATGGTCCCAATTACCTGTCTGATAATGATATGATAGTTCTGTTAAAGTTTTGACAATAAGGTCCTTACGACTATCTAACTCTAATTCATTAAACATGTTAAATACTCTCACTTCATTATTACCATTCGTTTGAATAGCAATAATATATGCTTCACAATCATAATCTGAAATATCAATTCCTTGATCTTTCATGTACCAACTAATTGCAAGCAAGTAATAAGTTATCTGTCTATAATAATCAAACTCTTCTACAGAATGTTTAAAATTATAGACATCACTAGTTGTTTTTAAGTCGATTAAAGTAATCTTCTTATTTATATGATCGAATATACATCTATCAAGTAAAGACTTACAAGGCGCAACCCAATCATCAACAGGTAATTCCCAGTTAATATGAAACTCATTATGAGATTCTACTCCAGGAATATCTTCTAATAACTCTTTTGCCTTCTTATGATTATCAATATTATTCTTAATATTTTTAAGCATATTTAAATCAGCAAAAGATATTACTTTACGATTATCTTTTTTACTTTGTAATGCTTTAATATAATCAGCATAACGATTACATAGCTCTGTAGCTTCTTTTAAGACGGTTTCAGAGCTTTTTGAATTACTGTATGCAGATTTGTATGCAGCAATCTTTTTATCGTCTTCTATGAGTTCTAATGAATTAGCATAAGTCTCACAGAAATCTTTTTGTTGTTTTACTTTAGGCACTTCATAATCAAGAATTATATAATCATTCCAGAAATCCTCTGGTTGAAGTATATATTCATGAATCATAGTACCCCTTTCGAGCTGAGGAAGTTTTAATCCTTCTTCCTTTCCATCTATCATATCTCGATAGAAACGTGGTCCTTTCTTCAAGAACCAACCAATAGCAGAATTGGAAATACGTGTGTTATCAGAATAATATTCACAATCAATAATCATTCTTACTTAATTCTATAGTTACTATTTTAGGTCTTTCTCTTTCAAGATAACTATCAGTTAATATACTACAATTATATTGATTTAAATGACCATATGATACACCATCATGCCAATGCCCAAAAAAATGATGCTTATACTTACCAAAACAGTAATGTTCAAGCTTTTCATTATAATTAGGATTTTCATGAGTAATAAGTATATCACAGTTTTGTATCTTTTCATATGGGCATATATACTCATCGTATTCATTCTGAATATCTTCAAATGCCCACGTTTGCCAATGTATAGGAGCTATCCAAGGAGTTCCATAAAAGGTTATTCCTTCATATTCATATAACTCATCAACAAGAAATACTACTTTATCATTAGTTAAAGTTGATATCTTAGTCTTAAAATCTTGCCAACTCAAATCCTTTACAATATCATTAATAAGATTTTCTATATAAATATCATGATTTCCTGGAACTACAATTACCTTTTTACACGGTAATTTGTCTACCCAATTGACAAAAGTAATAGACCAGAATTTATCTGATTCTTCGTTACTTCTCTGAGCAAGTAGATTTACTATATCTCCTGCTATGCATAATACGTCACATTCTGGTATATTAATTAAATGACCATGTACATCACTTATTGCGCAGATTTTCATGGTATAAAGTTTTAGTTAATTTATATATAATTATACTATAAAATAGTATCATTTCTTTAGTTTTTTTATTAACTCATCTACCTCCTTCTGATTGTGAACTATATAAAAGCTCATATTAGGTTCAAAATTATATAGATAGTAATTAAATAGTTTCTCACGTAAAGGCCATGTATCTGTTCTGTAACCTTTACACTCAATTACAAATTCTTTTCCTATAAAATCAGGCAAATATGTAATTGCTCTTATTTTTTTACCGTGAAATTCGAATTTAGGTAATAATGTATAGCGTTTATTTTCATAATAGACTTTAATATTTGCTTCTTTTAATTTACTATACGTATATGCTTCAAGTTTAGATCGAAAACAGATTCCGTCTAATTCTACTTTAGTAGCATTTTTAACTTTCTTGTTTATCTAATTTTTCATAACTCCAAATATAGCCACCTGCTGTTTTTCTCTTATTCTTACAAACTGCAGATATATTATAAGACTTAATTCCTGTAACTCTTTCTGCTTCTTTTATGCTAAAAAAAGAATTAATATATGAGTTATTAGTAGTATATTGTACTACTGCTTTTGCTTTTTGATTAACTTTTCTTCTAATATTACCAGTTCCATAAGAATGGTTATACGTACTAGTACACCATTCTAAATTATCTATTGAATTATTTAATTTATCTTCATCCTTATGATTTACTTGTGGTAAATTATTAGGATTTGGTATGAATGTTTGTGCAACTAATCTATGTACCAAATAATATTTCTTAGTGTTATTTTCAAATAAACATACCTCATAATATCCAGAATTATTAATCTTTTTTGCTAGTTTTCTTCCTTTTTTAGTAAAAGTCATTAATTGTTTTGTGTTCGGATTTAGTATTTCTACTTGTCTATTCTTTGAATAAATTTCACCGGTATCAGTTATATAATAATATTTATATCCATTTATATCTTTTCTCATAAAACATTGAATCTATATATACCAGATAACGTAAATTTATTTATTTAGTTCATTATTTATCCAGTTTTTTACTTCTAAGAATGAATTATTTTTAACAGCATCTGAAATATCTTTAGATTTAAATTTCTTATGAATAAACAGAAAGTCTAATTTATATTTACTCATAATTTTTCGTACATTTTGAAATCCAGCTTTATCACGATCATATATTATAATAATATGCTTAAATCTCTTCTTGAGAATATCTAAACATTTCTGTGGGATAAATGTAGACTCTGATGATGGGCTTATTGCTGGAATACCCATCTCATATAAACACATGACGTCTTTCATACTCTTTGTAATAATGAGTATATCTCCAGTTTTAGGTAACTGTTTAAACCCCTGAATGTCGTTCTCAGTCAGGTTATTACGCCACTTTGTATATTTATCTGCTAAAGGTCTATATATCTTAAAATTGTTATAGACCTTATAAGCATACATAGGATTACTATCCTTGTAAATACCCTTTACAACTCCGTTACATAGATAATATTTTATACTACTTACTCCAAATTTCTTTAGAGTAGTAGTAGAAATATTAAACTGAGACCAGTAATTGATATCTGTTAGAGTAAAGTCTTGTCTTACAATACCAATTACTGTCTCTGTTGACGGTATATATTGCTTAGAGCTAACGAGTTTCGTATCATTAGTAATTTTAAGTTTATTAACTATATCATTAAGTATATCTGAATAGTTAGTTAGTCCTGTGAATAGTGATACAAATTTAATTACATTACCACATTCTCCAGTACCATGGTCTTTAAACATTAACTGTTTAGTTTTTTTACTATAATAACATCCAAAAGAAGGTGTCTTATCCTTTCTTAATGGTGAATTATATATCATACCTACTTTAAAATTACCAATGTACGCTGCATATATATCATACTCAGTTACTTTAGATAATATCCAATCTAAAGTAATACTCACATTATCTTTTATCTTTGTTGTATCGTAAACCATATGATATATTTTTAGTGATAGCCAAGGAATCGAACCTTAATTAACCATTACTATCATAAAAACGTGAGTGCATGCTATCCCTATTCTATGAATTTTGATACCTCCGTCACACCTTACATTCGGCGTATTACCGTCGATTGCTTCTTATCTCACATAGCGGCATGCTACTCACGTATCGCTATATTATGCCTAGCGTAGGCTGCTTATAGGATTATCTACAAAATTAGAAAGGTAGATCATCACTAGGCTGATCACTTACAGTAGTAGTAAGAGGATTAACCTCCTTATCTTCCTTATCTGCAACAATCGGCTTAGTAAACTGATCAATACCTGTAATTTCTCTAATCATGCTTTCATTCTTACCTTCTTCATAGAAACCCATAGGAATATTCATAGGCTCAATAGAGGCAAACTTAACATAACTAGGAAGTGTAGTATAACCCTTATCATTATAAACTATTTTTACTTTAAGTAAAATATCTTTATTAGCACTATTAAGCATTGTTACTACCCAATTGGCAAATTCTTTATAAGAACTACCACTGAATGCTAATACATTCTTAGGATAGAAACACTTAAGTATACGCATAATACGAGTTACCTGGTTAGTAGCTTTACTCTGATTCTGTTCTTCAGTATCACCTTCGCGAACAGCTGGTTCCCATTCTGTATGAACAAGACTCTTACCATCTTTTTCAAAAGTAAATTCAATGAACTTCTTCCCTGTAGGAGACTCTGCAAATTTTGCGGATACAAACTTAACGTTGTCATGAATACCTGCTTCTAAGTATTTAGTGTTATTACTATTATCTGACAACTTTACTTCATTTGCTAATTCTGTACTAAATATCATAATATCTTATTTTTAATTATTCAGGTAAATAAACTTTATTCCAATAAGCAGTAATGTTATTGTTTTCATCGCTTTCTGCTATTACTATATTCTTCCCTCTTAAATGAGGCGCTCTAGCTTCAATAACAGAATTATCTCCGCCTTCAAATGAGATATGTGTCTCATTCTTCTTTCTATATACATAGCCAACAGCATCTGCTTCGCCACATATAATATTTGCTAATGCACCCACTAAATCAAGAGACATCTCTGATAATTCTTGTCCGTTTTTGTTAATTAATTTATCCTTAGTATGACCAATAAGGATAAAATTGTCGCATAAACCACGGAACATATCAATAACTTTTCTTACAGCTTGTCTTATGTATAAATAACCTGCCCCATTTGGTAAGGTTCTTAAGTCTGTACCTTCATAACGCTTTCCCATTTGAGTATTTTTGTAAAGTTGAATTGCGAAACTCATGCACATTTCTTCAAGACGTGTAGCATTATCTATAGTAATATACTTATATGGCTTACTACCTGATATTTTAATTTCTTCTCTAATGGCATTCGCTATATCTCCTAGTTCATTTACTGATCTAGCTTGAATTGCTAATGCCTCTAAAAACTCTGAACCACCTTCTAAGTCAATAATAAGGTTATTATCTAGAGCCGCTGCTAAAGTAGTTTTTCCTGATTTAGGACGACCAAAAATTATTAAAAATCTAGGATTTTCTACTTTAGCTTTTACTTTTTCTTTTGGTAATACAATCATAAAAGCTTTTATTTTTTTGTATTCCTCTGATAAAGTTCTGATAATTTCTGATAAAATGGAATAAGATATTTTAATTAAAACAAACCACGTTTCTTAATATTAATCGTGATATCAATAATAGTTTTCTTTGTCTTCGGTTTCAAATAGTTCAAAGAACCAAATGCAATAGGAATTACTTCATAACCAATCTGTACGAAGTTATCAAAGATTTTAACCGGAGTACCAAACTCATCTTTAAAGTCATAGTCAACATCAAACGGACAATGTTCCTTTGCATAAATATCAAGTGCGTTAATTGCCTTGAAGAATTCTGTTTCTAAATCGAAATTAATTACATTATCTCCCCAACACTTAAACGGACAATTAGCACATTCCTTCGGTAACCATCCAATATTATGAGTCTTACTTAAACCTAAAGTAATGATATCACCTGCACCTGCATATTCAATGCCATAGCTACAAGAAGGATAATCACTCTTACTTTCTACAGTCATCCAAGGATAAGCATTAATTACTCGTTCCATTAAAGACTCTTTATATGTTTTTGCACTCTTAGTATTTTTCGGTAATGTAAATGTATATGATTTCATAATTTTCAGCCTTTTTAATTGTTATTACTAAACGAAATCTTCCTTACTGGTTCATCTTCTCGTATAGTCTCAATTAAGTTATTGTATTTAAGGTCATTATCAAACTCAAGTATAGAACATTCACCTGCATCTCTATTCTTTAGAATATGCAAATAAACTTTATCTCTTACTGGTAGACGATTTGGTCCATAACTCTGTATATTGAGCACAATTTGTATTCTCTGCAAGCTCTTTATCTTGCACTCTACACCTTCATCTTATACGTGTAGTTTAGACTATTTCTTAATATAATCTTTTATATTTTCAGAAAATAATATTAATTGTTCAAAGTTAGCACAATTTTTCATTATATTTGCTAATCTTGAAATAACAGCAATATTTCCAGGTATATATCCTTTACTATTGTCAATTCGATCAATAGAATAAGTATATTGTTTATCATTTAAAATAAACTCATGCTTAAGAATTGGACATTCTTTAGGAATTATTATATCATTAGGAGTAATATTAAATTCAATATTACATCGTTTTGAATGGTTCTTAGCATATCTATATAATACTATTTTATTATGATATTCTAAATCATGTTTTAGTTTATCATAATGTAACATTTTTTCTTTTACTACTTGTTCAGTATATTTCCTTCTTCTATAATAGTGGTATAGCCTACTTTCCTCTGTACGACAATGTTTACATTGTGATCTTACATTATTTTTTTCAGTTTTACTATTATTCCATCGAAGTTCAAACTCACTAATAGGTAGATATTTACCACATATAGTACATCTGAATAGAATAGTATTATTTTCTTCTTTTATTCTATTTTTATCTCTAATATTTATTTTCTTTCCGTCTATTAATAGTTCCATATAAGAATATTTAATTATTACTATATATGGAACGTATAATAAATATATAAGTTTATATTTCCCGCTTTCGTGGTAGAATTATTAACATAGCTTTAATAGCGGTAGTTTCACTACTAGTCGTTAGACACTATTTATATATTTCTATATAAACTTGGTACGGCGTTGCCCCATCGGGTTTTCACCGTTTAACGGGATTTATCCAGAACAGCTTTATTTATTCTGGCCTATGAATACATATAACGTAATCTGATGCATGAAAGATAGTATCAGCAGAAGATATATCGCTACGCATTGGATAATGCATAGATGGATTATTAATTCTTTCAGGATTTTCGATATTACGATTCATCTGTGATAACTGTATTATTGTAGTATCAGGAAACTTCTTTACTCTAATAAACAGTTTCTGTAAATCGGAAATCACTTGTAGTGCACTTTCACGATTTTGCCCTTCAACAAGTAAAGTATGATCAAGTATAATCACAAATTTCTTGCCTTTAGCTTTATTCTCATAAAAGTAATCAATGGTAGATGCTATATCTGCAACAGTACCCGGTGTATCTACATAATATATCGGATATGATTTTATCTGTTGAGAGGTTTGTTCTACTTCTTCTAATAGTGTATTGTCTAAATCACTACTAGAACTATATAGCTGAGCAGTAGTTTGCCTTAACTTACTGCTCAATTTTCTACCTACTTGTCTAGAACTTAACATTTCAAATGAAAAATTAAGTACTACTACATCCTGATTAGAATTTAAGTCTATTAAATCACTTTCAAGCGTATTTACAAATGAACTCTTACCGCTACCAGATATACCTACAATAGTATATATAGTATTAGGTTCAATGCCTCCCATACAGGATTTATTAAACTTACTCCATCTAGTACGTAAAGAAACAATCTCATGATTCTTTCTCTTACGAATATATTCTACTGCTTCGTTAGTAGCAGAGGATATATGTCTAAATGTTAGTGTTTTAGTAGATATATTCTCCATAATTATAGTAATTTTGGTTAGGAGTTTCTACTTTCATTTGTTCCTCAATAGTTTCCCACTCACGTTGAGTGAGCCATTTCCACATAGTTTTCATATAACCTATTTTACCTGTACGCATACGCTCATCTATTTCGTATTTTAAACAATTCATGATATGTTCATGCATTGCTTTAGATTTGCCTACAATGTGGTTATATTCTTTCCTACATTTGTTTACATTAGCTCTGAGAAATCCTTTAGTTCCATCAGGTCTCATAACATAAACTGGAAATTGGTCATAGAACATATCAAACATAGCTTTATCTTCTTTAAGAAGTTCTTCTAGTTTCTCTGTTTTACTTATGACTTGAGTATCTCTATCATACTGGATAGAGATTAAACCTTGAGTCTCTAACTCTTGTATTTCTTCTTCATTAACTAGGCTGAGAAGTCTCTGAATGTCTTGATTGATTGTTTTGATATCATTCAATACAAGTGTTAGGAATACTAATTGATTAATAGATAGTTTTGGTATTCTATCTAAGATAGAAGTGTCTATTTCTAAAATCATAGTCTTATATATTATATAAGCTTATGGTTTATCTGAAATATATCTGATAAGCCTCTGTTAATCCCATAGGCTCAATTGTAACGGTTTTAAATCTCTGATTATCTTATAGGCTTCCATAATATAATACCTATAATTAATCTTTCTTTCTTCAATTGGTTTATTATCAAATTTATTTAGAAGAGTAACACCAGATGCAGTAAGCATATTCTGATACTGTCTTGCAGAAGCCTTATATTTACGTTCTCCTACGTATGGCTCAGTATATGTTATAATTTCACCTTCTTTATGACCAGTATCTTTCCATTTCCACAAGTATCCACCATTAGTAGATGCGTAGAAACGATTAGTTCTTTGTTGCTCCTCGTTCATATATTCAACATGCCATTGTTTACCAGTTTTCTCAGACATTAGAAAATCTCTTATATCTGTACAATTCTTAATTGTATCTTCAACTGATATTCCATCTTTAAAGAAACTTATTACTGCTTTAGGTATAATCTTTGGAGTTAATCCTTTACCTAATTTTACAGTAGTAATAAACATTCCTTTCTCTTTTACTTTGTTATCTTCAGTAATAGCAAAATAATCATTAATAGCATATTGATACATTGCTTTAAAACGATCTTCTTCTAAAGTAAGTTTAGTAAGCTGTTCCCATTCTCTACAAATACTGTTTACTTTAGAATATATATCTTTCTTTAGTAAGACGAATAAACCATCAGTATTTGCTTGGACGATTCGGCATCCAATTTGAGTTAATTTTTCAGCTAACATAAGTAATAGTAACTGTCCGTTGATTCTAATTTTCATAGCAGCTTCGGGGGCATAACAGAAATTATGTTCATTCTGTAAGTTACCTGATAAACCATTTAAAGCTAACTTTAAAGTTTCATTTTTTACTTTATCGCCGTTGTGTTTAGCTTCAATTCGCTCATCTTTAATTTGCTTATATACTTCTAGGAATTCTTTACCTAAATGTTTAGGATAGAATTCATATTCTATAAGCATACTTGGGTATAGAGAAGCTACATCTATATCTATAAGCATTTCATCATCTCTAGGAATAATGATTTCAGGACTATTCACAGAATGAATACCTCCTACTCCTACAGAATAGCGTAAATTATTAAATACAAACTTATTCTCATATCCTTTTCTACCTGGAGATACTATCTGATTTTTCATATCATCTAATACTCTTTGCAGAATAGGGCTATCATATTTAATAAATGGTAATATTACATCTTTCAATGGTATTACACTCATTGGAGATCTTAAATCTTTAATATCCTGCCAAGTTAAACCTGTCTTTTCTAGATATTTCTGAGTTAAAATCTTTATTCCAATATTTACGCCATCTTTACTAAGTACTCTTACTCCATACTCATCTTCAATAGCGATTCGTAAATCAATGTCTTTCTTACATCTATTTAATAATTCTGAAGTAGATTCAATATCATTAATATTATAATCTATCATAGAGTCAAAATCTTCTAAAGGAAGAGGTTTAGTCCAATCACATACAAATTCCTGTACATTAGGATATTGCATTGTTACTTGAATTTCCTTTAAACCTACTCTAAGTTTATTAGAATATAACATAGTAAGAATATCAAAAGTATCAAACCATATCTGATACTTCCAATGCTTCCATGCATCTATATTATCTTCACTCGAAGTAGTTATAGTTTTACTTAGGTTAAATATAGAACTACATATAGTAGGTATATTATATTGCATTAATTTATCTTCATATTCAATTATATAATTGATTATAGGATTATCATAATGCAAGTTATTATAACCACAGAATATAATATTTGCTGGAATATTAATATTTGTAGTATAATAATCTCCCCAAGTAATATATTTATCTACCTGTTTAAAGAATTTAACTAATTCTCTTAGTTGATTTTTCCTCTCTGATATCTCAAACTTATAGATGTCGTTTGTTTCTGTATTTTTTACCGAACAATGAAAGATATTTTGAAATACCTCAATATCATATACGTAGACTATCTTTCCTCGTATAATCATATTATAAGTATTTAAAAGTTAGATCTCATGGTTGGACTCGAACCAACGCGTTCACACTACATAGTAGCGGCTCTACCACTGAGCTACATGAGAAACCAGTTTAAAACATGGAAACAGAAATATTATTAGTTTTTTATGCTGCTAATAACTTATTACGACTATAATAAGTTATACTGTTATCTCCTTCAATATCCTTTACTGTTACTCCTGTAAATGATGTATCTTTCTTGTACTTTTTAGCTAATTTAGCAGCTTTATTCTTTGCTTCATCTCTGGTAGATGCTTCAAAGTTTCCAGTAGCAAAATCGTATACTTTCATATCGTTATCAGAGCATCTTCTTTGTATAGCATATTGGAAATTTCTTTTATTAGGCTTTTCTTTAATAGACAACTCTGCAGCACTAGGAGCTGTCTGTTTACCTTTCTTAGGAGTTAAAGGATTACTACGTACTGACTCATCAAATTTAGCCTGCATAGATTTTCTTGCAAGTTTATCTGCTTTTATCTTCTCTTTGATTTGTTCAGTTGTTAACGTAATAGCTTTAGGTTTAGTGAACATATTGTTCTTAACTATACGCGTAAAATGTTTCTTCTCTTTACGGGTATATCGTATTGTAGGATCATATCCTGCTTTCATAAGAATATTCTTGATTAATTCTTTTTTAGATTGTTTTATAGATTTGTTTTCATTCATAGCGTCTTTTGCTACTTTAGTGGTATATTCAGATTGCTTCTTATTTCCTGCCCACTTTACAAATCCTATTACTTTCCCATTCTCGTCATATTTAATGACTCCAGATGGTCCCGGTTTCTTGCTTACCGTCATTATTTGATAAGCCTTATAGCTTCTACGAAACTTATTCTTGTTACTTCTATGGTTCTTTATACCGGTTCTATTATTTTTCTTTGCTAATATCTTTTTCATAATTTTTGATAATTAAATTGTTAATACTAGTTTAAAGGGGGATTCCCCCTTTAAACATTATTTATGCAGCTAATGATAAAGCTGGAGCTTCAATGTTAAGCTCTGCCTTCTCATTAAAATCTGTAATATCTTTATTAATTTTGTTAATTTCTAATTGTAATTTATTTTTTAGACCTGCAATATAAGCTGAAGTAAGTTCTTCAGTTTTATCTAAGTTCTTCTTTCCTTTAGAACGCTTAAGCTTCGGATCAAGAGTCTTGATCTTACTTAAATGAAACAGCTGTTCAGTCTTTTCACATAAAGTAAAGATATTAAGATAATTATTATCCTTTGGTAATTCTGTAAACTTCTTATAACCCATATTAATACACTGCATATACAGTTTTAATAATATACGTTCTTCAGATAGAGCTTCAATCTTCTGAAGTAATGCTTTTAAGTCATAATTACGTTTAGCTTCTTTCGGAATAACATTTTCTTCTTTAATCTTATTCCAATAGAAAGTAATTTCATTAGAAATTTCCTTAATACGACCGATTTTACCTTTATTCTTATCTCCGAGCAAATATATTGATGTAATTGATTTCATATTGATTAATGTTTTTTAAATGTTAAATACTCGACCAAACTACATCTACCAGTAGTAGTTCCTATGGGATTCAAACCCATAACCTACACATTAGAAGTGTGTTGCTCTATTCAGTTGAGCTAAGGAACTGTGTAGTAATAACTGCCCAATTCAGCAGTAATTACTATAAATAGTACCCAGTTCAGTACTATGAAATTATGTTGTTTTAAGATAATATCCAAATCAATATTTTCTAAATTTTCTTAACTGGCCGAGTACTATAGGAATAACCCGTCCACCAGTCTTAATTCCAACTATTCCATTAAGCCCTTCAAGGTTAATGTCTTCAACATTGGTTATACCATTTTCTCTTGCATATTTTTTGATATTCTCTTGATTAATCCATTTGGAATGTAGTTCCCCATCTGAACAATTCCTCATACAATCAAACAAAATATCAACAATACAATCGAAATCCTTACGTTTCTTTGCTTCGTCGATTATACTCTTAGTAATCTCGTTAAAAGCAAATTCATTTCGAGTCGAATTCGACCCAGTGATTGCATCTGCTATACTAATAGAAGCATCTATAATACTTACCGATTCATAAGTATTAAATAATCTTTGCCACCATAATGGCCCACTTCCGTAAAATAGGAAGACCCGTCCATCTTCTCTAATACTTACTTTTTTAGGCGTTTCTGTACGTCCTCCATTCCAAATCTGAATTTTAGACAATATGGCTGGCTCAGAACATATTAGAATTCGCAGAAGTTCTACACGTAATGAAGAAAGTCTGCCGTTCATAAGCTTCTACTATTTTTCTTCAGTAATTGTAGCAGTTACGTGAATTTCAGTTTCCTGATTATCTAAACCGCACTGCCGTAAATACTCAACCTGCATACGCTGATTCATATCCATATAACCACGGACAGTTTCAGCTAACTGCATACACTTACGTGTCATTTCTTCATAGAAGTTCAACACACTCTGGTTGGATAACTTAGTTAAGTCATTCAACATAGGAAGTTCTTCAGCTGTAAAGAACATAGGCTTAGAGCCTGGTTTACTCAACCGTTCAATACATTCAATTACATTCTGCCGGGTTGCTTTAGTAAATTCAGGATCAGCAAGCTCAAAAACTAATGATGGATCATTCTTCTTTTCATTCAAGATGATTTTCGGACGTCCATCAACATCCTTCTCAAGTAAACTAACTGACTCAACATCAATAGCCTTGAGAATATAAGCTTTTACTTCCTGACGGAAAGTATTCTTACCTGTAGCTACATCTTCTTTCCACTTAAGGTCAGGAGTCTGTGCTACGATTGTAAATATCTGCTGTCCAAAGAAAGGCCCAAACTTCTGGGCTGTTTGCCGATAGCGAGCTAAAATTTGAGCTGCTAAACCCGGAGTGTTAGCTCCATTAATATTATTTTCCATAAAATGTTCCTTTTTGAGTCCGTACTTGATATACCAATACGAACATAGTTATACAAAAAATTGTTAAAGTCTCTCCACCGTTCGATTATTTAATAGCTATTCAAAATTGGAATAGGTGAACTCAATCACATAATCTACTAAGCATAAAAATAATAAATTGAAAATTTATGAGAAATACTCTGTGAGTTACTTCTGATAATTTCTGATATTTTTTGTTTTAACGTCCCGTTTCGACGGTTAAGATTCAATTCCTTCGATGCTTAACGCACCCCTCACCGTAAGCGTATAACGCGATTAGATGCGATATAAGCCACTTTATCATCAGTTCCTTAGAACCTACTGAGTATGTCCGGATATTATCGAAATTCGCTAGAATTACGGTTGTTTAATCTAACATTACTAAAATCATAGACTCATTGCTTATAGCATGACCCATCTATACCATTTCCAGGATTTGTTTGTTTATACTGCACGAACATTAGGATTTCCACCTATCATCGTCTCCTTGTTTGCTTATGGAATACTTTCATCATAAGTGTACTATTGCCCTTACAGAGACAGTGTAAGAAACAACACAGGTAACTAACGACTCAGCGTTCTCTCACATACAATGTTGCGCATTGTACTTTACGAGTGTCTTAACAGTCAGCAATGTCGGTTGGCAGTCGGGGTGACTCGTACTCCTTAACTCCTACTTTACAATAGTAGTTTGAAATCTCTGTACTATCATTGGACTTCCCAATTAATTAAAAAGTTAAATAATTAGAGTTCATTTTGTCATAGCTGACTCTACTCAGCGTAAGTAAAATTGATTCATTAAGTATATCATCATATACTATAATTATTACTAAACTGGTTTTAGGATTCTAACTCTAAAGCATCTTTAATAACTCTATTTACTTCCTTAATCCATAACGATGTTTATTATCCAAAATTCTGGTGTGAACTAGCATAATAAATCAAAGGCATTTACATATCTTGAAATGCTTAAGCTCTGCCGTTTTTTACAAGGAGTTTTCTCTGCATCTCCTAATCTTATTTATTACCACGTAATAACACTTGCTAAAGGTGTCCGCTTCTAAGTTCAGGGTTATAGCGCCCTCATACTCGCATTTTAGACTATTATATTTTAGTCTCGTCATTTCTCATACATTATACTCATCTACACGACAAAACTCATGAGTCACCTTAGACTTGAAAGATGGTATCAATCTCATATACCTCATCCCTTATACGTAAGTTCTTTTACAGCACACTATTTACGATAATGTACAGGATTGGCTCCTGCTCCACGTTAATCAGTCAAGCTTTAACGTTTGCACGTTTAATTCTTGGATCATTGCGTTTCCAGCTTTCATATCCTTACTTTGTATAAGTATGTACCATAACACGGTTATCCTTACATTAGTATTAGTAGTTTACTCCCTTCATAAGTATAAGTTCCAATATCCACAATTGCATATTGCATCACAGCTGATGTATACTGAACACTAGAGTTAGCCTGTTTCCCTTTCTGGACGCACAGTAGCGCTTTTGTTAACCGATTTTGGAGACCGGTAATGCGTTATCTGCAATCTCTTTTTTTCCACGAGCTGGCTGCTTCTTAAGGTGAAACTAACCTTTGCCTCTCGGCTTTACTTATTCTTTCCAAAGGAATAAGTCAGGAACCGTATTGTCCCTGTTTCGTCATCGTGTTTATATCCCTTTTTGATTCTGCTTTTGATAAACTAATACGGATATAGGGATTTCGTTCCCTTTGTACTGTTTAGCACTCAGTGTGTCTTCTCTTTAGTACTGCGTCTTTAGAAGTCTCCAAACGGTTCTCACTTCCTAATGAGGATTGTACACGCTTATCCCCTCTTATGTAGTTTTCAATTACATAAGCTAACATCCTACCTTTTGAGTAATCTCACAGTTTTAGCTGCTAACATATTCTCGGATCATGTAACTTTTCGGGCTATGGAGAAATGATTCCAAACTCCCTGACAGGTGCGACCAGTATTATTATATACCTTACCGCATGACTTCCTCGGAGTGATTTACGCTATAGTTTTACTCCTCTCGAACTGTGATATAATTATAGTATTTATTATACGGTTATTATCACTAACTTTTTACCGTAGGGCTGTCATCTTTAGCCGTTAATCCTTGTTTTGGTGTATTGATGCTTATTATTTCACCAGTGGTAAGATTAATAGAAGCTACTACTTTCTTACCTAGACATATGTCGACAAACTTATTTTTTACATCACTACTACTGATGTAGTCTATTGGTTCCATTTTTGAAGCATCAAAACCATCCAAACATTTACAAGCATTACTTACAGACGAACGTAAGTACTGTTCTACATATAAACAATTAGTTATACTACTGTTAGCTTGGTCTCTAATAAAAGTAGACTGATTACCTTCTACTATAAAGTATTCAGTTTGAGCTTGAATAGAATTCAATTTAGCTCTTGCTTCTCTTGAGTCCTTAATGATACGTGATAGACGTATCATCTGTTGAAGTATAATTTTATTGTTCATATTTATCTACTATTGTTAATGGAGTTGCCGGTGATTCGTCATCAGATACCTTACTTATAGCTTTTACTTTCGGATATCCTGTTGAATTCGTCTTCTCTATTACTTTAGTTTTCCACTTAACTACTGGCTTTGGTTCACCAGTAGTTTTTACATTCACTTTTGCGTCTGTTGTTCCTTTCACAGATACTTCTAATGTAGATAAGTCGACTTCGACATTTATCTCATCTACAGACTTTTTCTCCTCTTTTATTACTTTAGGGAAGTTAGGTAACTCCACTATAGAGGGTATAACAGGCTGTGCCTGTATAACTTCTGTAGTTGCAAACATTTGCCTACCAATGAATACACTGACAACAAACATTCCAACTACAGTTAACATTCTATTATTCATTTGATATGATATTTATTAGAATGGTTATTCTTCTAAGATATGAATTTTTAAAAGAAACTTTTTAAACCAGTTTAGTTTTTTTTTTCAGTCCCTTCAGATTTCTCTTCATTCTTAGGATATTCGTCTTCCTTTGGAGCGATTAAATCTCCTTGACAATACTCTGCAAGACGATCAGCCGGATTTCGATACAGATTAATAATCTGACCTACTACCATACGCATCTTATCAAGCGTAGGAGTCTCCTTCTGTTTGTCAAAGTAATTGGTACGAATACTCCCTAGAACCTTACGGGCAACTTCACGTGCAGCTTCAAGTTCAACTTTCTTACTGTCTTCTACACCATCAGTAGTAATAGTATAGTCGGCAAATAACTTATCAATATAGTCATTGCCTAGTAAGCCAGTAATAGCATTAATTGCTTTATCTTCTTCAGGCTTTGCTTCAGGATCATCCTTCAGTTTATAACGGAAGTTTTCTCCAATTAAAGCACGTAATGCTTCTGCTACTTGTTCTTCACTCCAACCAGCCTTAGACATATGTGTATGCATGATAGAGTGAGCCATACACGGTGAACCTGTCTGTGAAGTATATAAGTATACAGCACGACCTAAACCACGTAAGATGGCTGTAGGTTGGATAATAGAGAATATCTCATTAATCCAATCTGTAACTGTCTTTTCGTCTAATGCAAGCTTCTTATCTGCATTAGTTTCTTTCAGGCCGCGATATACACGATACCATTCTACAGTGTTAACTATATTTTCTGCCACATTCTTCTCTTTAGAGATGAGGTAATTAAGGGCAGTTTTCAATTCCTCATCATTAGTAATCTTGTTAGGATCAAGCTCTGGAATTTCTACTTTTGGCTTGCTGTTTGCAAGTTCTGTAGGTACTTCACTTTCTGAGAAGTTAATAGACATTTGCCCATCATTCCCAGGCAGAGCTTTAGCAGGAGCTAGTTTAATACCTAGCATTTCTGCCATACTTTGCAGCGGTAATACTTGGTCTGCAGCTATCTGTAACTGCAATTCGCCACGTTCACCACGGTCGAACAAGTCTTGACGTACATCGACAAGAGCTAACAAAGTAACTACATCAATGCTACGATTGATGTCTGCATATAACTCAGGATATTGCTTCTTGAGTTCTTCATTGTTAGCATAACGCTGTTGCATTACAAATGCTAACATAGCCTTACCATCAACAGATGATTCTCTTGAACCAATAGGTATACCGGCCGTAGGAATTCCTGTGATAAGGTTTGCAGCACGTTCTACAGCTTTCTTTTCAGGGCTGTTCTTACCTGTTGCATCTTCAGGAATGATTGTAGGAATTTTCTCTTCCTTCTTCTTAGGCTTATCCGGACTTTTAGGGGCATCCTTCTTCGCCTGAACCTTAGTTTCCTTAGCTGTAGTAGGAGCTTTCTTTGCATCCTCTACTTTAGCATCTTTCGGCTTGTTATCTACCTGAGGATTAGTTTCCTCTTTCTTGTTCTCAGTGTTGTTTACTTTAGCTTCAGCTTTTGCTGCTGCTTTTGCTGCTTTCAAGGCTGCCTTTCTTTCAGCCTTACTCATTTCTTTTGCCATTTTTGATAATGTTTTAAAGTGTTAAAATAAAAGTTATTATTAAGTACAATTAAAAAGATGGATTAGTTTAAGAGGTTAACTATCATCCTCTATTTCTGGTGAGTCACGTCCATTAGTAAAGGTATTACTTTTAGTTAGTGCATCGAATAATTCTTCATCTTTAACAATGTAACCTGCAACCCCAGTAAGGCGAATGGTAGTACCTTCTGTCACTGTAGCTACTAAGCTTTGCATGCATGTTAAAGCATCATCATTACTCATGGTGCTAACTAAACTAGTAAGAGAAGTAGTCTTATCATTATCTGACTTAACTACTTCCTTACTTAAAATACCTACTAATAGACCAGCCATAATGGCGAAAACAAGTTTCCACCACATTCCTGTACTACGGAATAACCGTGCAAGGATAAATGCTACAGTTAATAGCCCAATAATTGCTGGTGTCATAATTAGTAAATGTTTTTTAGTTTAACAATTGTTTTAATTTCTCTCTCGCTTTATTAAGGCGAGATTTTACTTGAGACTCAGAGAGCTCAAGATGTTCAGCAATCTCCTTGTAAGAGAGATTCTGAACTGTGCGTAGTTCAAGTATATACCTATACTTATAGCGAAGTCTGTTTAGTGCATCAGATAACTTACTATCCGTCTCATGATAGATGTAGACATCTTCTGGTGAGCTGTCGGCCGAACTGCTTACCTGTAGACAGTTATTATCATTATCTAACTCATAATCATACTTCTCTTTTTTAGTACGTCGTATATAATCAATACTACTATTTATAGCGATAGTTTTTAACCACATTTCAAATGAAATATGATTAATATAACTAGCTATCTTAAAGAAAGCTTTAGTAAACGTTACAGATACTAAATCATCTGTTACATCCTTATTGTGTACAATATTATATATAGTATTGTATATAATTCTGTGATAACGATTATAAAGCTGTGTGAAGGCATATTGTTTACCTTCTTTAGCCTGCTTGATCAGATCTAAAAGCTGTTGTCTTTCTTCATCTGTCATAATTACGGGCTTTAGTGTGCCTATAGAGTCAACCAAGACTCTATAGACTTAAAATGGCAATTCTAGTACATTCCTACAATAATATTCATACCAATCTTTGTAGAATTTATTATAAGTATCCCATATACATTCCATGAATTCTATTTTCATAGGTCTAGTAAGTACACTAGTAGGAGTATTATTAATTAATCCACATAATATTCTTATACGAACCTTTAGAGTTAAATCTTTATCGACTCCTATCTTTTGTATTATCCTATTATCAAACCAAAATATTAAATATTTTACAGTTTGAACTTTATAAGATTCATGAAATTCTAGTTCTTTTAATTCCCTTTTTTGTATTCTTAAAAAGGTATACCACTCAGGTCGCCAGTTAAATGAACTATATTTAACTCCCCAAGTGGTATATATATGGTTTGTCAAACTATAAATTAACATATTGCTGCTTTACTCTTTTAGCTATTTTCATTAGTACTACATTAATTTGGGCTAATGACCAACCTGTAGTCTCTAATATATAAGCTTTAGTTGCGGCTACACCTCGTCCATATATTCCAATATCTTCAAGGTATTTATTAGTAAATGTCTTTAACTGTTCGTCAGTTATAGCGGGCATTTTTGTACCATGAATCGATTGACGATAAGATGGTAATGAACATATTTCTGAGTATTCATACTCTAGAAAAACAAATTTGTCGGGATTCGCTAATACGCTCTGAATTTCAATAGAGTCTTCAGGAAGTATAGTAAATTCTCCTTTCTGTACTAAGTTATTAACTAATAGTGCAGAAGTAATTCTCATACAAGGAACTTCTCCAATTATATTGGCAAGAAGCTCAAAGTTTTCACCTACAATTCTGTAGATACCAGGATGATTGAGTCTCATGGTTGATTAATTTCTTTTTTAAAGTTATTTACTATTCCAGATACTTCTGATAAAGTTAACTCTGGATATTTTTGCATCACTTTATTAACTGCATCAATATCAGATTTAGCTGATCTGAGTAAGTTAATGAACTCTGTTCTTTCATGTTTAGAGTCAAACCAAGCAAAATATCTTACACGCATTGATATTCGTATTCTTTTATTTTACTACTTAATTCATTCCATTTAGTGATATCTATATCAGTAGCATCTACTAAATGTATTATATCACATTTAGTATTGAATACTCTTCTAATATAAGATATTCCTTCTTTGTAGTGATACTTATTCTTATAAGCACGAGGTACTACATTATGAAGACGAGTTATTAATTCAGTCTTCATTCTCATCTCTGTTGCAGCTTTCTCCCATGATTCTGGAAGATTCTGTCTAATAAAATTCATTAATCCCATTTCAAATTAATTTATTGATTAAACTTAATTTTTTATTTGTAGTAAGGGGAGGACTCGAACCTCCGATACCAGCTTTTGATATTATCTCACCGCTCTACCATCTGAGTACTATCCTTACTCCAGCTTTCTACGACATTAGCTTAGCCGTTGGACTCTGTTATCACGCTGCGATACCAGTATAGTCCGTTACATAACTTGTATTGCCAGTTATCTGCTTATTGACCTATTCTATTCTGTTTCAACGGTTCAATACTATTTCACACCCTTATTATATTTTTTTAGTGGATGTGCGCGGTACTGCCCCGCGGTCACCTGAAGGCATAAATAGACCTAACAGTCAATTCTTTTTACAGTTCGGTATTATACCTACTCTATTGTGGGTATATGACCGACCAAAGTCATATACCCTATGGTCTTGAGAATGGTTAGTTCTCTTATACTGATCTTGATAATACACGAATAATAGTTAAAGTATAGATACTTTAAACGATTCAAAGATTCATATTATTCAGTCTAAACTTGATGTCACGACTAGAGCGTTTCTCTATTTCTAGAGGACAATCTTATTGTCGCGATCTCAGACTTATGATCAGTAGTTCACGGTAGTTCCCCATAACTGATTTAAAATTCTGTATGAGACCTGTTAATTCAGGTCCTTGTATGCCTCAGGCCCTAGAGTTCAAAAGAACTATTTCCGACTCACATACTAAGCTATTGATTCAAAGATTCTAAGCTTGGAACCTCTTTTATTTGTTTTGATTTAGTTATCTATTAGTATTAGGAACTAAATCATCGTATCTCCACTGCCAAGAGTCTGGAAAGAGTTCGTTAAGTTCATTTAAGGACTTGTCGATATCCTTTCCAATCTCAATAAGATCCTTGTCGTACTGTTTCTTTAGATTATAAGCTTCCTCTTTCCATGCAGATACAGGTTTCTTTCCACTTACAATCTCTTCTTTCAGTGTAGCAAGATCTTTTAGGTACTGTTTAATACGTTGGTTTGTTCTGTTAGAACGACGAACTTGTAGTACCGCTGAGGATACCGTATATTCGCTCTTCTGAACAACAGCTACTAAATCTTTCGTTAACTTTTCTTTGCGTCGTTCAGCAATTTTCTTTGCTGCTTCTTCTGCAATTTCTTCAGTTACCTTACTTGAATTAGCGATTACATCCTGGATGTTTTCTCCATTTACATCCTCTATAAGGATGTTCATTTTCTTTACTTCTGCCATTTTGAATACAGTTTAATTGATTTAACAATAAAATTTATTTAACACTATAATATAATCTTAATAAAAGAACAATCATCAAAATATCTCTTTTTAGCCTCGATTATAGCTACTGCTATAGTGTTTAGCTTCAATTTAATATCTTTATATTTGTTCTTTTTGTGGATTCTTAGTGCTGCTTCTCTACTACATCTGCTAAAGTATGATATAGCTTCTAATCTTTTCTCCTCATATAAAGTAGGAGTAATAATTATATTGGTCATATAATATGACATTTTAATTTGTTTTTTGTTTTACTCATATCTTTTAGTAAATTTAAGTAATAATTAAAAAGAACTGTTCCTGTCTATTTGTACTTCTTATTCAACAGGAGACTCCCTGCCTTCTCCTGACCTACATATAATGTGGTTGACCGTTGTATAGTCCATTGTACTCTTGATTGACAATTTCCATTAGGGTTCTAGTCTTAAACAGTTCTTTGGGTTGACTGAATCCACCATTTTACTAACAATTTAAATTAGTAATATATAGTATTAAGTAGAGGCTCTGGCGGAACCTCTACTTCTTTACTATTCTTTGGTTGCATTCTGAGTTTACACTCATGAGTACATTCACTACAGTTGATATGATTATCAAGTGTAGGACAATTATTATCTATTTCCATGCTTTCTTACGATTATAGGGCTCCATCTTTTTATGTTTTGGCTTCTTTTTAAATTCCTTTGGAGGCTCTTCATTATTCTTCTTTGCCATACTAGTAAAATTTAAATAGAGGGTTAATATCGCGTAATAACTCAGGTAATGCAGATAAACCGTATTCCTTTAGTACCTTGCGATGTTCGTAATACGCAGAAGTAGTATTTACTTTAGCAATAATACTTACTGGAACACTAATAACTTCACGATTTTGTTGTACTAAGAACTTGCATAGTTCTGAGTTTAACAATTCTCGTGTTTTAAGTGCGGGTGAACCAATAGATGAAACAATCTTCTTACAGAAATCTTCTACTACTGGTATTTGCGGATTAGATGGTCTGTCTACTGTTATAGCAGATGGAATTAAGCACTTAGCTATTAGCGCATTTGTTACATCTATATCTGATAAAATATGGATATTTACAGATTCAGTGTTTACATGTTTCTCTACAAAAGAAGCTAATAATGATGCAAAGATATTATCGTCTTTTATAGCTCCTTCAAATGAAATAACAATTGCTTTCATGTTTTACTTTTGATAAGTTATTTACTGGGAATACTAATAGATACTTCTATTTCATACTCCTCTAATTCTTCAAATAATTTATCAGTATTTAACTTACTGATAATTTCAATAGGTGGATTAACTTCTACTCTCTTACCTGGTACTGTTCTACATAGCTTTTTAGCTCGTTCTAACGATATGCCAAGTACTTTAGTAGTAGCTAATAGATTTGCGAGATAGTGGTCGTTACTGAACTTTATTTCAGTTAATTTACGGCCCTCTTTTACTTTATTGACTACCATTCTTCTTCATCTGAAATTAGATTCTCAAACTCAGTAAAGAAATTCTCTGGATCTTTACAGATAATTCTTGTATTATCTGTCTCTATGACTACAATGTCTCCAAGTTTGTCATTGCAGCTCTGAGTTATGCTGTCAATATAATTAATATTGACTACCGCAGTTTTTGTTTCTTCAGTATCTGTAAAGCATTGCTCTACAAATAAAAAATCTCCAATCTTTTTCATGTTTCTAAAAAATTTAAATTGTTAATAATGACGCCTGGGCACTCAGGATTTAATTAAGTTAGTGCCAACTTAGTTTATAGCATTTGTTATAAGACAAAGATAAACGACTACAATCGTTACTTACTATGACTCTCACTATAGTTTTAACTCGTAAGCAGAAATAGCTGTCAAACTAAATCTTATTGGAGTACATGATTTTAACGTCCGCACGACTATAAATAAACAAAACAATCAGATTCGGCGTAGTATCCTTACTGATATATAATACTACTGCTTAGTTTTACTTATTTACTCCCGCCCCACATGTTTGTCATTTTCTGAGGACGTATACTCTATCTTCACAGACTGAGTATACTAGACTCTAATATTAACTAAAAAGAAGGTCTAGTCTTAAATAGAGTCGTTTACAACAGTTGATATAACATGAGTTTGTATAGAGTCATCAAGATATTTTTGAGCTCTTGCCCCAGATAATACTGTGTTGTACGTTGATGTGTTTGATTCATATATGTAAATTATGTCTTTTATAGACAATGACGTACCATGCTGCATCAAAATATCAATTAATACTACCTTTGGCATAGCTAAAAATACACTATCAACTCTTCTATCTTCTCTCATTTGCTCTCTCATGTCGAGAATATCCTGTATTGTTGTTACAGGTTCCTCAATGATAACTTGAGGATCTTCTTGTATTTCTTCTTGGTTCACACCATTTAAGAAATTGGCAATGTTTTCACGCTCTGCGTAAATCATTGCTCCAAACATGCCTATTAAGGCAATGATTGCTACTATTACCCAAACAGTTCTTCTTGGCGGTTCGGGTCTCGCCATCATTTCATTTTCCATTTTGATAATGTTTTAAAATTAGTAATTAATCTCCCCAAAACCAATCTTGGAGTAGTTCTTTAAAGTTTTCTATTATGTAATTTCCATCTTCTCTCTCTTTTATTTTCAGAGAAGTCCCGACAAGAGCACCGGAAGCGCCCAACCCAGCGTAAGAAGCCAAATAGAACAAACCCGCAGATTTATTATATCCATCTTTTCTGTATAACCAAGAATAGATGTAATAATAATCGAACTTAGGTGTCCAAGGTTTATTATCATTACTAATGAAATTCAGAGCAGCTATAATTGCACTAAGCTGTTCATACAGATTCAAATGCTTATCTTTATAAGTTCTAGGTTTTCTACCTATTACTCTACAAGCGTCTTTGTAAGATTTAATTTCTTCTCTTTTCATACTTTTATTGATTAAAATGTTACTTTATAGTATCTCCAACAAAATATACGTGATGATATAGATAGTACTTTACATATACAGTACTATTTTGGTTTGTAATAGGATTACGTAATGTGAACTTATATTCTTCATCATTAGTAATACTTCTCTCTTTATTGACTAATATATAATTCTTGTACTTCATTTGTAAATCTACAAAATTATATACAGTTTTGGACTCTTCGTATTCTCTTTTAATTAGAATACCAACAATATATGTTATTATTGCTATTACTAATATTCTACTAATTCGATTTAGTTCATAATATTTAATTACTTTTATCATAAATAGATTTTAATGTTAATTACTAATTGTACCCAGAGCGGGAGTCGAACCCGCACGACCAATGGTCAAAGGTGTTTAAGACCTTAGCGTCTACCTATTTCGCCATCTGGGCATTAAATTAAAGTTTACAACTTGATAATTATTAAGGTTAATAAAAAATGCAGGTATTTATCTCGTTACACCTGCGGGTCCGGCAATCCTGTCTTATATACCGCGTGAGCTGGCGGTTAAAGGTATTAGTTTTCATAGGTACAAACTGGAAGATTCTTTAGACCTATTACTTAACACACTCGCCACATGAAGGCTACCTTAATGAGTGCAATCAGTATATCTATATTCACATATAAATATACTGACAACAGTACGCTTACTGTTATGCTTAATTAATCAATCTGTACAATTAAGAATGAAACGATGATTAAATAAACAAATGGCTAATACCATAAATCTAAGGACGAACGAACTTGGCTATATTAAACTATATGACATTTGCGACTGGAAGAAGGTAATATTGCCGTCTAATATAGTTGTTCCTGATTTTAACGTCTGCACTAATACTCGTGACACCACTACTATAAACACGAGATATAAGCCCCACAGGATTGTTAAGGATTCTCACCTTAAAGATGCAGTAATATTTACTGCATTAACTTATTAATAAAACCCTGCTGTAGATACAATTACATTGTAAGGTTCTAATTTTTCTGTAACTTCATCTATTTCTGCTTGCATAACAGCTTTAGGTAATATATTATATTTTCCTATACAACTATTTACATATTCTTTAGTTTGTTTAAGACCAAGACCAAATTGGTTCATTAGTATTTTTATTATCCTCAATTTAGTTTCATTGCCAGCTTCTTCAGATATAAACATACTCATTCTTACTAAGTTTGTTTTGCTTTCTAATTCAGGCATATTTGTACAAGGAATAGGTGTTTCTATAAGAATAGACAGTATATTATCAAACTGTTCCTTTGAACATACTTTAGAAACTGCATCTAATAGACTATTTGTAGACAATTTCTTGTCTTCAATAAGCTTATCTATTACATAATTCTGAATACAAGTTATTTTCTTCATAATTTGATATTATTTATTAATTATTTCTTTCTTAGTATTACAATTTCCTCAAGTTTACATATAAAAAGTAGAAAATGATGGACTAATAACATTAGTAATGGAAGCGGCCATCCAACTATAATCAATAGAGATACTAATATGTCTGCTACTGTTAGCACCTCATATTTTTTATAGCCGTATCTTAAATAAACTATCATACTATATATGCCTAATATTACGTAAAATGTAGCTAATATTACTTTTGTTTCCATATAATTGATTTATTTGTTAGTTAATGCAATAAAAATAATAGAGTAAGCGCATTAATATAATCGATGTTGTGTTATACGACTATAAGCTATGCTATGAACTACGTAGATATACACGTTTCTATTCTCTTACTCTATTAATAACTCTTTGTTACAGCTAGAGTTAATGGAGCTGTCTACATGTCTGTAGAGTTCAACATTTTCCTCTTTGAGGATGAACAGACACTTATTGTTCAGTTAGTGTCAGACTGTTAAGCACCTCATTAAGCCTATCGAGGTATAGCTAATTGTCTTCGCTCTGCTTACTTCGAGCTTGGTTACTGTCTCTAAAAGATGTGCACCAGTTGGAACCTACAACTGCATCTACCACGTGGATTATACTATACTTCCTTACACTCTTGACGGTTGTGCATTACCTATCTCCAGTAGGTTTCATATAGTATTCTTGACTCTGCATTCTTGACACATAAACTCAAATGTGTTCTCTCCCCGACTTGTCACGGTTATTGCTTACGAGAGATGTAGTTGCATTAAGAAGAGAAGTATAATAATATAGTCCTTAGCGCTACCTAAGTCTTTATAAGGGCATACCTAACTTATATTATTATACTTTAACGTGGTTAAACTATGTTTCACAACATATGAGGATAATTTGCATTTCATAGAATAATTACTTTGCGAATAAATCTGTATATCTTAGTTAAATAACCATATAGATAGATATAATACTATCATTGTGATTATTACTGATAACATACCTAATCTTGTATCTCTGTCCATATGATTATTTATTTAGTTAATGATTAAATTGCATTTTACACCTAAAACTTATTCTACTACTTCCTCTGTCATATAATTATCCTCCCAAGGAGTATCCCTATAGTAGTTTAGATTACAATTATGTTTAGTAAAATGAATAAGAAACTGGTGCCCTCAATGTCTTGGGATTGTTACACAACTCCGTAGCTTACGCTACTCCGAAGTTATTGAGTTTTTTTATTTATAGAACAAGCGCATTATTTTTGCTATGCTATTCTCTTGTTCTAATTAGTGGTTACGCGCCAAATGCGGCACCTTGTTGTTGAGCTGGGCCTTGTACAAACTGTGGTTGAGCTTGTTGAGGCTGAGCTTGTTGTTGAGGTTGTTGGTTAGGATTAACTGTGTTGATAGTTTGTCCTCCAACTGTTTCCTGCTGTTGAGGTTGTTCTGCTGCTAATGCACGAGTGTCGTTAGCTGGAATACAGTAATTACTGAATGCTGCTCTTCCGACTTCTTCAGGAGTGCTTCCTCTCATCCATTGCTTTTCTCCACGACTGTCATAGTAATACTGACAGAATACAACTAATTCTGTGTATATTACTGGAACTCCTCCTTGTTTTACAATGTCTCCCGCCATAATAGCTGGTGTGCCTTTAGCTGGATTTGCTGGATGTGCAGACAAGTGCTTCTTGTAAAATGGTTGTGGTGATTTCCAAGACACGTAGCAACCTTCAATAGTTTGGAACATCTCAGGTATGGCTTGGTCTGTTTGACCAATGCCTCCATGTTGTATGCTTAGTAGTGGCTCAAATATGGCTACTACTGGCTTTTGAAAACTTGTGTAGGTTTGTGTTCCTTCCCAAGGACAATCAAGATTGATTAATTGGGAATACAAGTATTTGTTACCTGCATTTTGAACATTTTTGTTGATTTCTCCAACAGGTATGCCTTTTTCATCATACTTTTGACCTACTACTCTTAATACTGGATTTAATAATTGAAACTTTGCCATGATAATATGTTTTTTGGTGAATAATCTATAAGGGCTATATATTACTTGGTGAAGTAATGATGAGCTTTTTACAGTATGCTCAAACTGGAGTGGTTTTTATACACTACCACATCTAAACGTAATCATTATATAACGCTCACATGATATTGCGGGAAGAACTTTTCTGTTTTCCTCCGATTCTTGGCAGACGCAGCTGAATGGGGTTCGTGCGCAGCCGGTGTAAGTACTCAATACCAGATACTGAATACCGGATACTGAATAAAAGCAGGGAGTGCACGACTCCCCGCTATAACCATTTAGAGTGGCTTAGAGTTTGTTAACCATGTTTATTAGCCATATAAACAATAGCATAATAGCACCTATTAATATGCTAGTGATACCTACCATTAGTAGCATACCAAATAGCTGAACATGATTAGGGAACATTGAGGATAAGCCTAACATCTGTACAGCAAATCCCTGAACAACTCCGATGGCTATACAAAGTAAGCCACCTGTGATGAGTCTTTTACTCACCTCTTTAACTTTAGTTAACATAAGTTAAATATTTAAATGGTTAATAATGCAATTCTATTAAGATGAGTATGAATTGTAACTGTTTACTAAGAGATAGCCAGATTAAACTCTGGCTATTCTTGTATAACACTTGTAATGTTTAGCAACAGCATATGCAAGCTTAATAGCCTCATCAATATTGTCTAATAACTTTGTGCCTTGCTTAACAGCACCACTTTTGTAATAAGCATCAATTCTGTACTTCATATCTTGATATATTTAATGTGCATGGTATTACAGTTGTGAATGAATTGAGTAGGAGAGCTATGATTACTCATAGCTCCTATAATACTCCAATGCATCAGCTAATGCATCAACATATTCCTCATCTTCATCTGTGGGAATAAAAATACAATCTGATAAACTCATAATACTTTGATTTTATTGGCGGGGGTGTTCCCGCGATTAATAACAGCCGGGGATGAATTGGAGTAGTACTTCACACACACGCACCACCTCTCTCAAAAAATTTTTATAAAATTTTTTATATTTTATTTTTAAAATATGTTTAATTTATGTTAAATATCTGTAATTATTCTTAATATTTGCGTTATAGATAATATGAAACATAGCATAGATTATTATATAGAACATGTTGAGCCTATGATAGATAATCTAAATAGGCAACAAGAAATACAGATTGATAATACTAAGTTTTTAGTATTAAAAGTGCGTACTAAAGGTGTTACGTATATATTAATAGCTAGTCAATATAACTGGAATGGAGTTCACTACTGGGTATATAATACTAATACAAAACAAGTAGAAAATATAATTCATAGTACTTACCACTTCATGTTTAGATTTAAACAGCGTCACTTATCTATTACTAGACTATCAGAAAATAAACAAATAACAGTATGCATGGTTAATATGTTTAAGTATTCATATAACTTGTTAAACTGTACATCTTCAGTTTATGTTACATATAAGAAGCTATCTAAACTAGGAGTCCCACATATAAGATTTATTACATATATAAGAAAAACTACTAAAAAGAAATAGTATGAATATAGAATACGAAATAATAGGTAATACTATTCCATTTGATAAATCTGCAGAAATGTATAATAGATCTACGTATATAGGTCCTGCAGATGATGGATGGTCTAAAATAGTAAAAGTAGACGATCAGTACTATATGGTACAACAAGGACTACAAGAATACGAAGGACATGTGTACATGAGTCAAGTAAAAATAATATCCATAGAAATTTTAAACTAATATGAAATTAATAGAATCCAGTGTACAGATTATTGAGGAGAAAGACCCTTATAAGATGATAGAGTTAGCAGGTAGAACTTGCTATAAGTCTGAAGATAAGATAACAGAGAATAGCGCTAAAGAGTTTGTAGATCGTATGATTAAGCTTGGTCATGGAGCTATGTTAGAGCACGGCACTGTATATTTAACTATAACAGCCACTTCTCCAGAAGTAAGAAAATACGAAATAAATCCTTATTCTAGAGTAAAAAAGATAAGTGTAGATGGTATTAACGGTAGGGCTTATATAACTACAAATTATCGAGTACTAGTAGAAAATAAATGGCTTGATGATTTAAAATATCAATGTGATCCTACACCTTCCCACGAGAAGCGTATTACAGTCAAATTCATATGTGATAGAGGAGTAAGTCATGAATTTGTTAGACATAGAGTATTTAGCTTTGCACAGGAGAGTACTAGGTATTGTGATTATAGTAAGGATAAGTTTGGAAATGATATTACTTATATTATACCTAGTTGGTTAGACTTACCTGAAGGAAAATACTCAAATTGGGATAATGATTGGTGTGATGTATCCGAACTTAAACTACTTTATCCTGAAGTAGATAATCTAAGTGACCCTGCTAACTGCTTCCTACAGTCTATAAAAAATGCTGAATATTACTATTTTATGCTTATAAATAGAGGTTGGAAACCGCAACAAGCTAGACAAGTACTACCTAATGCAACTAAGACAGAATTAGTAATGACAGGCTTTGAAAGTGACTGGGAACATTTCTTGTCATTACGGACAAGCAAAAACGCGCATCCAGACGCTCAACGGTTATCGTTAAAACTAAAAGAGTTATTATATGACGAAAAATAATTAGTATTGCGTGTATAAACATACGTCTCCGAGTGGAAAATGTTATATAGGTATAACTAGATAGAATCCGATTAAACGCTGGGGTTAGGATGGATGCAATTATGTTATAAAATTGAAAAATGGTAATTGGAAACATCCCGCGTTTGCCCCAGCGATACTAAAATACGGGTGGAATAATATAATACATGAAATATTACATGCAGGATTGACTAAAAAATAGGCTTGTGAATATGAAAAACTATATATAAAACTATACAAAAAGGAACACAAATCATACAACATCACTGACGGTGGTGAGGGGGTTTCTGGCATTAATTTTACGCCTGAACAAATTGAACGTATGAAATTATCACACATGGGTTTAAAACAAACAAAAGAAACAATAGAAAAGCGCGTTAGCAAAAATAAAGGGAAACATAGAACAAAATCTTCTAAGATGAAGCGAAGTAAACCTGTGTTATAGTTTGATAAACATGGTAATTTTATATCTGAATATTTCGGTCTAAATGAAGCTCAGCGTATAACTGGGGCACGGCATATAAGCGAATGTTGCAATGGATACAGAAAAACAGATAAAGGGTTTATATGGAAATGGAAATTAAATGATGGGGGTAGTGGTGCAGCTCATCCAGATGCTAAGAAGTTAGCTGATGAGTTAAAATCATTAATGAATGTTAAAAACATTGAACTTAATAGCGTTAAATAACTATAAATAATGTTAATAAATGTTAAAGAAATAGTAACTAATACATCATATTAGACGTTATATGGGGAGTAAGAGGGGTAAAGTAATAACAGTATCTAGTTAAGTAAAGTGATATAATATTAATTACTCCTACTTTAGATAATCACAAATATAATTACTATGAAACACAAACAAGTTAGAGAAGTAGCTTACTTAGGTAAAAGAGTTTATTTTGGTAATAAACCTTATACTTTAGTAGAGAATGAAGTAAAGGGTATGTGTCAAGGATGTGATTTATATAATTATTATTGCCCTTCTAGGATTACTTCATTATGTACTCAAGGATTTATACTTAAGAGAGATAAACAATGAAAGAAGGAAAGAAGAATGATTACCAAGATGGTAAGCTACGTTGGGACTTGCTACCATTAGAAGAGATTGAAGATATTGTTAAAGTATATACAGCAGGTTCTATTAAATATGGTGATAATAATTGGCAGAACTTAGAGAATGGCTACCAACGTTATAAAGCAGCTATGTTAAGGCACTTACTTGAATATGAGAAGGGCAATGAAGTTGATAATGAAACTGGTTGTCATCACCTAAGTCAAGTAGCTTGGAATGCAATAGCTATGCTTTACTTAGATAAACACGGAAAAGGAAAAAACTATGACATTAAATGATTAGGAATTAGCAAAGATAGTAAGAGATAGAATACCAGTAACAATAGACAACAAATAGTTTATAATAGAGTCTAATCCAATAGGTAGTTGTGATGGCTGTTATTTCTTAAATAGAAACTGCCCTACTTTGGCTAGACGTTATTGTTGTTCTAATGGCGGAAATATATTAATATTAGAGAAACAAAATAAGAAATAATACGTTATTTGAGTATTAAATATAGAATATTATGGAAGATAAAGTACTAGAAACAGTAGTAAATGGAATTAAGTATACTATGTTGAAGGATGTGTTGGTTAAACCTCTAGCACCTGTCATGGTTACTAAAGAGATTACAGAGCAGATTCCTACAGGTGAAGTTGATGAAGATGGTTTCAATAAGTATGATACGCAAACTGAAACTAAGGAGGTAGAGTCTGAGTATTCAACAGGTGTAGTACTGAAAGTTCCTACATGCTTAACAGAATGTGAATATAAAGTAGGAGATACTATTGTTTATAATAAAAAGTTTGCTAAGGACTTTGATTTGTTTAAGGATAGTCAATTAGTCAAACCATATGATATAATTGCTATATCAAATACAATTTAAATTTGCTTAACTCATTGTTAGAATGAACCCTGGCGTTAGTCAGGGTTTTTTATTATCTATATAATAAGTGTTAATAAATGTTAACAGATTTTAACATTTATTTATTCTACCGTTTATAGATACATAAACATTTAAAATAAATATTATGAGCTACAAAGTAATTAAGGAATTTGGTTCTGCTAAGAAAGGTGATGTATTAGCAGAAGATGAAACAGGTTTAGTATCATTTAACATTGCTGAAGATAATTACACTAGAATGATGTCTTTAGATTATGATACTGCAGATTACTTATGTGAAGAAGGTTACCTTTTAAGTGTTGATGATGAAAGTAAGTATAACGTAGATGCTACTTTAGAGCTCATTGATGACTTACTTAAGAAATACGAAAGTAACTTAAAAGAGACTAATGAAAAAGCAAATAAAGGCGAAATACAGCCTTGTGTTAAGTTAGAAGCTGAGACAGTATATTATAACTTAAATAAGGTTTTAAATAAAATTAAGGATACGTTAACAAATGAATAAATTGGTAAAAAGCGTAAGCAAAGCCGATTTAAATACAGAATTCTTAAAGAGCCTTAATGGTATACTTGATCTTACTGATAGGGAGCTAGAGTTACTGGCTACGTTCATAGCAATAGATATTAACACTCCTAAGCTCCCTAACATAAGTAAGAATGTAATATCTACTGAAAATAGGAAGTATATTAGAAAAGTATTAGGTATTACTCCTGATAATCTCAGTAGATATATAACTAAGTTTAAGAATCAAGGTATATTAATTAAAGGTAAGATTGAAGATGAAGTTGTAGTAAATAAGGCGCTTATACCTGAAATAATCGGCGATAGAGTACAAATTACTATAATATTAAGAGTAAATAAAGATGAAGATTAAAACAACAATAGTAAGACCTGGCACTATATTATGTTGGAAGGAATATAACATATTTACTAAGTTGTGGAATAAGTTAAAGAAGAGAGACTTACCATATAATAAGTTTGAGATTATTCCTACTAGTATAGAGTTACTTACAATAGATAGATATAATTTTGTTGCATATGCTCCTATACGTAAATATAGTAAACAGGAGATACACAAACTACAATCTGTTTATGATAATTGTGTAAATGATAGAAATTGGGAAGATATCAAGGCTATAATCAATATAGTAAGACCTAATACATTTAATGATTATTCTACTTTAGAAGAATGTAAGTATTACAAAAAGATAGATTTAAATGAGGAATCAAGTGAGTATATATACTAAATTAAGTAACAAGTATAACATACCATACCCTATCATAGAAGTAATATGTAACAGCCCATTTAGGTTTACTAATAGTATCATCTCTAACTTAGATCCTAAACCAGTTAGATTCTCTTACTTAGGTAAATTCAAATTAAAGAAAAGATATGAAAAAGAAACCGTATGATGTTTATAGTCCTGAGATATACCCTAGACTATTATTTGTAAGTACTAATATTGAGGATTTAGATAAATATTTTATATTTCTTGATGTATACGGTAATAATGATGGAAGTGAATACAACAAGTTATTACAAGAAATAGATAAATATGATGGAGGAATGGTTACTTGTAAAGTAATACGTAAGAGTGATAATAAATACGGTGTGATAGTGATAGCTGTTACTAGTACAGAAGATATTACTCCAGATATGATTCCTCATGAGGCAGTACATGTTGCAGATTACTTTTGTGAACAATTAGGTTTATATACGCAAGACTTTAAAGACGGCAATGAAGCGTATGCCTACTTAGTAGGATGGGCTGCAGGAAATATAAGTAATACTATCTGTAATGAGTTAAAAAACAAAGAATATGACAATTGAAGAAAGTAAAATGATGTGGAAATTAGAAGTGGAAAACAATAAACCACTCTATGGTTCATTTAGTAAGGAAATGAAGCGCCTATATAACAAAGTAGATGAATTAATTAATGAAGGCGTAATTACTTATGAAGATTTCACAAATGATGTAATTGACAGTATTACTACTACTATAGTAGATAATGGGAAGAGTAATGCAGAACCTAGTAGAGTCGATCAGGTAAATGCAATGTGTGATATGCTATTTAAGAAGTATGAAGAATATAAAAAAGTAGAGCATACAGGAGGAGATAGAGAAGTTTTAGTAGATAATACAGAATTATCAAATAAAACCAGATTATGTGAATCCGAATGTACCGATGGGGCGTGCTAAGGAAATTATAGCGAGATTATAGAAAGAATATTATTTAGGTTATTTAATTGATTGATTATTATGATTAAGTATATTTGTTCAGTAGATAGAGGTACGGTTATTAGTTACGATAAAGAAGTAGAAAATGTTAGCTTACTAAATCATTTTTATGTAGACTATACGTGGTATATTCCTGAAGATGGAGAGTGGATCTATACAAAGAAAGATGGTTCTAAAGAGAGAAGGAGTGTTACTAAAGGCACTATGGTAATAAAATTGTATCCTATAGATAAAGAAAGTGATGCAGAGTACATCTTTATTGAAAATGATGAAGTAAAGAATCACTATAACAGATTGCTAGAAAAGGGGCAAGAAGAAAAAAAGAAATCTACTTCTTGTGATATTGAATGTGATTGTGCTTGTGAACCTGTACAGTGTGGTTGTTAATATGGATAAATTATTGATAGATCAATACGGTAATGCTATTTTATATAAAGTAGATACTAATAGCATTAAAAATGTATCTGATAACTTTGAATGTAGAACTATATATATAGCATAGTAGGATGGTCAAATAATAACAGAAGAAGAAGTAATAGACTATAAACTAGGAGACATTGTACTTATATTAAGTAAATATGATAGTGTAAGTAGTAAGTGGAATCTAAAGCCGATAGTCTGTTCTGATGCTTTTGCTAAAGACGATCTTATAAGATGGAGTAAAGAAGATAATAAACAAGTTCTTACGAATGAAACTATTTGATCTTATTGGAGGTAAAGTAAAAATACACCCAGATGCTATAGGCATCCCATGCTTTAGAAGAGTGTGGGATGCAGATAAACCTGATAAGGAGCATGCTACTAAAGTAATAAGTTACATTGTACTTATGAATAAATGGGATAGCCCTTATGTACAAAGTATGGATGAAGACAGTAGAGAACTTAAACTGAAAAAGGAAATATTCGATGATGAGAATTACAAATTGACGGCAGAAGAATTGATTTGTGAAGATGAATATAAAACCTTACTTAATACTAGAGCTCTACAAATGTTAAACAATATGCGTCTAAAGTTAGATAGTGTGAGTAAGTACTATAAAGAGTCATTAGACGATACTTTAGATGAAAAGAAGATTAAGGACTTGTTAGCTGGCATGACTTCCGTTGGTGGAGTACTTAAGAGTATTGATTCACTAGAAACAATGGTTAAAGCTGAAGAATTAGCTATAGGTAAAGTTAAAGGAGACGCTAAAGTAAATCCATATGAGTTGGCGAAATAATACATTAAAATATAACTAAATATTAACAACACGTTATAGTGTATAAATGAAAATATTATGAATAAGAAATTTACGATTACTATAGACTTGACTAAGGATACAGAAGAAGTATTTAGACAGATTGAAGAAGCTTCTGAATATTTGAACAAACCTGTAAAGAAGTCATTATGGCAAAGAATTAAATCTTGGTTCTAAACCATCAGAACCCTTACGTGGAGGGTAAGAATATCCACGTGCACTGTCCCTTTGCGTACTGGCTAGCGCGCCCGGCTCTTTTAGGTAGGAGCTTTACGTAGAAATATGTATTGAAAAATCTCTCTAACAAACAGAAACCTCGTAATAGCGATATTACTTTGGCGATGGCTTACTAAATTCAGCATCTGCTGATAAATGGCGTAGAGACTATACGGGAGAGGCCTAAGTTCTAGTAGAATATGGTCATGAAATAGTCCAGACTACAACTTCTCACTGAGAAGGCTTATGTAAAAGTAAGAGTAGCATGAACCCGGGAGGAGTGGGATCGATACCTACAGGGACTACTAATTTAAAATACCAGTCCTTTGAAACTATAATAGCAGAAGGAAACTTGTTGGATAGGTAGTTATCGTGAACAGGTAGTCTGGGGTAAACGTTAGCCCAGGTGGGGAGTACTAAATATACGGCGTATAAATCCCTAGCTCAAGAAACTAGGTTACAGCTACAGAAATCTCCCCAATTTCTGTTAAAAAACATATAAATATCATTTGAATGGAAGGGGTTCGTTGTGAAACGCGCCCCTTTTAAATATAAAGCGTACTAATATGGATAAACTTAGAGGTAAGAATGTAACTTTTTTTATGCAGAACGAACTTGATGAGTATTCAATTAATCTGGAAATGTGGAATATGGCGTTGGGAGAATTAGAGAAACAAACAGGAAAAACTATAAAAGAAGCTTTAAATAATCTCATCAAATAGTAAGAACAAGAATGGTAGACTTCAATAAGAAGATAGTAAATAGTAATAAATTTAGAGGGCCAGCACTATAGTTTATAGCTACTGGTTCTTATTGCGTATATCCAGAAGGTACTTCAGAATATTTTAAGTTCTGGGATGAGGAAAGTAAAAGATGTGTAGATGGTTATACAGCTGATGATGGGGATTTCATTAGTGGGTATAACTATTTTTATTTAAACTATTGTCCTATATCCCGTATAGTCAATCATATTACTACAGATGAGTTTGGAAAGACTAAAGTAAAGCGTGTTAATGAGGTGACATTTCCTGACTTCTGGGATTATGATTATTACTATTTTAATGCAGTATAGGAGGCTCAAGAATAGGGCAAACACTTATGCTTACTTAAGTCTAGACGTAAGGGTTTCTCATACAAAGGCGGTTCTATGGCATGTCGTAATTTCTATCTAATACCATACTCTAAAACCTTCATATATGCATCAAATAAATAGTATTTGACAGATGATGGTATTCTTACTAAAGCTTGGGATTATATGGACTTTATAGATAAGAATACTGCGTGGGGTAAGAAGAGATCAGTTAACACTTAGATGCGTAGACGTGCTGGATTCTATACTAAGGATGACTATGGTAATATCATAGAATTAGGTTATAAGTCAGAAATTATAGGTGTTACTTTGAAAGATAATCCTGATGTAGTACGTGGTAAGAAAGCTAACCTTATTATGTTTGAGGAAGGTGGTTCTTTCTCTGAATTAGGAGCAGCATGGCAAATCGCTAGACCTTCTGTAGAGGTAGATGGTATAGCCTTTGGTACTATGATAGTATGGGGTACTGGTGGTGATGAAGGCTGTATTACAGAAGACAATCTAGTATATACTAGTGACGGTAGACAATTATCTATAAAAGATATTACCAAAAAGGATAAGTTAGTAGGATATGACAATAATAATAAAATAGTCACTGAGGAACCTATTAATTTTATAAATATACCTAGCAAAAAAGAATGCATTAAGCTTACTACTAACTCAGGAAGAACAATTGAGTGTAGTATAGATCATCCTATTCTTAGCAGTAATGAAAAAGATTACAACGATTGTTTAAAATTCGATTGGCATTAGGCACAAGAATTAGTAATAGGTAATTATGTAGCAATAGCAAAAAGTATACCATACTTTGGATAGGATTCTATTAATAATGCTAGAGCAATAGGTATATTTATTGGGGATGGTTCTTACATGAATAATTCTTCTGTTAGACTAACTTCATGTGATGTTGAAATTCAATCGTTCATTGAAAACTTATACCCATGTGTTACAACTGGTAGTTATACTACTAAAGACGGTAGAATATTAAAAGAATTAAGAGTTCGTAAAGCTAAATATGATATAAACAAATTAGGTATATCTGGACAAACAAAAACAAATAAACGATTACCAGAAATTATTAACACCTGTGATAAAAGTAGTATAACTGAACTTTTAGGAGGATTATATGATACTGATGGTTGTGTTTCCACAATATATTATAAAAAACGTAATAAGTATTCTACTATAATAAACCTTACATAGAGTAGTGAAGAACTATTAAAATAGGTGTTATATCTTTTATAGAAATTAGGAATAAGGGGTTATATTTATAAAGTAAATAAAAAACCATCTAGAAATAGTGTTTGTGAAAATTAGAACAGTGTATATTACTCTTTAGATATTCATGATAGGGATAGCATTATTAATTTTCATAAAAACATAAAATTTCTAGTCAAGTACAAATAGAAAAGATTAGAATAGGCCGCTAAATACTATGAAAATCAAAAATCTTTACAAAAAGATAGAGGATTTTATTATGAGAAAATAGTAAACATTGAAAATGTAGGGGCAAAAACTATTTATAATATAACTGCTGGAAATACTCATACTTATCTTGTAAATGGAATTATTACTCATAATTCTGCATTTGAGACTATGAAGGATATGTTCTATAACCCTGATGGATATAATTGTTTAGGGTTTGATAACATATGGGATGAGTCTGCTACTACTAATAAATGCGGTTTCTTTGTACCTCAATATACTAACTTAGATATACGTGATGAAAATGGTAAACGTATATATATGGATGAGGACGGTAATACATACCGTAAGAAGTCTTTAGAACACATATTAGCAGAAAGGCAAGTAGTAATAACTAATGCTACTAATAACGCAGCGGTTGATAGATACGTTGCAGAAAGACCTATTACTCCAGCAGAAGCAATGTTAGAGTTTAATGGTAACATTTTTCCCAAAAAAGAATTGCAAGAGCAGTTAGCGTTACTTAGGACTAACAAAAAATTATAGAATCATAAATAGGTAGGTGATTTAGTATGGCAACCGGATGGTAGCCTTAAATGGGTTATTAAAAAAACTGGAGATATAACACACTACCCTTTGAGAACTAAACGCGATGAAGTTACTGGAGCATTAATAGGCGATGATCCTACTGGATCTATAGTAATATGGGAACATCCTAATAAAGATGCTAGTGTTGGTTTATATATTGCAGGTATAGACTCATATGATTATGACGAATCAAGTACTACATCATTAGGTTCTTGTTTCATATATAAAAGAGTATAGTCTATAGAGTAGTACTCAGATATCATAGTAGCGGAGTATACTGGTAGACCTAAATCAGCAGAAGATTTCTACGAAAATGTGCGTAAATTGCTTATATACTACAATGCTAGAGCTATGTATGAGAATCAAAATAAGGGTATATTTGTTTACTTTACTAATAAGCATTGTGACTACTTACTTGCTGATCAACCAGATATAATCAATGATATAGTAAGTAATTCTAAAGTAAATAGAAAGAAGGGCTGCCACATGAATAAGCAAATTAAGCAATGGGGTTGGGGTCTAATAAAGGATTGGCTAAACGATATTAATGCAGATGGCAAGAAGAACTTATACAATATAATGTCGGAACCGCTATTAGAGGAACTTATAGCTGCAAATGATGTAGTTAACGTAGACCGTGTAATGGCGTTGACCCAAGTAATGATATATAGAGAATAGCTATATAATGTTAAAGTAAAAGAGATTAAAAAAGAGAATAGAAATAGGGTACTGTTTGAAGGCCCTATATTTACTCAAGAATGGTTTCGTGACGACGAAGCTATAGATAATATCGAAGCATATATGTTTTAATTATGAATAATATTAATCAAATGCCAATATAGAAACTTCCTATGTCTAAGAAGACAAAAGACTGGCAAGAAAGTTGTATAGACTATGTTATAGGCCGTAGTTTAGGAGGTTCTAGAAATGGTAATAACAGAACTCGCAGAGAGGAGATGCAGACGTACTATGATCTTTATAATAGTATATACAATGAAAAAGATCTAAAGTATGTTACTAATCCTTTTAAACAGCAGGACGGCTTTCCTGCAATGGCTTAGGATTATAATATAATTAAGCCTGAGATAGATTTACTGTTGGGAGAAGAGACTAAAAGACCATTCAACTTCAGAGTAGTACGTACAAGTGATATAGCTGCTAGTGAAATGTAGGATAGAGCTAAATAGCTTTTAATAGATTACATTCAGGCTACTATAATGAGTAAATTAGGTCCTGAAGAACAAGCTAGATACTAGGAAGCTTTACAGAATGGTGAGATAATGACTCCTTAGTAGATACAAAAATACATGAGTAAAGACTATAAAGATATAGCAGAAGTAACTGCATACCATAGTCTTAATTACTTAAAGAATAAGTTAAATATTACTCATGAATTCTTTAAAGGTTGGAAGGATGCTTTAGTTGGTGGTGAAGAGATATACTATGTAGGTATACTAAATGGAGAACCATGTTTAGAACGTGTTAATCCTATCTACTTTGATTATGATACTGAAACGTCCGACTTGGAATTCATTCATGACGCAGAATGGTGTTGTTATGAAATGAATATGTCTGTAACTGAACTATATGATAGATTATACGATAAGATGTCTGAGAAACAGCTAAATTAGTTGTTAGATATGATGGATCAAGCTTCTAAAGGAGGTATAAATCCTGAAGTAAGAAAGACATCTTTAGACTACACTCACATTAAAACTCATACTATTAATGGTTTTAGCAGTAATCCATTTGATAGTACTAATAGTGTGAAAGTATGGCATTGTTGCTGGAAATCATTTAAGAAAATAGGTTTCGTTACCATAATTGATCCTGAATTAGGCGAGCCTAAAGAATATCAGGTAGACGAGAGCTATAAAGAGACAGGTATGGAACTCAATGTAGAATGGAAATGGATTACTGAAGTATGGGAAGGATATAGAGCTGGAGAAGACTTATATATAGGAATACAACCATTAGAATATCAATATACTTCATCTGATAATCCTAACTCTTAGAGATTGCCTTATACTGGAGTAGTATATAATAATACAAACAGTAGACCTCGTAGTTTAGTAAGCATGATGAAACCATTACAGTATATGTATATTGTACTATGGTATAGACTTGAGCTTGCTATGGCTAGAGATAAAGGTAAAGTAGTAAATATGGATATTACTTAGATACCAAAATCTATGAATATAGATGTATCTAAATGGATGCATTACTTATCTGCTCTTGGTGTAAACTTTATTAATCCGTATGAGGAAGGATGGGACATACCTGGTAGAGAAGGAGGTAAACCTAGCCAGTTTAATCAGATTACAGCGTTAGATCTTACTATGGCTAATACCATAGATTAGTATATTAATCTTATGGATAAGATTGAAAGTATGCTATCTGAGATATCTGGAGTAAGTAAACAAAGAGAAGGTTCTATTTCATCTAATGAATTAGTAGGTAATGTAGAACGTTCAGTAGTACAATCTGCCCATATAACTGAGCCTTGGTTCTGGACACATAATCAAGTGAAGAGAGAATGTCTAACAATGTTACTTAACACAGCTAGATATGCGTGGAAAGATGGTAGTAAGACACATTTACAGTATATATTAGATGATGCCACTAGAGCCTTTCTAACCTTATCTGATGAGATGCTCTATGAAGATTTTGATATCTTTATAGAAGATACTACTAAGAATCAACAGTACATAGAAACTCTTAAGCAGTTGATGCAGCCTGCTATGCAAAACGGAGCTAGCTTACTCGATATAGCTGAAATTATTACTATGGATAATATTAGTATGATTAAGTCTAGATTAGAGGAAATTGAGCAGAAACGTATGGAGCAGCAACAAGCTATGGAACAAGCTCAAGCAGAACGTGAACAGCAAGCTATTCAAATGCAAAATGAGATTAAGGAAGAGGAGCTTATGATTAAAGAAGCAGAAATGGATCTTGAAAAATATAAGATAGATCAAGATAATGCTACTAAGATTACTGTAGCTCAACTTAATGCTTATAGAGGTGCTGAGAATATGGATCAAGATGGTAATGGTCAAATTGATGTAATTGAAATTGGTAATCAAGCTTTGTAGCAGTAGAAGATTAATTCTGATGCCGCTAGTAAATAGTTAGAACTAAATAACAAAGCTAGAGAAGCTAAAATGAAAAAAGAAATAGAAGATAAAAAATTGTAGTTGGAAAGAGATCGCATGAAACATGAAACAGAACTGTAGAAACAGAAAGACAATGAAGCTTACAAGAGAGAACAATTGAAAGCACGTACAGCTCTGAAAAATAAAGTCTCAGGCGAAGGAAAAAAGTAATAATTTTATGAAAGAAGAATGGCGAACAATTAAAGGAACGAATGATAAGTATTCAGTTTCCAATTTAGGAAATGTTAAAAGAAACGAACATTACACTATAGTTAGTCCAACTTCACAGCATCCTAATGGAGCAAAAATGTTCTATGAAGAAAAGGAAGTTAAAGGATACATAGATAAAGAAGGATATAGAATAGTATATCTACAAGCATCCGATAAAAAAATAACTAAAAAAGTTCATAGGTTAGTAGCAGAAGCTTTTATACCAAATCCTAATAATCTATCCCAAGTAAATCACAAAGATGAGAATCGTTTAAATAATTCTGTACAAAATCTAGAATGGTGTGATGCAAAATATAATGCCAATCATGGAACAAGAAAAGATAAATTAAGAAAGATTTCTGGAATACGTGTAGCGCAATATGATTTATCTGGTAATCTAATAAAAATATGGGATAGTATATCACAAGCTTCTCAATATTTTGGAACTAAAACTACAACCGGTATTAGAAGAGTTTGTAAGAAAGAACCCGGTAGGAATACTTATAAAGGTTTTATATGGCATTATGTAGATAAAAAAGTTATAGGTGATTCTTCTTTAAAAGAACAGATTTTGAATAATAAAGATATTTTATTAGACCTAATTATTAATACCTTAACTATAGAAGAATAGATATTACTAATTAAAACCTTACAAAATAAAATAAATTATGAATTGGTTTAAAGAAACATGGTGGATAATTAAATAGCTATTCACTAAAGTAAAAGCAGATAAAGTAGAATATAAACATATGGATCACTATCCATTTAGCGGTTATTCTGCAATGAGCTGGTGTGGTTACTTGTTAAGTAGAAAACCTGAATCTCAGATTAAGCCTACTACTTGGAATCACGAAAATATTCATCTTTATGAAGCTAAAGATAAGAAGAGATGGATAAGTTATTATTGGTCTTATGTATGGGAATGGATTAAAGGTAACCCAATTATATACCCTGCATCTAGTGCTTACTATACTATTCCTTATGAGATGGAAGCTTATGCTAATGACGATAACTTTGATTATCTGAAAACACGTAAGCCTGAAGATCTTGATAAATATAAGATTAAGAATAGAAAGAAGACTTATAAGGCCAATAAGAAAAATTGGAGACAATATCTTAAAACAATTAAATAATAGGAGGAATTAATTATGGCATGTGGAGGTAAGAAATCCGGTAGCTCTAAGAAGAGTAAAGGCGGAAAGAAATAATTGAAAGATTATGGATAGACAAGCATTTAAATAGAGAATGCAGAACCTAAAGTCTTACCGGGAGAATAATCCCGGTAAAGGCTATTGGGATTGGAAGGTAGAAGCATTTGCAGATGGTGGTGTGAGTGATAATCTTGTTGGTAGTTATTCTAATCATACTGGAACTCCTACAATGTATGTACCTGTTACTAAAGAGTACGAAGCTGTGCCAGAAGGTTTTGGAGAAATAGTAAATGTCCATACACCGGAAGTAACTATTACTCCTTAGAGTAACATTAGTCTTGTAGAAGCTGTAGATAAAGGTCGTAGAGATGCTGCTCCATATGTTGGCGCAATTGTAGCCGGAGCTACTTTACCAGCGATGAGTAGTACTAATATGTTAGGTAAAGCCATAGACTTAGCGAATATAGTTTTAGATCCAACAAATCCAGCAAACTATGTAAAAATACCAAATATAAGACTTGGAAGATGGAGCGCAAAGTTTCCAGAATATGGTAATCAAAATAAAGCTTTTCGTTAGGTAAATGTAGATGCTGTTGATGATTATATTAATACAGGAGTAGTTGGCCCAGAATCAAAGGCTCATAATGCTATGCGAAGTGCATAGAATGCAAATAAAAATTCTGGAGGTGGCTCAAAGCGTTTATTCATTCTAACAAAACATTTTGACACACATGTAATGTTTAATAAAACTAAGCCATTCTATGGAAAAGATAGTAAATATCCTAGAGTATTAGTTGGAGACTTAAGAAATCCGAGAATAAATTGGAAAAAAGTAAATCATAAAGGGCATAAGAACATAGTTGAACCAGTAGATCCTTCTGCCGGTAATTTTACTGTACCTATAGAAGAATTTGATATTTGGCGTAAGGCGAAAATTGGATGGTTGCGTGATTAGAAAGCAAATAGATTTGCAGAAGGTGGTCAGACAGGTGATCCTGAGAAGGAAAGATTCTATCAGGCTACAGGTAGAAGTAGTAGTGGTAGACCTCTAGAAGAAGGTTTAAAACCTGTGTTCAGTCTTGGAGATGCTGCTAATATGACTCCTATTGGTGATGCTATATCGGTTAAAGATACTTATGATGCAGTAAAGAATAGAGATTGGTTAGGTGCTGGACTAGCCGCTCTTACAGTATTACCTTTTGTTCCTAGTGGTTTAAGAAATGTAAAAGCTGCTGCTAGGTACATTCCTACTGTAAATAGAACTGAACAAAGTTTAATAAATCAAGCTCTAGGTAATATTAGTAAGAAAAGAGATTATTTATCAGATATAGCTAATTCTAGAAATAGAGTTCTAGAAGATATTAATACAATACCTTATCGTAATAGAGCTGAATAGGCAGATAAAATATTCGGTACTAATTATAGTGAAACTTATGATCTGCTTGATGATTTGTATCAGCATAGGTACTTTGATTTACCTGAAGTTCAACCCAAAGATATGGTAGCTTCTGGAAGATTATAGGCTAAACCATTTGCAGAAGAACGATTTAATAAGACTGGAGTAGGAGCAGAACCTAATGAGTTTGATTTATGGGTAAATACAGGAATGTATAGAGATCCTATGCAATTAGCTAATCACGAAATGAATCATTATACTGATTATATAATTAGTAGAAATATAGATACATCTGTCAATAATAATATGTTAAAGTAGTTAGAGAATTCACTAAAATAGACAGACGCTACTGACTATTACAGAAAAGGTACAGAATAGAAAGCTTATATGAATTAGCTAAGAACTATGCTCAAATAGAATGGAGATATATAGAATTTAGATGAACCAGTATCGTCTACTCTACTTAAGAAGTATCTAGATAAAATGTCTGATAGTGATCCTATAAAGAAGATGTTTAAACAGCATAAGAATATTAATGCATATACTAAATGGTTTAACGCTATTCCGTTGCTTGGTACTACTGCATTAGGAGCTAATGCTTACTTTAATAATAATAAAAATGAGTGATCTGATAGATTATACAGGTATCATGCCGGAATATCCCATACCTTCATATAAGTATGGTGGTATTCATATAAAGAAAAAGAATAGAGGTAAGTTCAATGCTTTAAAGAAAAGAACTGGTAAAACTACAGAAGAACTTACTCATAGTAAAAATCCATTGACACGTAAGAGGGCTATCTTTGCTCAGAATGCGAAAAAATGGAAACATAAAGGAAGAAAGAAAAAATAATAAATCTAATTATATATAATTATGGATAATATAACATTGAACGGTTTTGAGGTGTTTGAAGAACTCATGCCAGGAGCAAGTGTAAAGAATAAACCTATTGTTTCTCCTACTAATGAGGAAGAGGAAGAAACAAAAATTGATCTTGAAGGAGTAGGAGAAGAACTCAGTGAAGAAGAATTAAATAATATTCGTAAGAATACTAAAACTGAACCTGAGGAAGAGGAAGAACCTAAGGAAGAAGATGAAGAAGTAAAATCTAAACCTAAGGCTAAACCTAAGACTACTACAAAAGAAGAAACAGAAGAACCTGAAGTTGAGGAAGAAGAACCAGAAGAGTCTACTGATGAAACTACCATAGTAACAGGTTTCTTTGATTCTTTGTCTGAAAAGTTAGGTTGGGATGACATTGAGGATGATGATAAACCCAAGACCGTTGAAGATCTTATTGATTACTTTAACGATGTAATTGAAGAAAACTCAGTACCACAATACGCTAGTGAAGAAGTTGAGCAACTTGATAAGTTTGTTAAGAATGGTGGTAATTTGAGAGATTATTTCTCAATTGACAATGAAATTGATCTTGATGATATCGATCTCGAAGATGAAAGTAATCAGAAGTTAGTATTGAAAGAATTCCTTAAAGAAAAGGGTTTTAATGCTAAATAGATTGAAAAGAAACTTACTAAATATGAGGAAGCCGGTATTCTTGAAGATGAGTCTCAAGATGCTGCTGAAGCTCTTAAGGATATAAGAGAGAGTAAGAAACAACAGCTATTGAAAGATCAAGAAAATGCTGCTAAGCTTGCAGCTCAACGCCAACAGGAGTACTTTGATACCGTTGTCAACGAAATAAAGGGCATGGATAATATCCGCGGTGTTAAAATTCCTGAAAAGGATAAACAGATACTGTTGGAATATATATTCAAGCCTACCTCTGATGGTATGACTAAATTCCAAAAGGATTGGTCTAAGAGCGTAAAAAATTTAATTGAGTCTGCCTACTTTACTATGAAAGGAGATACACTTGTAAAAGCCGCCGAAGTAAAAGGTCAAAATGCAGCTATTAACAAGTTTAAGAATAGTCTTAATAGAACAGGAGTAAGTAGAAAGACTAAGAAACAGGATAACACTAGCACCGAGTCTATGTGGAATTCTTTTGCGCGAAGATTACGTGCAGATTAATATTAACTAATAAAAATTAAAATTACTAGTATTTTATGGATAATAATATTCTAAATAACTTAGTTTTATACAAAGGTAAATGGTTCAGTGATTTGATTGATACCGCTAAGATTTCTGCGGCTTCTCAATAGAATCCATATCAGGTTGCTACCGTGTTGTCTTATGTATTCGGAACTAAGGATAATGGTTACAACACTTCTTTGGATATGCTTACTGGTGGTCTTGGTAATGTAATGACTATTGACCAACCGAGCTGGGAGTGGAATGTAATGATTGATGCCGATAGAGCAGTTACAATTAGAGATGCAAAATGGAATGGCGAAGCTATTACAGATAATTCAACTGCAGGTCTTGGCAATACACCGATTATGTTATGGCTTAACTTAGTTATAAACTAAAACAGGTCCTTTTGAAGGAAACTTCAATCGAATAATTCCGTTAATTGCTGGAAACTCCTAAAGATATTTAAACCATAGAGTAAAATATAAATATATAGAATTATGAATAATAATAAAAATGGACAATCAGCAGCCAAGCAAATTACTGATATGAAACCAATACCTGGTTTTGAAGATTATTTAATATCAAAACAAGGTGATGTATATTCAACTAAAACTAATAAGTTCTTTAATCCATCTAAAACTAAAGATGGTTATTTGAAAGTAGCTTTAAGAGGAAACGGAAAGTCTTATTACTTCAGAGTTCACAAATTAGTAGCTATGACGTATTTAGATAATCCGGATAATTTATCAGAAGTAAATCATAAAGATTTTAACAGAACGAATAACTGTTTAGAGAATCTTGAATGGGTTTCACACGATGATAATATGTTATACTCTAAAATTCAAAATAGATTTAAAGGAGATAAACCTCTTAGAAAAGCTTTTATATTTACAAATGTTTTTAATGGAGAATCGTTTACTATTATCGGTATGAAGAATGTTGCTAGACATTTTGGAGTATCTCAAGATAGTTTAAAAGCATTAAGAGCAAATGCAAATACTGGAAAATACATTAAATCTGGTATATTTAAGAACTTAAGAGTAGACATTCAGGATTTGAAGGTTCAACGACTAGAGAGTGATCTCGTAGCTTCAAGTGAAGCGAAATGCGGAACATCCATTAAGGATGAAGATATAGTCTAATCTTACATGAAAGTGTAAGCAGCTTAAAATAACAAACCGTTTTAAGCGAATGTAATTTAACGAATTACGTTGAATATAATGTGAAGATAACTGGTTTGGTCCTACTGCTGTATTGGAATTTGACGATAAGGAATTCCAAGTACGTGTAGCAGGTGCTCCGTATCAAGATGGTAACTTGTGGGTATATACTTGTTTTGTAGCTGATGGTCAGCCTACTTCTTATATTCCTGCAGAACTCTTGAAACCGGGTTGCCAAGTATCTCGTCTGGCTTCTGCTGTTGAAGAATACAGTGAAGAGGGTGATATCCTGAACTATAATACTCACTTCAAGATGCGTAATTATCTTACTACAATTCGTATCAACTATGATATTACTGGTTCAGCTTATTCTACAGTAATGGCTATTGCTTTGCAAGATCCTAAGACTGGTAAGAAGTCTTATTTGTGGGCTGATTATCAGGAATGGGTAGCTCTGCGTGAATGGTATAAGAGATGTGAACGTATGTTGGTTTACATGAAGTCTAACGTAAATAAAGATGGTTCTTGTAATCTGAAGGGTACTAACGGTCGTCCGGTATTTATTGGTGCTGGTCTGTTGGAACAGATTGCTCCGTCTAATAGACGTTACTATACTCATCTTACTGCAGAACTGTTGGAAGACTTCCTGTTTGACCTGTCTTACAATGTACTTGGTACTAACGAACGTAAGTTTGTTGCATTGACTGGTGAAATGGGTATTCGTGAATTCGATAGAATCCTGAAAGAAAAGGTAGTTAACATGAACCTGATTGATACTGTATTTGTAACTGGTTCTGGTGATAGTCTTACTTTCGGTGGTCAGTTCAAGACTTATAAGATGACTAATGGTATCGAGTTGACTCTGAAGTATTTCCCGCTGTACGACGATATTACTTACAATCGTAAGTTGCATCCGGTTACTCTGAAACCGCTGGAATCATATCGTATGACGTTCCTGGATCTGGGTAGACGTGATGGTGAAGCTAACATCGTTAAGGTAGTTCGTAAGGATCGTGAATTCGTAACTTGGACTACTGGTGGTGCAGTTCTTCCTTCTGGCTATGGTAAGTCTATTAATACTCTGAGATCTAATGGTAAGGACGGTTATACTGTATTCTTCCTTGGTGAAATGGGTATTATGCTTAGAGACCCCAGAGCCTGCGGAGAATTAATCATGGAGGCAGAATAATCGCCGCGATTGAGGAACCTTAATTAAAATATTCCGTTATAGTAGTATGTTAAATAATAAAAACATACTACTATGATTGGAAATATTTATAAAATTACAGATATAATAAACAACAAGGTTTATATAGGTCAAACTAAAAGAGATATAATGAGAAGATATTCAGATCATATATCTCATGCGTTTACATCAAAACGTCTTAATGATTTATCTTGCTCGCTCTATATAGCAATGAGAAAGTATGGAATTCAAAATTTCATACCAGAGTTAATAGAAACTATAGAAGGAAATCCTAAAGAAATAGATAAAAAGGAAAAAGAGTGGATTTCTTACTATGATTCTACTAATCCAGAAAAGGGCTATAATAAGGACAAAGGTGGACATGAAATATCAGAAGCATGTAGAAAAGCTGCCGAAAAGCATATGTTTAAGGCAGGAGATAAGCTAACTGGTAAAATGTTAGAAGTAGCTAGAGAAAACGGAATGAAATCAGCAAAATCAGTATACCAAATTGATAAATATACTGGAGAAATAATTGCTGAATTTCCTTCTATTATAGAAGCTAGTAGATCTACAGGATGTGATAGAAGAGCTATACAACGGCAATTAAAAGGAGAATATGGTAAGCTAACTCCTAGATCATTTTCAAACCTTAAATATATCTGGAAATATAAAGAACAACTAACTGAACAATCTAATTAATAATTATGGAAGTAATCGTTAGAATAATTAAAACTAATCCCTGGACTGGGATTACTAAATGGCCTACATGTTTTGATTATGTAAGCTCTTACTGGACTAGATCTGGTAATTTATATACTGGTTTATCTGCAGAAGATGCAGCTAGATTAGAAAAAGAAATTGGTTATCCTGAGGGATAGTTATCTCCAAATAGTACATTTTGGGATACTTTTGCTATTAAAATTGGCAAAAAGGATTTAATACTAGATACTAATAGACCTGAGGATGAATTAAAATATTTATTCCTTAAGAAGCATAAAAGAGTTGCTAATGGTCTTAATGATATTAAGCCTAGCACAGATTATGTTATGATTAATAAGGATAGTGAAGCAGAAGAACAGAATAAGTTCAATAAGGTTAAGCGTGAAGCATATAGAGAAATGGATAAGATGTCTACTGAAGAAATGCGTAAGTGTTTACGTCTCTATGGTATGAAATCAGATTCTATGTCTAATGAAGTTGCTGAAGCTAAATTGTCAGAATTTATTGAAGCTGATCCTTCTAAGTTCTTGATGAAATGGGTAAATAACCCTAATAAAGAAATTAACTTCGTAATTGAAGAAGCTATTGCTAAAAACATTATTAGAAAGAATCGTGCTCAATATTACTTTGGTACTGATTTAATTGGTAATGGTCTTGAAGATGTAATTGCTTATCTTAAGGATAAGAAGAATCAAGACATTAAATTAGCAATACTTAATGAAATTAAATCTAAGTAATGACTAATAAAGATTCTCATATAATTTTCAAGGTAGTTCTGGATAAGAATGCTGAAGGTATTGCTTATGGTGGATGCCCAGCATTTTTAGATGAAGAAGTAGACTTATTTCTTAATCAAGCACAACTAGAAATCTTAAGTAATAAGATTACTGGTAACAATGCATTAAGAGTAGGTTTGGAAGGTTCTGTATCTAACTTATCTGAAATAGAGAAGTTAATAGCTACAGATGTTAACCTTCATGCTGTACATACAGACTATAATGAGTATGCATTAGAAGACGTTCATGATGAAGATAATAGAATGACTATACTTAGTGTATTACTTAAGTATGGACAATTCTAGACTAACTGTGTACTTACTAGTCATGAGTTAGTAAAGCCTTTTAAGTAGACTTACAACAATATACCTTGGGTAGAGAATCCAGTAGCTACTTTAGAAAATGATAAATTATTAGTATACGTAGATCCTGTTTTAATGCAGGATCCTATGTATGCTCCAAGAGTAGAAGATAATACAGAGTTCTATAGAGTAGATCTTACTTATGTTAAGAAACCAACTAAGTTTGATTATACTAAACCTGAACAAGAATTAGACTTCCCTGAAGATGTTATGTATGAGATTATTAATAGAGCAGTAGTAATTGCTTTAGAGAATATAGAATCTCAAAGACAATCTTCTAAGTTTTAGTTAAACCAAGTATCTGAATAATTATGTGTGAGAGAGATTTTCAAATAAATATAGAGAGGTAGCTTAACAATATCATACCTAATTATAATGAAACTATCAAGTTTCCTTCAGATACTTTGTTTCATTTTATAAATAAAGCTAAAGACGAATATGTTAAATAGAACTTTAGAGTATTCTAGAGAAACCAAGAGATTACTGATAACATACGTACTTTAGTGAATACTAAGAGCTATACTACTTATAGCTTTAGTAAATTAGGTAATAAATGGGAAGCCAATTATCCTGAAGATTATATGTTTGCACTTGGTGAAAATGTATACATAAGTATAAAGGATAATAAATGCAATAACTTAATTACTCGTGAATCTGATGTAATAGAGGCTACAATAGAGACAGTAAGCTCTAGACTAAGTAATAGTCTATCAGATCACAGATTGCGTTATAATCAAGCAAAGCCTATTAGAGTATATACTGACAATAAAATTGTATTATATACTGATGGTAAATATGATATAAGTTCTTATGAACTTACCTACTTAAGAAAAGCAAAAGATCTGGGTAACGTAAGCGATCTTACTAAAGAATATACAGATCTTCCAGAAAATACACATTAGGATATAGTTGATCTAGCAGTTCAAATGATAGTACAAACTATACCTAATACAAGTTCTAAGAAATCTTAGGACGAATAATTAAGGCGCTTACCAACGTGGAAATCTGAAATAATGAAAGTAGAAAGTAAGCGAATAGACTAAGCGCTAATGTCTAATTTAAAAACAAACATTTAATATGATAACTTCAGTACACTCAGTTCTGATTGGAAAACAAGCTCCAGCTTCTTACACTACAGTAGATGCTTTGGCTGTTGGTGATGTTGCTTTGTTCGATGAGAATAAGGCTCTTATTAAGACTGCTGCTGATGCAGTAAATGCTAACTCTCTGTATGTAGGTGTAGCAGGTGAAAAGATGAACGTTACTATGCCTGATGGTACAGTAGCACAGAAAGCTAATATTGATTTCTCTACTGAAATTCAGAAAGCTTCTAAACCGTCTGCAGTAATTGGCGAATATGTAGCTCCTGTTGAAGAAAAGATTGTAATCACTTTAACTAACGCTACTATTATTGCTGGTAATCGTTACGTTTTGCGTATCGTTTATAAGGATATGTATGAAGCTGCTTGGCAGTTTACTCATACTTATGAAGTATATGCTGAAACTACTACTGCTAAAGACTTAGTAGACGCTTTCTTGAAGAAGATTAACGCACACAAGAACCGTAGAGTACAGGCTTCTGCTTCTGCTGCAGTTCTGACTTTGACTGCTATGCCGAAGGATGATAATGAAGGCGTTTATTCTTTAAATGAATACAGCGTTGTATCTATGGAAGCATCTCTGTATGAGACTATTCCTGGTGCATTGCTTGCTAATCAGCCTAAGGCAGTTGTAGGTGCTACGATTGTTAAGACTGCTGGTAATCCGGGCAAGGGTTATTGGAAGCAAGTACGTGATGCAGAAGTACGTAACATGGGTTATAAAGGTCACGTATTTACTGGTGCATATCCTATTGTTGAACAGGCTCGTAAAGTAGTAGAAGATGCAGAATATGATTATGCTATCATTGAAAACGATAACCTGTACTTGAGCAATGATAATCAGTACATCAAGACTACTCCGTTGACTACGGAAGTTTATTGTCCTAGTTTAGTTGATTCTATTGTAGATAAAGGTATTCAGTCATTTATTGCTGGTAAGACAATTGCCTAATCCACGTTAGAGAGATTGAATTTGGGATAAGATTCCTTTTACAAACTACAGAAGTGGAGTTGTGGAATATTCCACTCTCCACTTTTTTTATTGTTGATATATGGACAAATTAACAAATATACAAATAGATGGTGATAAACTGACCTTTAAGATAGAGACTGAAGTAGATCTTAGTAACTATAGTAAGGAAGTTTATATAGATGAAGTATGGAATTTAAAGAACATACTTGAAGACAGTCCTATACATAACATTAGCTTTTCTGAGAATATTACAGTAGATTCCGAAAATAATGTAACTGTAACTAATGACGATATTCTAGAATTAGATTGGAATATGAAATACGTTACTTTGAGATGTTTTACGGAATAGGAAGAAATACATTTTCATGGTATATACTACAATCCTTCAATCGTGTATATGGCAGAAATTAGGAAATTACATACTCACTGTTCAACTTGTTTAGATGATTAGACTATGCAGAATATAATGTTAGTAGTCTTTAAGAGATAGCTGCTTGAGTATGCTTTAGCATCCGATTACTATCGCGATGCTTTACAATTATATGTAGATATCTGTAGATTACTGGAGATATCTATTAAACCAAAATGTGCAGCTAGTACTTGCTGTAACAATGCTATTCTTACTCAGAAAGGTGATTGTTTCAATACAGAAAACGATAAATGTCTTCACTTAGAGAAAGAGCGTAACTCTGCTACTTTATTTAGTGGTATTTGTTACTCTTGTTCTAATAATACTTGCAGTACAGGAAATTGCAGTAACGGTTATTGTAAATTATAAAATAAAGAGATATGACACAAAAATGCGATGGTGTAAAGATATTAGACTTAGAAGAGAAGCTTGAAGCTACAGGTGGTGAATACATTGTTACTGCAGAGAAAGACAATAACTATAAATTACCACTTGAATCAGTAGCTGATATAGTTATAGGTAATTCTAAGTTTAAGGCTGCAATTAAGGATGTATACGAATCAAGTACTCCTACAGCATCTGTATCTTTAGATAAAGATAAGTTCTTATTCTCATTTGGTATACCAGCAGGTAGAACAGGAGATGCAGGTAAGGACGGTAAAGATGGTAAAGACGGTAAGGACGGTAAGGATGGTATTGATGGTGTACCAGGTATAGACGGAGATACTACTAGAGTAGTAATAGCATACAAATCTACTAAAACCATACAAAGACCCGATACTCCTGTAGGAGGTAGCTGGGATTACGATACTAATACTATTACTTATCCTGAAGGTTGGTCTGGTAGTGATAGTAATCCTAATGGTTATGTATGGATGTCTACTGCTACGTTCTCTAGTAAAGGTACAATTGTAGTTCCCTGGAGTACTCCTGTGAGACTTACTGGAGCAGATGGTCATGACGGAGCTGATGGTAGTAATATTGAATTCGTGTATAAGCTTACTGTAACTAGTTTAGTTACACCTACTAAACCTACAGGTAACAGCTAGACTGAAGCTATTAGACAAGGTTGGACTGATCATCCTACAGGCATCAGTGAATAGTATCAATGCGAATGGGTTTGTTCACATAACTTGCAAACTGATGGTACTTGGAGTGAGTGGAGTGATCCTACTATTTGGTCCAAATGGGGAGTAAATGGTAAAGATGGTGATGGCGTAGAGTATATATATCAGCGTACTAAATTACCTGCTTCTCCTGCAGAGATTACAGATAATAATCCAGATCAGGATGAATATATACCTCAATCAGCTCCTGGTGAACAACCTTGGACAGATGATCCTAAGGGAGTAACACAAGAATTCCAATACGAATGGGTTAGTCAAAGAAAGTATAAAGGTAACACACATAAATGGGGTAACTTTAGTTCTCCAGCATTATGGGCTAAATTCGGAGATAATGGTCAAGATGGTAATCATCTTAGAGTAATGTATACTAAGACATCTGGTAGTGATGTTAAACCTAGAGATCCAGATAGATTGAATATTAACCCTGGTAGTATCTGGGGTGTAGGTATGCCTACTGCAACTGGTAAAGAAGCTATATGGGGTATTCAAGCTCTTGTTACTTTTGACAACTAGTTAGTAATAGATGAAAATTTACCTGAGGATGAAAGAGGTTGGCAAGGTCCTTATTTAATTACAGGTGTACCTGGTCTTGATGGTAATAACTTCAATTATCAAGTAGAAGCATTTAAATAGAGCTAGACTCAACCTGAGAAACCTACTAGTAATGACCCATATAATCCTGGTGATGGTTGGGTACTTACTCCTGATATGTCAACTGGTATATGGTGGAAATGTATAGCATTAGTTCAAGGTGAAACTGGCACAGTAATAGAATGGGGTGCTGTAGTAAAAGTAACCGGGCAGGGGGTTATCATTAAAGGCACTTTAGATTCTACAGATGATCTTCCAACTAGTGGTAATGAAATAGGAGACGGTTGGGTTATTGATGGCTTCTTATGGGTATGGAATGGTAGTGAATGGGTAAATGTAGGTAAGGTTCAAGGCATGGATGGTAACTACTATGAATACAGATTTGCTAGAAACAATAGTTGGGAAATTGCTCCTTAGTTAAATGCTGCTGAACGTTATCCTACAGGTTGGAGTTCTACTGCACCAGCGTTAAGTAGCGGTAAAGTATTATGGGCTACATTTGCTCTTATCAATGGTGGAGATAATACGTTAATGGAACAATGGTGTGATCCATACTATATGACTGGTATGACTGGTGATAACGGTGGTTCAGGTGTTCCTGGAGTAGGTTACGAGGTAAGATACTGTAAAGGTACTGAAACTACTTATACCGGTGAGGCTTGGAATGATACTATGAAATGGAAGAGAAACCCTACAGGTTGGTCTATGGATGTTCCTGAACTTACTAATGGAGATGAGTATAATTACATATGGTTTATTCAATGTAGAGTTATTAACGATAATATGGAAACTGCATGGTCTAAACCTAATCCTATGGGTGGTATAATTACTCCAGACCCAGTAGGTTCACAACCTATAGCATATCCTGCTGGTATATATAGTACTAGTACTCCTTATATTAATGATGGGGAGAAAGCACCTTATGTATATGATACTAGCGATGGTAACTACTATTTCTTAAAATCAGTAATGACATGGATTGGTACTCAATAGAATAATGAATCTCCTGCTACAGATACATCTGGTGCATGGACTAAATTAGAAGGTTATGAAGCAATCTATACTGATTTACTTATTGCACCTAATTCACTAGTAGGTGGAGCTGTATTTAACAATAACTTGATGTTCTCACAAAGAGGTAAGAATGCTAGTGGTGGTGATAGTTCTGAATACCATTTGATTAATACTTCAGATCCTATGAATACCTCTAATTCATTTAGACCTAATTTCTTGTTAGACTTTGAGAATGGCGAAGCTTACTTTGGAGCTGGAGGCATACACTTAGCTGCTGATTCTGAGAATAGTTAGTTGTAGTTAACTACAACTGATACTAAGCTTACGCTAGATGGTAGCGGGTTGAGTATGATTAATAATTCAAGCAGTGGTGCATTATCTACTTCTGGTACCTATATAAAGAAAAATAACATATCATAGCTTACAAGTGATTATTAGTTTAAACTAGATTCAACTGGCATGCGTATGGGTTAGGCCCAGTCTCCATTTACTGAGTGGTTTGGTTTAAATTCTAATGGCAGTGGACAGTTAGCAAAAGGTAATATCACTTGGAATTCTTCTGGAGAAATTAATGAACTTAATGTAGGAGATAGTACTAACGGTAAAGTAATATTAGCAGGTGATAGTTTTAGTGGACTGAGAGTGCCTCAATCTACAGATCCAGACTTTTATCTAATAGATATATACGGAACTTAGGATTAGTCTCCTAACAAAGGAAACATATATGTTAGATGTAGTAATGGTTCATAGATATCTATATCTGGAGATGGTAGTATATATATACAAAAAGTATTAGGAAGTGATACCTATTCTGCTAGATTAAACCCAACAGAAGGTTTAATATTTGCAAAAAATAGTCTTACTACTAAAACATACGCAAATGTATAATTACTATGGATAAAGCAAAAGAATATATAAACAGTAAAACAAACTCTATACTTAAAACTAATATACTTAGGAACAATAGAGATGTTGTAGCAACCATAGTATACAATGAATTGACAGATTTATTGGAGTTTAGTAACACATCTAGTGTTACTACTCCTATAGATTCTGAAATACTAAAGAGATACTTACATTAGGTTAAACCACAATTATATAGCGGTATACCTATGAAACTCAAACCATATTGTATTAAGTGTGGTTGTGGTAATGGATACTTTAGAGGATTATACGATCCTTATGTATTAGCATTGTTGACAGAGGATGCAGATCCTTGGTTATGGGAAGATAACGGTGTAGTACTGTTAGAATAGTAGAAAGAAAATAATTTGATTGACAATGATAGCAAGAATTAAAGGTTTAAAGATTAGTCAAGCTTCAGAACGTACTGCTGTCACAGGATAGGAAATGATTCCATTCCAAGATGGTGAAAGAAATGGTAAGATCCGAATGATAGAGTTTAAAGATATGACTATGTATATCTTTGATCCTACTATCATTGATGGTAAAGTAAGTCAAGAAGATTATGACGCATTAAAGCAAGCTATAGAAGAAGGTAAGCTTATCTATACTATTAACTCTAAGAGAAATGGATTAGACTTAGCAACTGAAGTAGCCATAGTCGGTGGTACTATATACATTGAATCTCCTGACTTTATTAAAGAAGAAGGTACAGATAATATATCTCAAGTAGTATTTGATACGATTACTGTAGATGGTTCATTAAACTATAGTAACGAACAATATACTACTACAGTAATTAAGACTACTGGTGATGGTACTAAAGTACTTACAGATAATGGTCAGTATGTATATATAGGTAATTTAGCATTAACTAATATTAAGTTTAAAGATGGTACTAATACATCTACTTATGATTTAGTAACTAATGGTATTACCTTTAGACAGAATAGTACTCCTTGTGTATCATGGAATACTGTTAAGAGTGGTAACAATATCTATATGGATATACGTATAGCTAATGCTACTGCTTCTATGGATGGTCTAATGAGTAAAGAAGACTATGTAGAGCTTAATACTACTATACCTGGACAGATTGAAGATCTGAAGGAAGCCGACTCCAATCTAAACAATAGAATAGACGGTCTTGATGATAAGATTGATAAGGAGATTGCAGATAGAGAAGCTGAGATAGATAGAATTGAGAACAAGTTTGATGGAGTTACTGATGAGCTAGAAGCTGCTTTACAGAAAGAAATTGAAGATAGGAAAGCAGGCGATACTACTATTACTAATAGTTTAAATGCTTTTATTAGTACTAAAGGTCAGCCTGGTGGATTAGCTGAATTAGACTCAACTGGTAAGGTTCCTGCAGCTCAATTACCGTCTTATGTAGATGATGTATTAGAGTTCTCTACTAAAGCTCAATTCCCTCAAACTGGTGAAACAGGTAAGATATATGTAGCTAAGGATACTAACTTAACATATAGATGGACTGGTACTCAATACTTAGAGATTAGTTAGAGTTTAGCATTAGGTGAAACTCCTAGCACTGCATATCCTGGAGATAAAGGTAAAGCCAATAGAGATGCTTTAAACAGTATGCCTACTAAGCTTACTTCATATCTTACTCCTACTACTAGTACTGGTGAGTTAGTTAAGATTAACTATAAGTATACGGCTAAAGATGGTTTGAATTACGGTCCTCTGCAGGATGATAATATAGATATACCATCAGCTACAACTACTAATGCTGGTGCTATGTCTGCAGTAGATAAAGGTAGATTAGATGATTTATATAATGAATTTGGTAGTATAGAGAATCCAGGTGATAAGCTTGATTCACTACCTAATAACCTAGTTACTGGTATGGATGCAACATCTAGAAATGCAACTAGTGTAACTATTAACTATAAGCAATCTGATTTATCTGCAGCTAGTAATTCATATGCTAATCCTATTACTAAGTCATAGACTATACCTGCTGCTACACAATCTGCAGCTGGTGTAATGACTGCTACTGATAAATAGAACTTAGACGTCAATATACCTAATAGAATTACTAATCTAGATAATAGAGTAACTACTGAAGTAGATAGATTAGAAGAGCTTATCGAGAGCAGTTCATCCGAGATTACTAACGATTTGAATGTAGAGATTCAAGCTAGAAAGGATGGTGATAATTAGTTACAGACTAACATCAATAATCTGTAGTCTACTATGAATACAGAATTAGCTAAGAAGGTTGGTAAAGTAACCGTAGCTGGTTCTGGTAATGCTGTTACTACTGCATCTATTAGTGGCGATACTCTTACTCTAACTAAAGGAGCTACATATAATAACTATGTACATCCTGCTGGTTCTGCACCTAGTAAAGCATCTGGATTCTATAAGTTCTCTACTGACTCTACTAGCCATGTAGCTAGTGTTACTGCTGTAACTAAAGCCGATATAACTGCATTAGGTATACCTGCATAGAATACTAATACTACTTATACATTTGCTAATGGTTCTGCTGGTAATTTCACAGTAACTCCATCTGGAGGTAGTGCATAGACTGTAAGCGTTGGTAAGCCAGCTAATGCTGGCAATGCTGACACAGTTGGTGGTATTAGTCCATCTGCTTTTGTAAAGAAAGCTGGTGACACCATGACTGGCGAATTAGTTGTTAATGATGGTAGAAAATTATCACTTACTAGTGGAAATATATATCATATAGCTCCTTCTGATGGATGGAGTTTAGGAGAAATTCTACGTAATAGTCAAAATAACGATAATTTGGCTTAGTTCGGCTTCTATGGAAATAACGATACTTTAGATAGAGCCTTTATTGGTAAGACGTACGAAAGCTACTGGTAGAGATGGAACTCATCAGGTTCTGTTATAACTACACCATTAAGAATAGAACAAACTTCAACAACAATTCCTTTAACACTGATTGGCAAAAATGAGGCAAGTTATGTTTAGTTTAATAACGGAGAAGATAGCGCTGAAGTAGGATTTCATATATCTCTTGGCGCTTACCTACTCAATGATAAACTGACAACTCATCCGTGTATATCATTAGGTAGAGTAGATAGTTTAGATGAAGGAGCAACTTTCTATTATGGAGGTACTCATTATAAATTACTTCATGAAGGTAACTATGCTAATGAGTTAGATTAGCGTTATTTGCCAAAAATGGTATATAATTATGACAAAGGATGTTTGGTAAAATTAAGAAATGCGTCTAGTGTTGATGCAATGATTACTGTAAGAATATTCGGTAATTCCTATTATACTACACCTCCGATTGATACGGTAATATAGTTCTATAATTATAATTCAGGAAATTCAATAATATAGTATTCTGGAGTTAATAATGGGTCTGGGTTTGGTGATATAAAAGTATTTAACTATAATAGTCAGGTTTATTTATGGTTTAAACAAATACGACAATTCCAATCTTTTGTAGTACACGCTTATTATAGTAATAGCAGTGACTATAGAAACATGGTTGAAACTATTACTAATGAAGCTATGCCTACTTCTGGAGTGACTAGAACAGTAACTATAACTCCTAAATAGTCTATATACTCTTATGATAATATAACAGTAGGTAATGTTACGTCTTCCGGTAAGGTATCTGCAGTTAGTGGCTTCTTCAAAGAATCTGATGCTAGATTAAAATCAGATATTAAACCTTTAGACTATACTCTAGACTAGATATGTTCTATACCTACTGTATCATTTATAATGAATGATTAGAAGCAAATAGGTACTATAGCATAGAACTTAGAGGAATTAGGTTTTGAGGACATAGTAACTGAAAGTGATACTCTTAAGTCTGAAGTAAGTAATCCCGAACAGTTTGAATCATTCACTAAAGATGGTGAAGAGTATGTTAAGGTTAAGAAGGTAGAGTATGAGATGTTAGGTGTATTAGCTATTGAAGGAGTTAAGATGCTTAAGGATGAGATTGAAAAGCTTAAAGCTGAAATAGAAACTTTAAAGAATAAGCAACATGAGTAATGAAATAGCAACATATTCTATGATATTAAGTAAGCTTAGTCTAGGTAAGAGTGGGACAGAATGTCCTACTAAGACCTAGATTTTAGCTATTAATTCATTGATAGTCATTGAGAATGCTTCTACTTATGGAGCTAATGAATGTGTAAAGATAGATGATATACGTAAGAAAGCAGAGACTTGGAATTACTACTTAACAGTATCACCTACTAGTATGTCATTTGGAGCTGGTGGTGGTAGTAAGTCTTTCACTGTTAGTTCTTATAAGAGAAAAGTATTAGATGGAGTAGAATAGAGTGGTGATACCAGTGTATCATTAAAGTCTACTACTATATCTGGTACTGGATTCTCTTTAAGTGGAACTACAGTAAGTGCTTCTGCTAATGAAATTACTTCAAATAGAACAGGTACAGTTACTATAACTCAGAATGAGTCTAATAAGACAGTTACTATTAGTTTGCTACAAAATGGTGATGATATTAGTTCATATGGTGAATGGGTAATAACAGTATCAGCTAATCCTACTAGTGTATCTAGTAGTGGAGGTACTTCTACTATTACAGCTAGTGCTAAGAGAACTATATATTGGGAGAGTGGTGATGTTACTGAAGAAACAGGCAATCCTACACTGTCTACTAACTTAGGTAGTCTTAGCAGTACTTCTTCACCTAGTACTTTAACATTAGGAGAGAATACATCTACATCTAGTAGAACTGCTACTATTACTGCAACTCATGGTGGTAAGTCAGCTACTTGTACAGTTACACAAAGTGGTGCTACACCTTCTACTACTTATACCTTCTCTATTAATCCGTATAAGGTTAATGTAGGTTCTAGTGGTGGATCTGGTAGTGTAACTATTAGTTCTTATAAGACAGTTGGTAGCAGTACTTATGATGTAGATTATAGCATAGATAGTAGTACATTACCTTCATGGGCTTCATTCAATAAGAGTACTTCTACGTTTACTATACAATCAACTACTGATACTACTGGTAGAACAGCAAAAGTATATTTTGATTAGAATGAATCTGGTAAACGAGATTATGCTGAATTAACTCAAACAGGATATACTCCACCTGCAGATAATTATGTATTTACTTGGGAAGGTGGTAGTACATCAGACGTTAGCGCAAGCTTCCCGTGGGACTTCTCTACTAACGGAACTGCTGCTAATATATCGGTAGTATCTACTAAGAATGGTAGTAGTCAATCTTGGAGTGTAACTAGTAAACCTAGTTGGATAACTACTTCTACTACTAGTAGTAAAGTTACTATCAGTGCATCCGATAATAGTGGATCTGCAAGAAGTGGTACTATCGTATTAACGCAATCGGGTAGTAATAAGACTTTGAGAATTAATGTTAGTCAAGCTGCTTATTCTGCAACAGTAGAATGGAGATATAAATTCGGGTTTAGTAATGGGGCTAGGGACAATATATCAATTGCAATCAGAAATATGAAAGAGTATGATGGCGCTTCAGTTACTTTTGCTAGCTATAAATCTAAATATGTGGACGGAGTAGAAGACGTTAGTTCTAGACAATACGTAGATTTTAGTATAGGAGATTACGCTTCTTGGGCGACTGTAACTAAAGTATCTAGTTCCATTGCTAATGAGGGTAAATTTAAGTTTACACTGTCATCCAATTTTAATAATAGAAGTAATAGATAGACATCTGTGACTGTGACACAAAATGAAAGTAACAAATCTATTATCTGTGATATTATGCAAGTAGGTAGTGACGCATTTGTTGCAACGTACTATTCGCATGTTAGAGGAAGTGATACTTATCCTGATGAAATTAGCTTTGGACTTGTAACCACTCCAACAACAAAATAGTATGAGTGGGATAGTACGTTTGAAGTACATACTGTAGATTCGGACTATGATGCATATACCTATAATTACGGAGCTATTAGCGAGGTAAAAAAGGTAACTGCTAACGCATCAATGACTACAACTTGGTTTGGTTATGAATATATACAGAATGGTGGAAGTTACTAGTATGATTTATTGAAAGTTAATGCTCCTAAGTCTGATGGTATAAATCATAGTGAAAAATTATACATTTTACAACTTGTTACTTCAGCCCCATCAACTAGCTATAATTATAGAGAGATTACAAATACACCAATAGCAGCTGAGATATTAGTGACACAGAGAGGTAATACAATATCGTGAATCCGTATTTAGCACATATGACAGATAGAGAATTGTTGGAGCAGATATATCTTCTGCTCCTTCAAATCAACGTAAAGGTAAGTGAGATAGATAATGATACTAAACAATTTGGTATGAACGTAGCAGCCAATCTGGTTGGTGATGCTCTAATGATGAATAACAATGATGCCGAGAGAAGAAATAATTAAACAGCTTAAACCTTACTTTGATGTAAAAGAGTTAGTATGTAATCACATATATAGTAGGTTTGGAGAATAGTCATGGATGTTCTTAAGTACTCAGTTACTACATGTATTACTATGTCTACGTACAGATATACTACGTATGCCAATGCATATTAATATTGGTAACATGCATCAAAGAGGTATGCGTTGTAACCTGTGTCCTTTAGTAAAGAGTAAGAAGAATGTATATGTTAGCGGTCACACGACTGGTAACGCAATTGACTTTACTTGTGATGATAAGACTGCAGAAGAAATAAGAGAGATAATAAAGGCTAAACCTTTATTGTTACCATGTAAAGTACGTTTAGAGGATGGTGTATCATGGGTTCATATCGATGTATATGATGATGGTACAGAAGATAAAATAACAACATTTAAAGCATAACATATGTTACAGAGAGAGATAGTTAGATTTAGAGCATCAGATACGCAGCCTAATCCTCTAGAAGTAGATTATTGGATTGACGTTACTTCTAACTACTATGGTGGTTGTATTAGATATTATCGTAATGATACTAATACATGGGAGATGCTTGATCTGAATGATAAACAAGTAGATGCTATCATTGATTATATTAATAATGCTCTTGATTAGATAGAACAGTTTATTAATGATTCTATAACTGAAATCAGAAATGAATTAGCTGAATTTAAAGATGAACTGAAAGAGGAAGTTAATAAACTGTGGCAGTACGTTAATCAGAAAGTAGAAGAGTTAACTACTCAGATTAGTAATATTAGAAATGAGATTAATAATATTAAAGGTGATATTAATAATGTCAAGTAGGATATTACAGATATCAATAATAACATTGATGATATAAATCAAGATATTACTAATATCAATTCTAGTATTGAAGAGATACGTCAAGATATAACTGAAGTAATAGGTGGAGATTTAAGTTCTATCCAACAAAAGATTACTGAATTAACTCAGAATATTCAAGAGTTAGATAGTAAGATTGATCAGCAAATTAGTGATTTAAGAAGCTATATAAATAGTGAGATTACTAAGGCTAAGAATGAACTTAAGACTTATGTAGATGGTACTATAGAATCTTCAATAGGGGATTTCAAGAATGAAGTTAACCAAAGTATATCAGAACTTACTAATAAGATAAATAACTTAGATAGTAAGATAACTACGGTTAATAATAGAATTACTAATCTAGAATCTAGTATAGATGATATTGAACAGAGTATAACTAGTATCAATAATAAGATTACTAATATTGAGAATAATCTTGGTAATGTTGGTGAATTACTTGATGAAGAGTATATCACTTAGCTAATAAATAAACTTATTAGTGAGAATAAGATATCTGTATTAGATCCAGTACAACAGGCAATGAACAAAGGTACTGGCGTTGTTTTAGCGTTACCTAGTGCTAATAATGGTAAGATATCATTACCTATATGGACTGGTACTGAAGCTGAATATAATCAGCTTACTAAAGTAGCTGGTATGACTTATAATATTATTGATGAGGAGAGTGAGTAATGTTAGAGTTAGGTATAGCAGGGGGACGAGCAGTTCCCCTACAAAAGAGAACTGTAGGCAATACTAATATATCTGATGTATTTGATGGAGTAAATCATATATGGCCTACTAGGGATGATGTAGCTTACTTCTATGATTTCAATAGTATATAGTTGAGATTCATATGGACTGATTCTAACGGTAGAGATTTTGATACCGGTACTAACATCACTAACGCTCCTAGTATCCCTAGTGAAATAGTAGGATGGAGTTGGGGTTCGTCTGAAAATAGAACTCAACCGTTTTTATACTGGGGAGGCGATAACACTCAATCTGGAGCAGAGTGTGTAATGGTAGACATTAAATCCATACAAGATGTATATACTAATGATCCTAGTTTAACTATGCCAGAATAGTTAATTGTATAGCTTAGAGGAAACTGGTTTGGAAATAAAAATGACGGTATTGTGACTGTTGAATGTACTGCTTATAAAGGAGGAGTTATAGTAAAAGCATATCAAATGAAGGGTAGTGATATGGGAGTAACAGGTCAATCATTTGTATTCGCTGATAAAGATGGTTGGGTGTCTGAAGAAGGTATGCCTAATAAAATATGGGTTGGAGAAGCTGTTAAATACGTTGATAGATGGTATAAAATTAATCCTGTAGATGATAGCGTAGAAGGTATGCCCAATTTAACGATATAGAGAGACTTTACACATAAAGGTACTTTAAGTACTTCCGTTAATGGTTATGTTACATTTAATGGTAAATAGTATAAGACATGGAATGATTAGACTAATGTAGACGGAGATATAATAATAGGATCTGTTAGATGTCTGAATACTGATACTATGACTGAGGAAGGATAGATTAAAGTAATCGCTATGAATGAGAATGGCACTATATACAACGATAGTATAAGTACTGCATTCAGATATGGATATGTAGCGGGTAATAGTGAAAAGAGAGGTCAGCGGTTTATTAGGAGTTATGTAAGCAGTAGAGACGGTTAGGCAGCAGATGAGGAATTTGCTGTAGTTAATTACTTTGATAAGACTGAAGCTGGTCAAGTTGTAGCATTAAATCCAATAACATAATGAAAACAATATTGTATATTTCAATGATGAATATACGAGATAGAAAGAATACAATACTCCAGAACAGGAGATTATTTAATTATTAAATATTTGCAAATATGGTTAAACAAGAAAATCCTAATTTCATAGCATCTAAGTATGCTCCAAATCCTAAAGAGGTTTCTTACTGGATTGACTTAGCAACAGACAGTACTGGTAATGTTATTAAGTCATATAGTCCTGATCTTAAGAAGTGGATACCGTTAAACAGAGATGCTAATGTAGACCAATGGACTCATATTAAAGAGATTGTACAATCTGTTGGTTTGAACTATGATAAGAATAGTGATGTTATATCTTTACCTGATAATAGTAGTAATAACTACTTTAAAGGTACTAGTATAGTAGATGCTATTAATAAAGGTGATGCTGCTGTAAAAGCTCAAGTAGATAGACTAGATACTAAGATTGATGATGTGAATGAAGACTTATAGGACTTCAAAGCATTAAAGGGTCAACCTAACGGTCTTGCTGAACTTGATGGTAATGGTAAAGTACCTGCTAGTCAATTGCCTTCATATGTTGATGATGTAATGGATGCATATGCTACTTATACTGTATCTCCTACTGGAGTACTTTAGAATATACAGTTATATGCAGATGCTGAACACGAAACTCCTATAGTAGGTGAAAGAGATAAAATATATGTCAATGTAACTCCTGGTGAAGTAAGTTATCAGTTTAGATGGTCCGGTTCACAATGGGTACACATCGATTCTAATGCCATTATTATTGGTGATATTACTGGTACTGCTTATGATGGTGGTAAGGGTAAAGCTATGGAGAATGTAGTTAACTCTATGCCTGATAACTTGCTGAGTACATTCCAATTAGACTAGACTGATGTTAATAATATCACTATTAGTCTTACTGGAGTAGAAAAGAGCGGTGGTAAGTATATAGAGTCTACTTTATCTAATATTACTATTACTCCTGCTACTAATACTGTTGCTGGTTTAATGACCGGTGCTGAGAAAATAGCTATTAATGAAACTCTTCCTGATGCAATTAATGATGAAAAAGTTGCAAGAGAGAATGCAGTGAAAGAACTCAAAGCTAAGGATACAGAACTTCAAGGCAATATTGACAGTTTAGAGACAGCTTTAAATCAAGATATTACAGAGCTTAGAAGTACTATACTTAAAGTAAATGATAAAGTAGGTTTAACTGAAGCTAATGAAATGCCTGACTTATCAAGTACTAATTACTTAGCAGATAGTCCTAGTGCTATAAGTGCCGCTGTTACTCTTGATGAAGAGATTGGTAAGCTCAGTAGAAACGAGAATGAACTGTGGTATGGCGTTAAGTTCGACTTAGCTAATAGTTCTAGTCCTGATGGTGTACGTACTGGTAATATGGAGATGCATAGAACACTTCCTATCCAGAGTAAGATGAGAGGTTGTACTATTAATAATGATGACAATACTAAGAGGTATTTAAAAGCAGATGACTGGAATAAGTGGGAAGATGGCGTTACTATAACTGATGACAGTAAAGGTATGGCTCCTGAAATTATGGTAGAAATTCCAGAACATTATAGATTACTTATAGCTACCCCAGATAATACAGTTGAAATCCGTATGAGTGAATACAATCTTCCTGGTTATACTAAAGTAGAAAAGAAATATATTGGTGCATATGAGGGAAGTGTAAATCTAGATAGTTCAAGTCATAATAATTTATTAAGAACTCAAGTTCGTAATGCTGCTCCTCTAGTAAGCAAAACAAGAACGGAATTACAAACTATGGCTAGAAACAATAATAGAACTAATAACTGGAATATCTATACTTATGATGCTCACAGAGACCTTACTTGGTTATTCGTAGTAGAATATGCTACATTGAATAGCCAGAAAGCATTTAATGCTAATTTAACTGCAGAAGGTTATCATCAAGGTGGTTTGGGTGATGGAGCAACTTCAGGAACTGTAACTGTAAATGGAGCTACTACTTATTCATTTGTACCTTGCGGTACTACTAATTCATTAGGTAACGGTACTGGTATAATCGAATATACACATACTAATACTAATGCAGAGGGTACGTCTACTGGTACTAAGGTAGTTAATGTTCCTAGATACCGTGGTATTGAGAATCCATTTGGTCATGTGTGGAAGAATGTAATTGATGTAGTAGTTGCTGGTACTGATAATAGTGTATACATCTGCAAAGATTATACTAAGTTTGGTACATTTGAAGGAGGAACCAATCCTACTGCAGAGCAATTAATTGCAGCAGGTTATGAATTACAAGACTTTAAAGAAAGTACAATTACTAGTCAATATGCAAAAAAACTCGTTAATAATAACTAGGCAGATCTATTCCCAACTGTAGTAGGAAATGGAGCTAGTGCTACAACTTATTATTGTGATTATCACTAGACTAGTGCTACAGCTACACCTAGAACTCTTCTAATCGGCGGTCGCTCGGACTATGGGTCTCTTGCGGGTTTGTTCTCTTTGCTTTCTTACGCTGGGTTGGGCATTTCCTATGCGAGTGTCGGGACTCGAATTACCTTCTATGGTGAACCGGCATTGCCAGCTGCTCCAGCTACATTAGAGTTAAATGATGAGGATTATGAACAATTGGATTCTATAGAATCTGAAGAAAACTGGTTTTAATTAACTAATAAAAGGTTGCAGTCGTGAGTAAATCAGCAGTAACTCAGACAATGAGTCTGAAGATATTACGCTATAAAGAACTATTAGTTTATGCAAGAAGATTTTCAAAACAGAAACCTTAAATAAACCTTATCGTTATATAATTATAATCTCAAACGGAATTTCGAGCCCTCTCAGATTTTACTCCCCTT